CCATATATGGCAATGTCATTTGTTTTGCCCAAGATCCAGCATATCCTGCAATTGGATTCCAAGGAGCTAATGTTCTAAATAAACCACCTGAAGTTGTTCTATATCTAGGTACATAGTTTAACTGGGCTTTTCTTGTGGCTACTCCTGATTCTTTTTTTGCATCTTCTGAAACTTCTTTTGAATCTTCTGAAACTTCTGTTTCATCTGTCACAGATTGATCACCTAGACTATTATCTTCAACAGGTTGATTTTGCATTATTTTATTGTACAACTCAACATCTTTTGAAGTTATATCTCCTGAAGTGTATTTATAGCCTGGAGCATAATTACCTTCATTTTGATGTAGATTATAATAATATAAATCATTATAACCCATAAGTTTATTTCTTAAATCTATATCAGGAATGCCCTCAAAAAGTCCTGCATTAGGACTTTGTACATATTCATATTTTTTACCATCTTTTGTATAAGATTTTAAATCACCTGCCTCCATTAACTCTTCTAGTTCTTTTTGAGTAAGATTATCCCAGCCTTTATCAAGTAAAGATTTATAATAATCTTGATCACCTGCAGGTCCTTGGAGTACTACTGTACCTGTACCATCATCCGTATTCTCATATGTTTCATAATCATAATTAGAAGATTCTATTAAATCACCTTGTAATTTTTGATAATAATCCATTTTTTGCTGAGGTGATGCCCATGCTGGTAAACCATCTTCTTCACCACCATTTTGTGCCATTGGTAGATCTTGGTCATCATATGGCATCATAACATCATCACCTCCATAGATGAATTTATATAATGGATTTTCCTGACTTACAAAACCTCCCATTTCTGAGCTAGCACCGCCATATTGTCTTTTTATTATTTCTGGTCTTTCTGCAATTGGAAATTGTTCTACAGGTCTAATTGGTAAATTTGGAAGAAGTTCAAATTCTCCAGGTGAGAACATATCATATATAATTGCTTGATTAAAATAATTTTGTGTTGCCTGTTGTGCTTGATTATATTTATCTAAGCTTGCTGGAGAAAGTAATGATGCAGCTGCACCTTTATCAATAAATCCAGACTGATAAGCAGGATTAACTGAATATTCATAGCCAGTTTCCGGATCTTTAGTAAGGTATGCTTCACCAGCTTTATAAATTTCTAATTCTTTTGGAGTAATAATCCCTTTATCTAATAAAAATTTTTCATACTCTTCAGTACCTTCTTTAATATTAGCATCTTTATAAGCCTTATATGTGTCATTATCATAAATACCATAGAATTCATCATATTTACCAAAGTTTTCTTTATGCCTTAAAGCATTTATAAACCCTTCATATTTTTTTGCTGCATTAGCATATTCACTGCGTGTAAATGGTGCACTCCATTCATAATATGGTTGAGTATAAGATATTTCAGCTTGTGAAAGAGAAGTTGGTTCTACACTAGATTTAACAGCTTCATCTCCTCTTCTGATTTTTTTTCCTATAGTTTCAACAATATCATCATTAAGTCTTGCTTGTTTAAGTGGATCTAGCGCAAGAACATCTTGAGGTGTTAAATCTTTTTTTACTAAAGGTAACACAACAGCATCTGCTTGAGTAGCAACACTTGTTTCTTTTGGATTATTCTTTAGGATCTCAGAATCTTTAGCATTAACTGGCTCACTAGGATCTGCTTGAGAGTTTACTTCTTTAGCTACTTCTCTTACTACATCTCCAGTAGGTTTCATATTAGAAACCATTTGACCTGTATAGTCAATGATATATTGTTTAGGTCTTCCTCTCCAATCTGTGTCTTGAACATATACTGATGGAGCCATCATAGATCCAGTAGGTAATCCCATAGAACCAGCAGTAGAACCAAGCAAGCCCATCATGTCTTGTTGAGTATATGGTCTAGTGAATCCTGGCATTTGGTTTCTACCATAATATCCAGTACCAATATTTGCTCTTGATATATCAATACCTCTAGGCACCATTCTTTTCATTTGCCTATAAGCTTTTCTATATTCTCTTGGTGTTGGTATTCCTGGTACTCCTCCTCTCTGCATCATTTGTTCAGGAGCCTCTTGCTGAGAGGCATCCGGTGACATTGCAATCTGCATTAATTTTGGATTACCACTCTGCATCATTAGATCATACATTTCTTCAGATGCAGCCTTAGTAGCATCATCTCTTAATGTATTTACAAAACTTGTTTTTCTTTTCTCTACATCATTGGTTAGAGTATCCATTCTTTTACCCTTACCATGTGTTTTAGATTGAGCTTCCTCTTCACCACCTCTTTGCTTCTTTACAAGATCCATTACATTCTTTACAAAGTTTTTCTTTGTAGCTCCTCCCTTTTTCATTTCTTGAGAAGATGATTGTAAAGCATCAAAGCTCTGCCAGTCCATTGGACTGTAGTTTGGTAAATATTCTTCTATTCCTGGAAATACTAAACCTTCTTGAATACCCGGAGTTTTTGCTACAAGTTCCTCCATGCTAGGAGATTGCTGTGCCTCCTGATTTTGCATAGCATACTGATTCATTAGTGATTGAGTATAACCACCATCTTGAAAAGATTGATCTAAATAAGAATCATCTCCAGCATACTCTTCTTCTTCACCATAGTATCCTGAGTTTGATTGCATAAGCTCTTGCTGTTCTTGATCTTGTTGAGCTCTTTGTGCTTCCTCATCACTTGCCATTTGCTGTTCTTCTCCAGTAGCTTGTGGCTGTTGTTCACCTTGAGGTTGCTCTTCTTCTTCCATATAATCTGGATCAAGCTCACCTCTGTTAACCATTTGCTTTATGGTTTCTGTAAGAACATTATATGCAACTTGCTGTGATACACCAGACTGTATAAGATCAGAATATACAACTTCAGGTTTTATATTTCTCTTTAGTCTTTCATATGCATAACTAAAATATTGATTCAATTGTTCTTCCTCAGATATTTGAACTTCAGCTCCTATCTGCGCCTTTTGTAAAAACTTTGCAGTCTTGTTTATGAATTTACCTTTACCATCTGGGGCTTTATAAATTCTTACTTTTTTCTTATCCATACAACTGGTTATATATTAAATATAATAAATTTTAGAATAATGGGTAAACTTATAAAGTTTAGTATTCTTCTACTATGTAACCTTTTCTTTTATATTCCTCTATTTCTTTATCTGTAAGTTCTAAAACTATTGAACCTCCTCTTTTAAATCCTGGTACCTCTTCTTGATAACTTGGTGAAACAGTTTGCTCATTAGAATTTAATAGTGTTCCTGCAGCACCAGTACCAATTATATATGGCAATACACTTTTATAAATATTAGGATTTGTCATGTCAAAAAATCCTACATTACCTACTGCTGATTTAAGTTGTGTGTTTGTTGGAAAAACTATTTCTCTTGCATCATACAAAGGTCTAATGTTTTGAACATTAGGTAATTGATCAGATACTGCTACATCATATTCTCTTAAGCTTTCATAAGGAGATAGTTCTCCTTTCCAGTTTCTATCTCTGTAAAAATTAAATAAATCTCTGCCTTGATTTTCTTTTATTAAATCAGATGATTTAATTGGTCTATTACCTTGTCCATAAAGTTGATACACTGTAGGTTCTATATCACCAGAATGAAATTTGGCAGATGATGTGGCATAACTATTAGCTGTTGTTTTTGAAGGAGTTGTATATATACCAGCTCCAGAATATCCTGCATCTCCTAATTGAAATTTAGAAGGATCAAATGTGTCAAACTTTTTAGCAGAACCATGATACAAAAACATAGGACTACCTTCAGGGCCTATGAGTTTTGATTCACCAAAAGCTTTTTTAAACCAACTGCTTTGCTGTTGTACAAACTGTTCTGGAGTTCCTTGAAATGTAGAACCGTCTGGATTTTTCATCCATGTACCAGCTTTCTTGGTAGACTCTTCTATTGCATTATATTCATTAATAAGCTCTGGGTACTTAGGAGTGTCAGGGTTCCATTTAGCCCAATCTATTTCTGATTTAAATGTAGGAGTTTTATTATCTACTACAGCTGTACCATCTGATTTAATAGTTGATGTAGTATTATCTAATGCATCTGACTTAACCCAAGTATTACCTCCATCTAAACTGTATTCTATTTCTTTTGCGGGAACAGCTTTATTTGCACCTATATATCCTACATCTAATCCTTCAGTATTTTTAAATCTTATTAATACAGGGTTTCCACCAGATGACTGTGATGATATATCTGAGAAATTTTTTGCATAGTTTAAATCACCAGTTGCAGTTGTTTGTCCAGCACCTAATACATCAGGCATTGTACCGCCTGTATTAGTTGGTGCTCCTAGTGAGTTATCTAAACCATTTTTTAAAATATTATCTAAATTACTTGAGGAAGTACCATGATATAAATATTCTCCTACCGGAGCTTTAGCATTATACTTTAATGCAGTTGCTAATTTTTGAATATCTGAACCTGCTGTTTTTGTTGATCCAACAAATCCATGACCTAACATATTATAAGCTTGATATGGATCTCCTACAGTTTTGCTATATTCTTGAATAAACTTAACTGCTTCTTCTTCAGAAATTGGATATTTAGTCATTAGATCATTTAAATAATCTTCTGAATTAGTAAAGGTTGTTGTATTATTTGTTGTTATTACTGGTTTTTCTGAAACTGTTTTGCTTACAGAATTTAATACACCAGGACTACCATTTGTTGGTGTAGCATTAGATTGTACTTTTATATTACTAACTCCAGCATTAGAATTAACAGATCCCGGTAATTCATCTACTTTATTTAATGCTCTTACATCTGAAGCTGCTTCAGCTACATTTTCTGTTTGTGCAATTAATTTACCCGCATCATCAGTTGATGATAAAAGTTTTTTTGCAACATTGGCTCCTGATTTAACCATACTAGGCAAAGATGCTACTAATGCAGGAGCTTGTACAACTCCACTTACTATATTTGCAACTGCTTCATCTTCATCTCTAATATTAGGATTTCTATAACCACTAATAGTATTTAAACTAACATCAGTATTTGGATCTAATGCCTCTATAGTTGAATTTAAAATTACTCTAGGTATATATTCTGCTGGAGCAAAAACATCTAATGGAGTAATTTCTTCAAATTCTTTTTCAGATAGATAATCTGGTAGTACATTACCTATCTCAGTTGGATTATAATAATCTGTACCTGTAACATACTCATAAGCATTTTGAGCAGCATTAATAGGATTAATCCAGTTTAATGTTTCTGTTAAACCACCAACAAATCTTGCAAAAAGATTTGGCTTTAGTTTATATCCATATTCTGAATTAGCTATTGTTCTCAATATCTTTTTTCCTTCATATGAAGATGTATCACTTACTTTATCAACCCATTGACCTCTTTTATCTGGATCTACACCTAAATAATCTCTTAAATATCTTTCAGTAGCATAAGTATTTTTATTACGGTTGTATTCTGCAGTCCATTTATCTTTAATTTTTTGTGAAAGACTTTCTAAATCTCTATACCCAAATGCCCTATCAAGTCCTGGATAAGCACTATTTTTAAAATATCTTTCTGCTCTATTACTCATATATGAATCATATCCATTCATATCTTCATATTCTTTCAGATACAGCTCCATTTGCGTAGGCTGTCTTTTTATTTGTACTTCTTTTAAATCTTTTGGATTATACTGACTCATTCCAGGAGATAAAGCTATCTTTTTCTCTTCTTCAGTTAATTCTTTGACATGTGGTGTTAAATAATAATTTGGATCATAACCAATTTCTCTAAGTTCATTATTAACTACTTCTTTCCAATTACCTTTGCTGTCTTTAGCAAATGTTCTACCTGGAGCAGAAGGATGTTTATAGTACTTATAGTTATCCCTATTTAGCTTTTTCTTTTTCTTACCTCCCTTCTGAAATCTAGTTAATGAAGGTACAGAGATATCTTCTACTATGTATCCACCTTTTGCATACTGATCAATTTCTTCTGGAGTAAGTTCTAGTTCTACATAATTATCTGGACCTTGTGGAAAGATAGATGGATTACCAGCTTCTATATATTGCTCATACTGTCTTGCCTCACCCTCTAGTGTAGTAGGATCTCCATATTGAAGAGACTCAGCTCCAACAAAAGCAGGGCTGCCTTCAATTAACCTTTCTCTTGGTATAAATTGAAGCTCTGGATTTTCTGCAATCATCTGATCTACTACTCTATTCACATCAGCATCTCTTCTATCATAATAAGATTGTATAGCTTGATCAGATGCAACATACTGATTTGGTCTTTCACCAACTATACCAGAGGTACTTAATCCCCCGGCTTGATTCTGGAGCTCATGAAATAACTCATGCTCCATCCACCAGTCATTGTTTACATTTTCTATTGGACTCTCTGGGTCATAAGAAATAGTATTTGTTAATGCATTATGTCCTGTTCTTCTAGGATCAGCTACTACATTAGGATATATAAAGTTTCTTAATGCAGTTAGATATGTAGGTGGTAGGTTGTTATATTCTGGTTCTCCTCCTTCTTGTTTTTTAAATACTCCTGAGAATTTACCAAATGGATATTTCTTAGCAGCAAATCTACCAGAGTTTAGTAATATAGGTCCTAGCTTGCTACCACCATTTTGTTTATTTGGTATATATTTAAATCTTTGTAAATCAATATCAAATACTGGTGTGTCAACTTGAGCTCTTGGACTTAGATAATGTCCAGCTATTTCCATCCATGTAGTATCCCCTTCTTTTATACCACCTGGTTTACCAGCTTTAAGAAATACTCCTGTGTTAGGATTAACACTGAAACCATGATACATACCATCATATTCATCTGGTGTCCAGTCTGGATTCATTTGCAATGCCTCTTCAAAATTCTTAGGCTTACCTAATGCATCCCACATACCATAGTGATCATAATCATCAGGATTACCATAAAAATAATCTGGTCCAGGTTGTCTATTTTCTGGAGCAGTTGCTGAGTAATCTAAGAACTCTTGATAGTCATCTGGAAGTTCTCCACCATCTTGATAGTATTTAGCCTTTGGATCATATACTTTATTCTTCCTAGACTTAGGTTGTTCAAATAATGGATTCTTTGTAAACAACCTATTTGTTGCTTCTATACTTCTTGACCAAGCTTTAGCATTTTTCTTTTTTGGTAGTTTAGGAACTGAACCACCTTTTTTAAAATCATCTGGTTGCTCAAGCTCCGGCTGCATTCTGTAATCAGTAGTTATCTCTTCTCCTTTATCAAGATCTCTATTAGCATATACAAACCTTTTATTTCCAAGCTTTACACTATATGCAGTTGGCTCTTCAGAGTGATTATGCATTTTTCCAATGTTACCAACCGGTTGACCATCTTTGTGTGCTAGACCTATTAACTCACCTTTTGCAAAAGGCTTAGTAGTAAATAAACCTTTACCAGCACCTGGAATTTTAGATTTAGAAACTTTAACACTCATTATCTAGGGGAATATTGATTTTTACTATTTACTATTTTAAGGATCATGTTTACATCTGTAGATACATTTCTTCTTAAGTTTAAGTAGTTTAAGTAATGCCTAAACTTTTTTCTCTGCAACAATTCCTTATTATAGTTCATGTTGTTTGGATTAAGAATTCTATTATAACCATCAGGACCTGTTACCCATGTATTTTGAGAATCATAGTTACCTTGAAGAATAGTACTACCTGGTATTACAGGTCCAGTAGGAGGATAGTCTGACCCAATAGGAAACTCAGCTCTATCTCTAGTTATATCCCAGAACTGGTTAAACCTATATTTGTTTTCCTCTTTAGAAAATAATATATCATATGAGGACAAGTTAGCATTTAACTTAGGATACTGTAAGCTTAATGTTATATTGTTCTTTGGGAATAGGTTTAAGTTTAAGTACCCGGATACTTGCTCTGCGTTATATACAATAGCTTGATCAAAATTATAATCTGCTACATTGTGTTGATCTATACAGCTTGTACTGCTTCTTCTATAACACTCAAGTATGTATTCTATAGATCTTGTAGTCATTACAGTCTGTCCAGTAATAATTGGTATCTCTACCTCAAATGGATATCTTTGACCATAGAACTGGCAGAAGTCATTACATAAAAAGTTATGCTTCCACATACCATTTCTTTTTGTACTTAAGAAAGTATCTTTAGTTGGTATTAGTAAATCTGGATGCCAGTCATGGAATGATATAAAGAACTGATTCTTAGGATCATAACTTACTGTCCAAGATGCATTATCAAATATATCTGGATCACCTAATTTATATCTTGAGCCTGGATTTGAACTTAATGTAAAGTAATCTCCTTGTCCTTTTGGTGTAATAGGTACATAAGTTACTTTACCTTTATACTGAGCTTTAAGCTTATAATCTTTTTTACAGAAATAAAGTAAACTGCTGGTATTATCATATACTGACTGACAACCAATACCTACTACTGGATTATCTTGCCATGGATATTCTGGAAAATCTTCTGTTAACTTATATGGTAAATACAAAGTAAACCACCATTTTAATCCAGCTTGAGAAATTTCAGTAAGTCCTTGACCATAGTTAAATATCTTACCTTGGTTTTGTGACATGTAGAATATTCCCACAGGAGTTGAAATAACAGACAATCTGTTTTGAGATGATCCATACTCATAGGACTTATCAGCATTGGATATAGATTGTTGAGGCTGGCTAAATAAACCACCATCTCCAATTGTAATTTTTGTACCAAGATCTGTTTCAAGTGTATCTACACCTTGATACATTAATGGACTATCATTCTTAAAAGTAATTATAATACCACTTTTGTTTATAGATTTAACTCCACTAATCTGAGACTTAAACTCTTTATAGTTGTTAACTAAGTATACAAACCAGCTATCTTTTATAGATTCAATTTGCTGAGGTAGTGAGTATATTACTCTATCCGGATAATAAGTATAGCATAGTTCTGCTACATTTGGATCATAGTATCTAGACTGTAAGTTACCAGCAGAAAAGTATTGGTTATATAATTTAGAAACACTTAAAGAATAGTCATATGCATAGATACTATTTCTACCCATCACATCAGGATTCATGCTGAACATAACCTGATAGTTAGTAAATCTATATGGATCATAGTGCTTCTCCCCATCTAGTAACCCTTGTTGTCTAAAGTCTATTAGTACATCTGACTCAACAAAGAAATCTCTTATAGATGAATTAGCTAAATAGAAGTAGGCTTGCTTTACACTAAAAGTACCTCTATAACCATCAAAGATTAAGTTAAATGGGAATGGCCCAAGGGGACCCATATTTTGATCAATCCCATAATTATAATATCTTGTTGGATCAATATAGAAATCAAGATTATAAAACTCTCCTGGATATGCTCCACTACCTGTTGATGGTGCAACAACACTTGCTATATCTATTAAACCTGAAAGATTTGCTGGTTCATACAACTGGCTGTTAACAACAAACCTTGTTGATGAAATCATGTTCCTTAGATAGTAATTATACTCAAAGCCATCTGGCTGATCATATAACCAGTCATAGAAGAACATCATGTTATTCTTTTCAGTATATCTATTTATGTAAGTATCTCCATTAAAGAATACTGGTGTTGATATAACTTTTCTTTGTGTGTATGCTAATCCGCCACAATTAAATGGACCAATATTGCTGAGCAAATAAGTATTTAGTTTTTGCTCACATGGAGTAATTACTATTTGCCTTACTGATTCAAGCTGACCATATTGGTTTACAACTCTTCCTTTGAGGGCCCCATAATGACTTCCAATTGGTAAACCAAAAGATGTATCTGGATTTTGAAAATTAGGAAAACCACCGGGAGCTAGTATTGAAGCAGAAGAGTTAGCTCCATAGTAACTTTGATTTAGTGACCCTAATGTTACAAGAGATTTATCAAGTCCAGATAATTGATTACCTGTTGGAAAACCTGAAGCATTAGTTGGAACACCAATGAAGCTAGGACCATCTGTTACATCTGCTCCATTTACTGTTCTTACTACAACGGCATCTGATCTCTTTAAGTTGTTTATCATATAAGAAGTCCAGACACCGGAGCTTGTTTGATACCTATTAACTTCTTGAATATTATCTCTTATATAAAAACTATCTTGGATTTTAAATCTAAATATTTCTGAAACCGGATTACTATTCATATTATCATAGAAACCATATGACATACTCTGTAATGCATATTGCTTATATGTAACTACTGCATATAATATTCTTAAAGCTATCTCTGCACCTTCTGAAAAATAAAATGCTAACTGATTTATAGCTCCTAATGTTTTAACGGCTCCGGGTAAATATGCAAAGTCTGGTAATTCTATTGCGCCAGTTCTAATTACTGGAGCATTTACTTGAGCAATAGCACTTGCATTTAATGCTGTAATAAGTGTATTTTCTGCAGTAACTGCTGCTGTTGGTACAAAAGGTATAAATTCTGCTGCTACATCTAATAATGCTGTACCAGATGAATAATAGTTATTTACAAATGTATTATAAAGTGCTAATGGTCCAGTTACTGGAAGTCCTAATGCTGTTGCTGCAGTTGTATAAGTAGCTGCTGCAACACCTGCTGCATCTGAAACACCACTAGCTCCTAATATATCAGGTTGGTTTACTGTTTTCTTACCAAGCATTGAAATAATACCTTGGGCAACCCCAGTGATAATCATAGGAAGTATTGCAAGATTTGATAGAAGCTTAAACTTTGGATGCTTGTCTGGAAACAAAAACTGTTGTTCAGCATATCCTTTTAAGTGACCATATATTTTAAACTCACTTGTAGATAAGAAAGGAGTTCTAAACATTGTATCTGGTGAGTGAAATGTAAATACATCTTTTGGAACTATTTGATTTACATAATCACCATTAGTCTTTTCATTTTTTATATATGGATCATTATAACTAAAGTTATGAAGACCTGGGTTTGTGCTTTGGTTATTAAGTGGATAGATAGTATTAAATGGATAGTTTGGATATAAACCAATTCTTCCTTTTTTGCTACCACCTCTTATTTCATAACTTCTTAAGTTATTGACCATTCCTTTGGCAATAATAGTTTTATTACCTTCTCTAGAACCTCTTAATATTTCAAAGCCTACAATCCCCGGAATATCTTCACCATCATTATCCTTTGGTAATATTATATTCTCAAAATATACTCCAAGTATTCTAATAAAGTTTTGAGGCCCTGTAGTACTTGAGTTTACATTTCTTCTAAAGTGAATAACATTAGTTGTACTATTATTATTTATATAGTTTTCTGGAAACTTATGGTGTCTAATTTTTTGACCACACAAATCATAATTTGTATTAGGTATAGGAAGACTAGTTACTGGATCTACTGGAACATTAGTCCAGCAGTAATTTGATGAGTTCCATATATCAGGTCTATTATCTGGATAAGATTCTGATGATTCCCAATAGCCCATTTCTCCAGTTGCTATGACTGTTCCACCATCATCTGTGTTAGAACCAATCAGTGGACTTGATAATGTATTTGCAGTATTATATACTTGAAATACTGATTCTCCTGGAGTTAGTGTATTTGGATTTACTAAAGATTGTGTTTCACTTACTAAAGCTCCGGTTAAAGGAATAGTAAAATCTCTTGGTGCTCTACCTGGGATATGATATGATGAAGACTTGTCTCCAGTATCATACACCCATCTTATAAAAAAGCAATAAACTTCATCTCTAAGATAGTTTGTTTTATTACCACCTTTTATGTAATAATCAGCTGGATACTCAACAGATGCCCATCTTGATCTAATCAAATTAGCAAGAGGTTGATAATTAAAATCAAATTTAGATGTAGGACCAACTCTAAGTAAATATTCATTAACTTCTGTTATTTGATCTGACTTCTCATAAACAGGAGTTTGAATTGGTAATTGTTCTATTGGTACAGTAATGTTTGTCGGATCTATTTGATCTATAGAAATTGAAGTAGTCTTAGTAGAGTAAACACCCATTCTTTTTGCAACTGTACCTTGATTTATATTTTGTACAATTACTAACTCAAACTCATCAAAGTTTTCAGAGTCCGCAGAAACTTCTAAGTTTAAAGATCCTTCTAGATCATTAACAGTATATATAAATTGATTATTACTTTGTGAGAAATAATCAGTTACTTTTTGACCTTTTATAGTATATGTAATAACTGCAAAATAAGTTCCATTTGCTAGTGTTCCACCTTGATTACCAAGTCTTAAATTAAGACAAGGTGTTTCCATTAATCTTGCTAATCTTGTTTGGTCACAGTCAAGTGAATTAAGATCTGTACATATGTTACAATTATCTACAAGTTCACAATCCTGATTCCATGCAACTCCTGGCCAAAGCATTTGCTGTGTACCATTTGAATAATAGTTCATAGAAGAAGCACCACCACCTAACCATGAAAAATCACTAGGTGGCCAAGTTTTAGGATCTCCTATATTTAAATATCTATCTGGATTTTTTCCATCAGCCCAATATACTTGCCAGGTGCAATCTTCTTTTTCTCTAGAAGCCCCGGATATAAGATATCTTTTATCAAATCTTAAACAGATGTCTTGTACTATTGGTCTATATATACATCTATCTTCTTCAAGAAGTCCAATCTCTGACATAACAGGTTGTCCTAATGCATTGTGACCTGCAGTAAATATTGCCCATTTATCAGAGTATAAGTATATTGCTCCTATTATATATTTTTCTGCAATATTTAGTGGCATAGTCTCACCTGCCGTTGCACATAAATAATTTGAAACTTCATTAGATAATGAACCTACATCACCTTCTACACTATTATTAACAGCATTTACAGCATGTGTCCACATACCTTCAGACACATATGAAGGATCTGAATCTTTATTTAAACCCTTAACAAATGTATTAGTAATTAATTTACTGGTATCTTGTAAATTATTTTCTGCCATAATTATATAACTCTAGTATTATACATTCTCCTAGCATAATTACCATATGTATATGACTTAAACATATCATAGTATTTTGCATACATGGCTCTTCTATTAGTCCACCACATTTTCTCCATCTCTTTAAAGTTAGGAGTGTTAACTAATGATAATGCTAAGTTTCTAGCTGGTCTTATTCTCTGCTCAATTATTTGCATTCTTTGAGCAACATCTTCTCCATTAATAAATAAGTTCTCAAGTATTCTTTGTTTAAAAGCATACTCATAGTACTCATTTAATAAATCATGATCTGGAACAAGTAAGTTGCCATCTGCATCTTCCATTGCTCCTTGATAATTGATATATACATTTCCGGTTTCAAAGGTTGTATATAAATAACCATCCTTAAGCCAACCTTCATTTGCACTATTATAATAAAGATTTGGACACTCACAATCTATCTCTTGACTGTTCTTCATTCTTAATGGAGCAAGAGTTCTATATGTTCTTGTAAGACCTGGATTAATTACTTGAACTAATTCATACTGCTCTCCTTTACAGTTCATAAAAACTCTTGGTGGAACACATGTATTTCCATATGGATTATTAGGATCATATACAGTAGGTATTGGATCTACTACAGGATGATTAAGATCACAAGCTGCAGTTTGATTACATGGATTAGAATTACATGTTCTACAGTTTACAGTAGCGGGAGCACATGGATTTACAGTACTTGGTACTTCTTGATATGGAACCTCTTGAATATTAGTTCCACCTTGCATACCACCATATCCAATTCTTTCTTCTCTGTCTAAACAAACTAAACCATAGTTCCATACATAGAAATCATCTGGTAATTTTACTTTACCATGACATACTTCTAGAACTACTTCTTTTGTTTGATTAATTCTTAAGCCTAATTCATAATTAAGTTTCTTAGCAAGTTTAATTAACTGCTGTGGCTCAATCATATTTTCAAGAGCAAAAGTATTAAGATCAATAGTAACATCCTCCAGCAACTGGTTAAATGTTCTATACTTGAGTGTGTAGTTAAAATCCATTATCTAAATACATTTTGGCTATCATCAGCCCCATCAGTTGGAACAGATGCTATCATGGTTAATTCTTTTATTACATACTGTTCTATCTCTGAAAATAGATATTCTGGAAATGGAAGTGGCTGGTCTTGCCTAATCTCACATGCATCAGCCTTATCACATAAATACTCAGCTCTATCTCCTTCAAAAATTGCTTCAACTCTTATTGCATCCCAATCAATATTTGGTGCATATAAGTATCCATTTAAATACCAAAAGTATTTATTCATATTATATTTAAAAGTAGTTGTTCTTGTCATTGATGTCCAAGTTCCTGGATCTGTTCTAAACATTTCTATTGAACTATCAATAGATGACACAGTTCTGATAATTGGTCCCATTGCACCATCGAGTATTGTTGGCAGCTTTTCTTTTGATCTTTTAAAATAACATCCAGAGTAAATACCTGTACAACCTGCTTCTACTTTATCTACATCAATTAATTCTACATAAGGAAGCACAGAAAATATTGAGCTAATTTTCATTAGTCTAAACTGATTGTCTTCTCTCTTCAAAAGAGTTTGCCCATATTTTATTAAAGAGAAATAAATAACTCTATCAGTTAAAAAAGGATCCTCTTTAACTGCTTTGAGTGTATTCCTCACTCTTGATATTGCTTCCCCTATTGTTGTCATATATCAAACTCATTATATGTTTTTAAAGCTCTTTCAGTATTTTTTTCTCTCAAGTCTTTTACAAAGACTTTTTGATAGGTGAGCTTTATTTGCTTATTATTATATGCTGTTAAATACATGTTCCAGTTTTCTGGATATGATCTTGCCACAGCTCTTTTAAATTCTCTACATGCAGTAAATCCCCAGAACTCCCTGTTTCTCATTTTATGCTTTGGTGCATAGTTACTAAAAAATATCTTAGCCAGCTTACCATCTGTTTCCCAATTTTTATTTGTAACTGTCACACCATACTTTTTTGATTTTGCAAAGTCTACATTCTGTTTTTTACTTTGCTCACATGTACCTATAAAAAGCCATCCAATTAGTTCAGGAAGTTGTACTCCATCTCTAGTATCTATAACTGTTTGATAAATTATTTTATTAAAGTCTTTCATGACTTGTCTTAAATATTTATCCTCTAAGTCTTTATACTTTGGATACTTTTTTTTAAATTTTTCAAAGAACTCTTTGTTTAAGACACTATACTTTCTTGGTCTAAATCTAGGAGCTTTTACATCTGGTTTTTTAAATTCCTTCATACCATATATTTAATATACTAAAAATAAATGAGAGTAACAAATGTATGAATAAAACAAAACCCCCACAAGTGTAGGGGCTTTGCTTTTGTTAGCCACAGAAACCAACAAACTGCGACACTCTTTAACCAATAACAGTTACATTAGCTGCACCTCCCGGTACTAGATTTACTGATATTGTATTTGGGTCAATAATAGTATATGTATAGTCAGTGCCATGCACATATGCTGTATATGGCAAACCTGAACTTGTTACAATTGATAGAGTTACAAAAATTGTATTTAAATTGTGAACTACATTAGTTGGTGTTGCGGGAACAAACATAGCTGAATTAGTATATTTTTTTACTCCATTATTAGTAACTGTAAATGTAGTTGCTGTACCTACTGTATTTTCAGTAACAGTAATTCCTTGTCCAGCTACAACATCATATGTAGGCAAAGCAGTTATCTCTTGACAGAAATAACCAATTATATCTTCTAATGCAATATTAAGAGCACTGTTTGTAAGTACAACATTATCTAAACCACATTGTAAATTTGGACCTGTATATACTACACATTGTGCGTCAAATACTTCTGAACATGGTTCTGGATCCGGACATCCTTCTGGAGTTGGACATGGTGGAGGACTTATTAAAAAGCTATCTTCACACCCACATTTTTTACATTTTGTTGTTGCCATGATTTAATTAATTAAGAACAAGGTGTTGGAGTTGGTATTGTTGTTACACAAGGGCTAATAAATGCTGTTAAACCATCTATTCTTAAATGGAAACCACCAACATCATTTTCATCATTAGCATTACATGAAAATGGATATTCTTCAGTAGTACTGTAGTAAACTTGTCTAGTTTGCATACCTGTAGCTCCTCCACCATCATGTAAAACATTTGTTGCTGCAGCTGGTAAACCATTGTCATATTTAGGAACAGCGTAACCAGAAAGAACATGAGATATAACATTATTTATTGGACATGTATCCCATGCTACTGAACCGCCTCCTCCAACAATACCTTCTTCTGCATTCTTTATTAAACCAAAAGTTAAAACACCATTTTCTGTAATTACTGGGCTAAAGAAAGTTGTAAGTATAGTTGTATTTGAACCTGTATCAACAACTCTATAAGCAAGTTTCCATCCATCATTTTGATACCTACCATCTAGTACATACCCCCCAGGTATAACACTTGTAGGAATTACACTTTGTGCAGTAATACCATTTGAATTAAATTCTATAAATCCTGATGAATCTAATCTTACTCCGCCATTACCTTGATAAGGTGTAATAACATTATTTGGTGCAGTGCCTCCTAAATATGTATCTTGGCCACCACCATAAAGATATGTTCTAACTAGTCCTGGAGAACCAGATACTTGTAAAGGTATTGTTACTTGACCTCTAAAATGTACTACATTACCAATTCTTCTACATTGTGGTCTTGGTATTGTCATTGTAGGATCAGTAGAATAAAAATCAAATCCTAATAAATCTACCCAACCAGTATCTTGAACATCAGCTTGTAATGTACCAGAAGTATATGTTAAATTGACAGTTGTTGTATCTACAACATTTATAGTAGGTGCTCCGGATAAATAGTTATAAATATCACAAACAGACAACCATAAATTAGTTATAGCATCTGCAACAGTTGTTGGTGTATTTACCCAATTAGGAAAATATGCAGTTCCCATTGTTTCACCTGGATTAGCCAAAGAATCATCAGTTGAATCAATACATTGACTTGCTACTGCAGAGATTAAATCTGCTGGTAAACCAGTTGCTCCAATAAGCTGACAATATCCAATTGTTGGATCATTAAGTAATGTGTCTAGTACTGCATCAATTTGTGCACTAACTGCTCCACCCATATAAGGTGCTAAACAACCAGTATCAATTGATGGAAGTGTAAAAACTGGAGGAGGAGTATTTTCTAATATCTCTACTCTTACCTGTAAGTTTTGTATTTGATTATTTATTACTTGAATCTGATCTATAATGCTACAAACTCTTTCTGCAATCATTTGAACATAATCTACTAATTGCATAGTAGTTTGAGTACCTGTTATAAAACAAGGAGCAATTGTAACTAAACAATCTGGACATCCAGCTACTTTAGTATCTGTTGGAGTAATTCCTTGTGCTATACAGATTTGATCAATTAAAAATTGAATAAGTTGTTGAAAATCTTGAGGTGGACAAGCTGCTAAGTTAAAGCATGATAGATCATAGTTAGATATATTTAACTGATCCATAATAGTACATAATTCAGTAGCAAGTTTAAATACTACATCAGATATTGTATCTCCTGTACATAATTTAATACATGGAATATCAGGACCTTGCCAAATAACACAGTTGCTTGATATTGGACTACAAGGTTTATTATCTAGATTTAAAGGCTTCATATATGTTTCTTATATTATAATATACAAATAATTCTTAAGAATTGCAAGTTCTAATAGTTGGTGTGCTGTTGCAGCCGCACCCGCATGTATTAATAGGCTGATTACAACAGCTTGTAATTACTGTGCATGTATAATCTGGATCTATTAGTCCTTGTAAATCTATAATTTCTTTTTTAAGTAACCACTTATCACTCAGATCATCACAGCAATTACCAATACCATATCTTTTTTCTAAGACCATTTTATAATATATCTCAGATGCTCTGCATGTTATTTTCTCATACTTTTCAGTACTACATACTGGAACACTGTACCCTGGTTTTACTTTTCTTTTTGGTCTTGGAACTTCTGGACATAACCCATCAACACAGTCACCATACTCTGTAACTTGTATACTTTGATTTACATCCCATGACAAATAACAAGCTTTTTCTGTAGATTCATTTGCCAGCAATGTTGCTTTAATTACTGTTCCTTCTGCTGTTACATATCCAAATGATACAGGGTTATTAGTAAGATTAGTAAATACTACACATTTTGGAGTAGCAATTGCTACTAAACATGGTTGACATGCTCTACCAAAAGATTGTAAAACTGTAACTTCACCATCTGATGGTTCAGGATCTGTTTGATTTACTGTCCAACAAGTATCATCACAAAACTTTATTTGTATTACATCACCAAGATAAGCTGATAAATCTGTAGTAGTTATAACTTCATCCTTAAAACCTGCACAGTCTGTTAGTCTATAATATGTAGCTTTACACAACTCACAAGTATCAAACTCAAAAAGTACTGTTACTACTTGTGTACTTGGTGGAGGAATTGTTAATAGTTCAACAATCCAACATCCTCCGCAATCTAATGATAAAACTTTGCCAATATATGCAGAAAGATCTTGATAAGTATATATTATCTGTGAAGCATTATCACAATTAATAAGTTTATAAGCAGGTGGAGGTGAACATGTTTCACAACTACTAAAACTTTGAATTATAGTAACTGGTACAGCACAATCACACACTTCAGTTTCTTCTACTGTCCAACATCCCTCATAACCAGAAATAGTTATTATTTGATTATTTAAAGCATATTGCAGTAATGTAAAAGTATTTGAAGTTATTGTTTCTGTAATACTTGGATCACAGTTGGTTAGTAAGAAACACTTTTCTGGACAACCAGTGATGTCATCACATAAGCCATTGTCAAATATTTCTAATGAACCTATACCAGAAGTAATTTCTGGATATGATACAGAACAAAATTGTGCCGGAGCAAATGCTGTAGATTTAGTTCCATCACATGCTATATAACTTACTGTACCAGATCCGGTTATTATATAACAATTACATGGGCAACTGCATGGTATATCTGGATCTACATTAACTGCTATTGGACTTGGGCCGCATCCTCCTGGTTGACCTAGTTCAACATAAAAACATTCTCCAGGATATTCTACTAAACTCACAAACTGATCTACATATAATGCTAGATCAGAATCAGAGTATATTACAAAACTATCACAGCTTGTAAGTATATAGCACTGATCTCCACATGAACATTGTTCATCTTCACAGCCACCAGCTATGAGTTCAAAACCAGCTATGCTATTTAAATATGGTAATGCCGGATTTGGTAATCCACCTGTTGTTTCAGTTACACTATAACATTGACCATCTTCTAAACCATTCAATGGTAAATCTGTATATAAGTATGTTCCAGGAACAGTTGGTAAAAATACTCCATGAGTATTAAACTGAATTGGATCAGCAGTTGGATCACAACAAGGAACAAAAGAATATACTATAGCACTCATTATTTTGTAAACTTACTTAAGTTATTATATCTGTCTTTACCCCAGACAGCTTGGTTTTGTATTGGTTGGTTTCTTTGTATTGTTTTCTTAGGTGCATTATTTAAACATTTACTACACCCATTCACTCCATTAACTACTCTCTTTTGACATCCGCAAGACATAGCAGTTCCGCAGTTTGGACATATTGCCATAATTTGTTGGTTTTAATTTTTTTAACAATTTGTACAAGACATTTTATTTAAAAGCTTTAAAGCATAATTGTATAAGCTCATGCCTTTCTGTGGCTCATGACAAGTTTCTACTTTTGCTTTTGCAGCTTGAAGATACATATAAATTAATCTTAATTCTTCAAGTTGCTTTTTTACTTTTGCTGGTGGATCACAAGCATTAGCATCTATATCACATAGAACATTATAATATTTATTTAGTGCTTCTGTTATTCTTAAATGATTGTACTCTACATATACTAAGTCTTTTGGTTCTACACTATACTTAATAATATATATTCCATCAGGAATATTCCAGTAAGTAGTTCCACAATCTGTAGTTTGCAGTTGTAAATCACAAGCAGTTAATGTTTCTGCAAAATTTGGAGTAACATCAATTTGATTTGAATAACCAAATCCGGGCACAGTTATGTTTAGTATAGGACAACTTATAGAAATAAGATTGCTGTAAACACTTGTATCAAATATTTTTAGAATACAAGGGTTCATAACTGTAGGTACTTCTAAACTTAGGACATGATTTGCCATGAGATGTTATATAAAAAGAAAAGGAGAGGAGAAATATAAACTCTCACTCTCCCTTTTCTTAAGTTATTGTTTTATTAAAGTACTGGTGTTCTTGGTGTTGTTGTGTAAAATTCAATTGGAACTTCACATGAAGAAACACAATTGAACTCATCAATTTCACATACTCCACATCCTTCTAACCACTCAACTGTATTAGTAACAAATCTATTCAAAGAATTTTGAGATACAATCTGTAATAAGTACTGATCTGAGTCAAATGTACCAGTTGGATTATTATGACGCGGAACACTGTGTTGCAAGAAATAAGAGAAGTACAAACCATTTCTATTAATTGCTTGTATAATCTGGTTTCCTTGAGTAATCTCTCTAATTCTGAAATCAGAATGTAAGAAGTTTTGTCTGTAAGCTTCAGATAACTGAAGATCTCTAAGAATTGTTTCTCCAAGACCATTAGCTTGAGTAGCTAAACATTCATGAACTACACAAATACCATCAAATGCACAAGGATCTCCATTGAAATCTAACTCAGAAACATAAAGTTTAACTGGCTCTTTCTCATAGAAGTCAGAGATTTGGAATGTACAATCACCAAATTTAGTATCTACATAAGCACCATTTAAGATCATACCTGCACATGCACCAGTAATATATCCTGGAGATACATAGTTATTCCAAGTATCACCACCTACTGAAGCAAGGAATGCAGCAGAAGTTCCTGGAGCATACCAAAGAACACCTGTTTGATCTTGTACTATAATTTGTACAAATGGATTAACAATTGGTGAATTTAAGATAGCATTTGCCCACTGAATAAATACATCAGTTGAATCTACTGGAGTAGGTGCAATTGCTCCATCAGGACAACATCCTGTGTATGCAGATGCAATGTAGTAAGCATTGTGGTTTAAGTATCTTAATGCTGGAGAACCTTTGATATCTAAACGCAAAGTATATGTCTCACCACATAAAAACTCTTTACAACATGCTGCACCACCTGAACCTGTAATAGGATCAACACCTGTTGATGCAATTGTATCTATTTCAAATACTGCTAATGTTCCTGGTGTAGCACCATCCCAATCAGTAATTGTTACAGTATCTCCAACTGCATAACCTTTACCAAGACTTGCTATACCTGTTACTGTTGGTACTCCAGCAGCTACAGTGATAAACAATGTAAGTCCAGTTCCAGTTCCTGAAACAGTTGAAGTTGTAGCTACAACTGCAGTAGCTGTATCAGTATATCCTGCACCTGGAGTTGTAATACTTCCAGTTAATACACCACCTACCGCAACTACTGCACCAGCACCTAATGTATAGTATGTAGAACCAACATGTAATACTTCATTCTGTGGTTCACATGGATCAACTGAATAGAATCTAGACACATAGCGAGGGTTAATTATTTTAGACTTGTTAGTCTCTTGATAACCACCATGGAAAGGTCCAATTTTATCACTTGAATAAATTGCTGAACCAGCAAGATATAAAGGACAACAGTTTCTAGGTTCACCTATTGATAAATTAGTTTTTGGATCAAAGAATCCAAAATACCCACTTTCATAAGAACCAAAGAAACTTTCAGCATCTTGTGAAAGTTGATTCAAACCATAAGTAGGCATACCATCTGAAGTTACAAAACCACCATCAGTATTAACTGATACAGTAGTTCCACCTAATACAGATACAGTGAAGCCAGATACATCTGCTCCTGTACCTAAAAAGGTTTTTCTAAACGCATGATTAAAATAAGCCATTTTTTTTATTTTTTAATTTATAAACATATATATAATATAATCAAAGATTTTTAATCTTCCAAATTATTTTAAGAAAAGTAATTTATACTTAGCAGAGTTAAATGTATCTTTAACTGTATCAAGTGAATTTACTATTTCTGAGTAAGGCATCTTACCTTGTAATTTAGTTACCATAGCAGTTAAATCTCTTAAGTAACTTACTGCATCAGATACTGTATCAAGAGTTCTTGGTGCTACTTCAGTATAAGAAAGTAACTTTTCTGCTGCACCTTGATAACCCTCTATAAGAGAATCTGCATGATCTGGTAATGCATCATATAATTCATTAAGAGCTTTATGTGCTGCATATGATCCATCTCCTTTTACTTTTAAATGAAGCTTATGAAAACTTGTTCTTGCATTCATAAGTTCAGATACACAAGCTGCAGTCATAGTATCTAATGAGCTTCCTCCAACACCTGTGTCAGGAGTAGGTTGAGCTTTTGATGGTTCAGACTTAGGTTGTGTTACAACTGCTTCAGGTCTTTTTAACATTCTAGGTTTTGATTCCATTATTTTTAGTTATTTCTTTCAGCTGTTTCTGAGTTTCTAGCATATTGGTTTGTTGACTCAATATCTCCTGCTAGTATTGCTACAGCCTCATCAATTATTAATTCTATTATATCATCTTTGAATTCACTTTGTACTTCTGCAGTAGATTGAACTCCTGTATATGGATCAACACAACCAAGAATTTGTATTTTTCTAGGTTGTCTATAGTATATTAAGTCTGCACTTTGTATTGCAAACTCATTATTAGTATAGATATGAACTCTATTATTTATTAGAGTTGCAAATGTTTCTGCCCATTCAAAATTAGGTTGCTTAGCTTTATCTCTAAGTAATAAATTAACATTACCTTCTTCAGCTAAGTATACTGTCATTCTTCTCTTATCACAGCATTCTTTGTTTGCAAAAACATCTACTCTTTTCCATTGTAAATAATCTGCTGGTATATCTCCAAAGTAGTAAACATCTTTTGGAGCTACTGGTAAATCTCCGGTAGTTAATAAAACTTGCATGTCATCTTTTCTTCTGGTAGATTGCTCATCACCTTCCTTGACAACATTAATACCATGCAATTGCCTTCTTGACCACTCTACTTGAGCTTTATTAAAAGACTCAACAACTTGCCAACATTCAATGTTGTCAAAGTCTTGGCTGTCCAATTTGTTCAGCCTTTGTTTCATCTTTATTGTAATTGCACTATTAGTCATGTCTTATTACTTTTTTCTCATTTTACCAAGAGTCATAGCAAGTCTAGCTCTTTGTCCAAGTTTACCACCTTTCTTTGCAGCAGCAGCAAGTTTACCTTTAGGTATTTTTTCACCTTTCTTAACTCCAAGAGATGCTTTTAAAGCTCCAGGTTTTTTAATTGCACCTTGAATCCAGTTACCACCTTTTTGCATTTTAGCACCGGCTATTCTATCTGCCTGTGTTGGATTAGGATTTTTGTCTACTCCAGCTTTTACTGATAACATACCAAAATCTGAAGATCCTCCTTTGGCCATTTTTCTAGCCATAACACATCTTCCTTTCTCATCTCTAACCCTACCATTCTTACAAGAAGACTGTACTGCACGGTTAGGAGCAAAAGAGCCACCTTTTTGAAGCATTCTACCTTCATCAGTCATAGGATTGTTACCATACTTAGGCATGCCTACAATACCTATAGAACCTCCTTTTTGCATTTTCTTATTAGGTGATGTACCACCTTTCTTCATTTTTGCTCCGCCACATTGAGCACAGGCCATCTTTTTCATGATATATAAATTAACAATTCCACTTTTCTAAATATTCTTCAGCTTCAGAAGTATCTTTAGTATAAGATAATAAATAAATCCTTGCAAATTCTAATAATTCAGGATTATCTCTAAAATGACCTAAACCTCTATTACAATGATTGCAAAGCATTCCTCTTATTTGATTAGTAGTATGACAATGATCTACAACTAATTTTTCTTCAGAACCACATATTACACACTCTGTAACAGATTCAACAATATCCTTTAAAAGTTTATCAGATATCATATCTCTGTAGTTACCTCTTCTAGTTTCACTTCTGTATGTTGATCTACAGTTTCTACACCAACTATCAAACCCAGATTTAGTTTTATTATGCAATGGAAAATATTCAGCAGATAATGGTTTATCTACTTTACATTTTGTACATGTTTTATTTAGCAATTCCATTTGCGTAATGCTTTATTTATTCTACTATTTGGATCATTTGCTGTTTTAGCAGATGTATTCTTTTTTTTGTGACCTGACATCCTAGCACAAAAGCTTTTTCTTCTTTTTGCAGCTTTACTATCCGGATCAAGTTTTGATGGTTTAGTAGTTACAGCTGTCTTAAGTTTACTTCCTGGATTAGCTCTTCTATAACTAGCAACACCTTTAGCATTAAGCCCTCCTTCTGGATTCTTCCCTTCTTTTCTTTGCCAGCTTGGACTTTTATGAGTTGCCATCTTCTTTTATTTTAATTGCATTACAAAACTTAATCACATCATCATGTGTAAATTCTGACTTGCAAACATTGTACATAAAAACTACTATTTGAACATTGTCTTTTAAATAAGGCTTAGAACTATCTATTCTATCTATTGAAGGTACCCAAGGATTTTTTGCATGAGCAGATGATCTAACTTCTGTTTCTAAATCAAATTTAATTCCTGTTACTTCACAATATCCATTTTTAATTTTATCATATATCCAACTTGTATCAAAATCTGGTTCAGGCCATACCATTGTTTTTGCTCTCTTACCTGCATTTCCTCTTAGTCTTTGAGCTCTTACTTTATCAGGATTATTCTTTTCCCATTCTATTTTACTACATCTGTTGCATCTACCATTTCCACCTTTAGCAAATAAATTTTTGTCACCCTCACGGTTACATTCAATACATTTTTGCCAAGCCGGTGACTTTACCATGATTATTTCATTTTGCCATTAGCAAGATTACTAAACATTCTTACTTGCTCTTGTGCCATTTTCTTTACATCTGACATAAGCTTAGCATCTTTCTGAATCTCTGCTGCTCTTTTTAATGTAGACATAGCAGATTCAACTTCCCACTTTCTCATCTCAGCTTTGTTACCGCCCATAATAGAGATACCTACTGAAGAAGATTTAGAACTTGATTTCTTAGCAGGAGTTGATTTTTTTGCAGTTGTTGTTTTTTTAATTGCCATAACTATTTATGTTTTCTGCTTGTTCTTAAACCACTTGTAAAAGACCCTCTTCTAAATGACTTTCCATTTAATACTTTACCACCTTTTTGGTACATACTATAATCATCAGCCATTGTTTCTGAATTACTTCTTATGTATTTTTCTTCATCTTTTCTTAAACTTTTTTCAAGATCAGATGGTCTACCCCATGATGTTGCACCATATGTTTGAGCAACTCTATCTTTCATATCCTTTATGGTTTCTGCATTATATGGTCCAGGATATTTCATTGATGTTCCAGGATATTTTTCATCTAAGTACTTTGCTGTTTTTTCTGTAAATGGTCCTTGCACAGTACCATCTTGTGCTTTTTTTAAAGATTTTTTAGCAACTTTTGCAACCTTCTTCATGATAATAAATTTTAATTATACTTTTTTAACTCTTCTTCCCATACCTACTCTAGACTTTTCAGCCTTTTTAGCTCTAAGTTTAGAAGGAGTAATTTCACTTTTGGTTTTTGGTGTTTTACTAGAAACCCTTTTAGTGGGGCGGCAGTATTCATTCTTTCCACCGGCCCCACAAGGTTTCCCTGATTTAGTATCTTGCCACTTTTCTGCTTGCCATCTTTTAAGCTCTGTACCTTTCTCAGTCTTTCTTACCTTGCCAGATTTTTTTCTACATTTGGCAATAGCTTGAGAAGCCCTTGCTGAAGGAAAGACTGCATATCTGGATTTGACACTATGATAACAAGAATCTTTTGGCATTATTTTCTTCTCATTGACATTCCATACATAGCTTTAGGTGTAGCAGTTTTAGGAGCTTTAGAAGTTCCCCCTGATCTACCTTTAGCAACTTTAGATGCAGAAGCTTTTGGATTAACACCTGACTTAACTCCTTTAGAGCCAGCAGATTTAAGCGCAGAAACTTTAGCATTAGAATTAACCATACCACCAGTTTTCATACTAGTTGCTTTAGCTTTAAGTCTTTTAGCTTTTGCTTCTTGTCTTAGCGATCTATTTTGCAACTGTTCAGCTCCAGCATAATCAGCCTTTGTACCAGACTTTTTTGCATCTTCAATTGCACCTAATGACTCAGCATAAGTTCTTTGGGCTCTTCCCATTACTTTATTAGCTCTTTTTTCTAATCTTGCTTTTTTCTTGGCAGGATCTGTTTTACCGCCCGCAGCATACTTTTTCATTTTTATTTTTTTAAGTTAAGAATTCCAATACTTCTCACAGGCTATGTTAAGATCTTTTAAAATATCCTCATTTAAAGGATTCTTTAAATACTCTACAACATCAGATACATTTCTTCCAAGTAATGCATTAGACTTGGAATGGTATATATATCCATCTGCCTTATTAATAATATACTTAAAAAATACGGAATCTCTAACAATTGATTTAATTTTTAGTGTTTCCATATCTGTATTTGCTGCTTCCATAAAAGATTTGGCAGCTCTTTCTTTGTTGCTTTCTCCACCTTCACCATTAATATACATGTCCATATTCTCATATATTAGATCATTTGGTGTAGACTTTCTATATTGTGTACTATTAATATCTACAACTTTTGCAATGTAGAATAGCTTAGTACTATTTTTGTCAAATAATTTCTGAAGTTCAGAAAGTGCTTTGTTCCGCATCTTCTTGTATTCAGTTCTGATCATTACAGTTTCTTCTTCTTTATCTAAGTAAAACTTAGGCGGAACTGATTTTGATCTAGCATCATCATAGCTTTTAGCTACAATAGAAAACCCTCCGGCTTCTATAGCATAAAGTTTAATTCTATCATATGGATCTAATGTGCTTAGGTATACTGGCTCATTTCCACATGATAAAAAGATCTTATTCCAAAAATCTGCATTGTCTGGTTTTAGAAGTTTTACCTTATTCCAAAATTGTGTGTCTTCTACTTCAATAACATTAGCAGCTAATTCTTTTTCTAGTTCTGCTACTGCTTCTCTTATTTGTCTAACTTTTGCTTCTTTAGTTTCTGGATCCATAAGTCTAATTTCTGGAGCAAATTCATTTAGTCCAGTTAAGTATCTTACTACTCCATTATTTTCTAAACAAGCTAATTGTTCTGTATGAGTAACTCCATCAAATAAAGTCATTCCATATTCTTCTAACCCCATGTTAGAACTTGTGCTGTCAAAGAACGGGCGGATTGCAATTGAAGTTTTCTTCACTGAACCCTTACCTGTTTCTACCATTGTAAAACTTGTACTTTCCATTTTTTTGTTGGTTTTTATATTTGTTGGTTAAAATAAAAAGAGAGAAGGACACTGCTGCCCCTCTCCCATTTTTTATATATTAGAATGATCCACCAGTGATTGGGTTTCTCATAACAATCTTAAGGACTTTAGTTGGATCCTTAACCCAGATAGCTGGCATTGTTTGAGACATCATAACACGGTAACCATTGAATTGGCCAGAAGACTGGAACCCTTGAGTACGGCCCATATAGTCCATTGTACCATTCTGATACCACCACTTAAGTTGGTTATCCCAAGATAACTTTAATAAGAAGATGTTATCATTAGTATTATCTGTGATATCAAAGATAATGAATGAGTAAGAAGATAATGGGAAACCATCTATGATTGGGTTCTCAATATCATTAGTATGAACATTGTCAAATGCTGGGTTAAGAACAAACTTAACATTTGCCAAGAATGGAATTACATATGAAGTATAAGCAAATCCAAAGTTCAAGTCCATACCTTTACCAGTGATAGCACCGATATCTGCAGCTTGAATCAAAAGACCAGAAGATACTGCTTCTCTCCTAATTGCTTCATTTACCATTCTCATTCCACCCATACCAGTTTGTACAATCAAAGATCTCTTTGGATCTGGACCTTGGAACTCAACCTTACCATTGAAGAAGTTGTAGATTTCTCCACGGAACAAATCAAGTGTAAAGTTATTCTTGTTGTATACTCTTTTGAAAGAGTTATCCAACTGCTTCCAAAGACCTACTGATAATCTTAGATCATCTGGACCATCTTGCTTAACTCTACCTCCTTGTCCCCACATTAAGTAAGTCTCAATATCAGTAGCAATTTTAGTTAAGTGAGCAGCTTCCATAGTAGTCAAGAAAGTTCTTGATAAGTCTCCATTATCAAATGCTTTCTTTACTTTGTCTTTACCCATTACCTTAACCATGTCTTCTAATGAAGTGATAGAAGGATCATTAGTTGCACCAAAGTTTCTCCAGATCTCAGTTACAGGAACTGTACCATCTGCATTCATACCACCTTTGATCATCAAATCAGCTCTAGAAGAAATAGAGTAATGAACATGTGCTTCAGCTCCACCTACAAAGTTGTAGAATTCACGGAAACCAGTTCTTGTTTGGATGTCAGAGAATCTCTCACCATACTCACCTCTAGCAGAACCTTTTCTAAATACCTTAGTTCCATTTGATAAATACTTGTTATCTAAGAAACGGTTGTTGTCATTGTCTACTAACTGAACAGTATAGATAAATCCATCATTAACTGGTAAAATATCTTCAGTTGGTACAATGTACATCTCAGCCCCATTGTATTTGTCATAGGTAATAATATCCCCATGTCCAAATTCTCTTCTGCTAAGTTTGATGCGGAAAGTAGTACCATCTACACCTTTGAAGCTATTATCTGGTTCAATATCCTCAATGATATAAGGAAGATCCACAGATACTGGAGTCTGCCACTTATACTCACCGCGAGCATTGTCAACCATAATTACATTTTTACCACCAAAGCTAGACATTTGGTAAAGAGGCATTTCCACCTTCTGAGCCATTGCCCAAAGGTCTACTGGACCTAAGTCCATTGGTTCTGCATCCTTCAACATGTTAACCAAGTGGTAAGAATCTACGTGTGAAGTTGCCGCATAGGCTGTATCCCGTAGAAAGATACCATTGTTTAAAACTGGAGTTGCCATTTTTATTTGTTTGTTTATTAGTTACTACTTAAAATCTTTTGAACATATTTCCTGGTCTAGAAACTGTTCTTGCTGGTTTACTTGCTGGTTGTCTTCTTGGCTCATTGTCTGTATTTGTTCCACCATATGAAGATGCTAGCTTTCTACCTTCTTCTGTTTTTAATTGCTTTACTACTTTTTCTGTAGCTGCTTTACCACCTATCTCTCTTACTTTACCTTTGTATCCTTCCGGATCTGCAAGTAACCAAAGTGCTTCAGCAATTAAATCATGTCTTGGTTGTACAAACTGATACTTCTCTAATAAGTGACCAAGTAAGTTTGTAGGTTTACCAGAAATTGAAGGATAACTTGGCTGAACAAGTCCGGAGTAAAGTAACCCTTGAGTTTTTCTATCAAGTTTTAGTCCTCCTAACTCACCTTGTGCTAATGTACTATATACATTATCTTGGTAAGCTTTTGCTTGTTGAGCCTGTTGTTGCTTTCTATGTTCTTGCTCTGCAAGTTGTCTAGCAACAATCTCTTCCTGCATCTTATCTAATTTTGGTTTGAACTGTCTGGCTTTTTGTTCTAATTTATCCATGTCAGCCCAATCTCTGATTTCTTCCTCAATCTCTTCAGGATTTCCATCAGCAAAACCAGTTGCATAAAGATACTGCCTTACTATTTCTTCTTGATCTCTTTCACTTGTAGGATCTAAATCTCTCATCTCTTCAACATGAGCAAGAGTTCTAAACAAACCTTTAAGATCTTGACCACCATCTGCTACATATTTTGCAGCAATTTGTAGTTCTTCTGGAAGAGCTTGAAAAAATTCTTTTGGAGTATTTTCTCTTAAAGCAGCTTCTCTCTCTTGAAAGTTAGCCTCAAATAATTCTCTAAAGTCTTTTGTTGTGTACTCCTCAATAGGCTTGCCATCATCAAAAGGAAATAAGAGACCATCTTCAAGCATTTTAGTTGCTAGTTCTAGTAGACCTGATTTATCAACCTTTGGTCTACCTTTATTACCAGCATCTTCTTCTTGTGAAATAAGACCATCTAGTTCAGCAATAGTTTCTTCAACTTCTGCTTTCTTTTCAGCTGCCTCTTCCCTTTCTTGAGGAGATTTAGCTGAGTTATCAAGGAACGTGTAATCTGTTGCTTCCTTTGAAAAAACAGATTTAGCTTTTTCTTCTTCTTTGCCAGAGTCAGGTAACATCACATTTTCTGCTCCTGGCATTCCAAAGATTTCATCAACATTGATATCAAGCTGCTCTACAACAGTAGAGTCTTGAACTTGATCATCAAGCTTTTTGTTTAAATCTTCCATTTTGTTGGTTTTTGTTTATACTTTAATATACAAAATAAACTTCAGAAATTTAGATAGGCTGCAATCTTTTTTTGCATTATATAGCTAACTATTCCCCACTATCATTCTTTTTGTCATACTTGTTTTTGTTTTCCTGAGCAATTTGTAACTGTCTATTAGCAATCTCTCTTTGTGCAGCTATCTTTTCTCTCTCAATTTCATTCTTCTGAGACTCAGCATTCATTCTGTTAACTTCTTTTTCTCTCTGAAGATTTGTTTGCTCTTGATACTGTTCTGTCTGTCTAATATCTTTCATAGCATCTGCATAATCTGACATTTGATTTTGATTAACATCAGCCATAGATCCATAACCAGCAGCTCTAATTTCTGCAACCAAGATATCTCTTTGTCTATCTTTCTCTTTCTCCATAGCTTGTGCATCAATCTTCATCTTCTCTAACTCTTGTTGTTTTTGAAGTTGTTCTTGTTGCATTTGCTGTTGTTGTTGCATTTCAGCTTGTTTTTGCTGTTGTGTTTTATCTTCAGAAGATTTAAGAGCATTATTAAGTTCAGCAATTGAATCTGACTGAATAACTTTACCTAAGTCATAGATAGAAGCACCAGTAGTATTATTCTGTACAGCCATCTGCTTTAATTGCTCTAAGACTGCTCTATGATTTGCAGTTGTAGTACAGAATATATTAAGATCTCTTAATAGCATATCTGTACCATTAATCTCAAAGTTTACTTTCTCATCTGCAGAGGTTATATAAGTTAACCTCGCAGATGGCTTTGTAGAGTGGTAAAACTGTGCTAAGTCTGTTCTCATCTGGTGCACCCTTGGCATTAGATAATCACAGTGCTGTATAAAGTACATTTCTGTTTGCGCATAAGAAGCATTAAGTGCCTGTTCAACACCGGTTGCAGTTTGCTGTGAAATTTGCTGACCCATTCTTTGTGGGTTAACTCCTATTACTTCATATGCTTGCTGCTTAAAATAGTTTCCTAAGTTAATCCTTGACATTAATCTATTGGTCTGCTCTAGATCAAGTTTCTGGAAGTGCTGGAAGTTTAATGAATTCTCAGTATTTGTAATAGATGTATCAAGTGGAAGAATCTGGAAGTTCTTCATTGCCACATATGCTTTAGCATAGTTTCCTTTCCCCCAGTCTTCTCCAAGTGAATGTCTTGGTAAAGAGTTTTGGTCAAGCATAATTACAGTACCTAGTTCATCTACTAGTATATCTGCAATCTGATTGTTGACAATGTTATATCCAATTTGGTATGGTTTCATTAAGTCAATGAGTGCTGTAGACTTTGTATTTCTGTCTGAGAATACAGCTCCTTCAACCGGAAGTTTACAACCATATAAACTTGAGTCTCCTTTAAACTGGAATCTTAATGGACCAATGTGGTTCTTATCTACTCCAATATAGATAGGAGAAAATCCTCCTGGATTATTCATACCCCAGAAGCTTGGTAAATTTGGTCCAATCTTTACACCACCCCATACTTCATTAATCCAGATCCAGTCTATATGCTCTCCAAAAATAAGATTGTCTTTATTTTTATTCTTAAAGAGTCTGGTGTCATATATTGGCTTATCAGTAATTTTATAATCTTCAGTTACTACTTCATTAACTACTTCACCTGTGTCAAGTATTTTAGTTAAGTGACCTACTTTTCTTTGTGACTTCCAGTAAGCTGTTGTTACTCTTAATAAGTAAGCAGTACCTTGATCAAAATAGTCTTCTCCTTCAGATAAGATTTGGTTAATGATATCTCCGCCATCATAGACAGAACCAGCCATCATTGTTGTGTATTGTCTATAAGCAAGAGAAGGCATATTAACATTCCAGTCATGAGACTTTGTAGCATCATAGTATGTTCCATCATTTTGGTATCCTCCCACAATATATCCAGCTGATCTAATAGGATATACTGCTTCTAAAGCTTCATGTTGTTCTTCAGTAAGCAAGTATCCAAATTTATCTATAACATCAGCTACAGTTAACATATCAATTTTTCCTACCCAGTTTCCTTGAGATATATATCTTGCATCCGGAGATTTATGATAAAAGCAAACTGGTGGATTCCAAAGCTCTACTTCATAGTCATCCTCCATCATTCTAAAGTGCCAGAACTCTCTATCTGTAATAAGCATGTCACGGAAACCTCTTTCCTCTAGCTCATCCATTTTAAATCTTTCTATATCTACTTTATGCTGATGAGTTGCCCACTGCTCCATCATAGATCTATAATCTTTTTTGAAGAAGTTTTCTATTTCTGGCAATGACTTAAGCTGATTTGGATCTATTTGCTGTTGGAACTCAGGAGTATTTGGATCCATCCCTTGTTCTAATAATGCAGCAACAATTTTTGTTTGAGCATCTGCCATTAATGTATCCTCAACCATTTTTCTTTTTTGCTCCATCATCTCATTATATGAGAACTCATCAATGGCTCTGTATGTAAGTTTGGTTGATCTCTTAGCAAATTCAGCTACTAGAACATTAATAACATTTGGAATAATAGGATAGAACTTTAATTCTAAAGCAGACTGGTCTTCTCTAGTTAAAACCTCTACTATATCTCTATACTCATTATCTTCTTCAATAATATAATCTGACTTATCTATAATACCTTTAGCTAGCTTATAGTTTTTCATAAGTCTGCGGGCATTTCTTCTGATCTGTTTAAGACCATTCCACTCTAACCAGTCTAAGTTCCAAGCTGCCCACTCTTCATCTTTATCTTTTTTAGGAACAAATTGTAAAGGTTGAGTAATACTACCCATCCTATTATGCTCACTTTTAGCTCCTTTCTTTAACTGTAATGCATTATATATTTGCATAGTGTTTATTTATAGTGTTTAAATGGTGATCTCTTAAAGCTTTGACCATTTCTGAGTTGAGTCCTTCCCATGTGTCGGAATGGACTATTATTTAATTTATATAAATTTTCTGACTTTTGCAAGTTTTTAGCCGCATCATCCATAATTGTTTTTTTAAGATAGCCTCTATTAGAGTGCTGTATTTTCATAAATGCAACAAGTGCAGCAAAAGATACTAACCTATCCACATTGACTCCATCTGCATATTCTCTCATCTCTTTAATAAGCATGGGATCCGGTATTCTTTCTATACCATATTTTGTTCTTACAATAGTACCATCTGATTTGGTCTCTTGATCTATTTCTTCTTTAGTGTATTCAATAGCATAACTGAGCAAGTGATTCTTAAATAATGTTCCAGTATTTTTCCAACCATATTCTTGGAATACATTGTTGTTAGATCCAAGGTCTTTAAGAAACATGATCTGGCTCTTAGGTACCAAATATTTTTGTTTCTTTCTGGATATCATATACTGGATAAAGAGAGAGATGTTATTCTCTATTACTGTCCAGGCATTATACCATTCTATAATAAGCTCAAGTCTCTGGTGTGTTTTATTTATATCATCAAATCTACCGCACCATGCAGCTACAATTTTACCTTGTTCTATATATGTCTCAGTTTCAGTACCATTAACCTTACTTACTTGAACTGGAGCTTTCATTACATAGATGGAACATAGTGATTCTGAGGTAGTTGTCTTACCTTCTGACACGGGGTCAATAGATGCATAATATGTTGTAAACTCAGGATCTTTAGGTGGTCTTTCCCAAACTACTAAAACTCCTGTTTTATCTTCTGTCTTTTTAGAAATAGGAAATTCTGAAATTGGTCTTTTACTTGTTGGTGTAACTTTTGGTTTACCATTTTCATCAGTAGATATATCCAAAAACTCATATCCATAATCTTTATCATTTATTCTTCTTTCTTGTGCTGCAAGAAGATGTGGTGGAAATACAGATACAGTTCTATGATCAAAAGCTTCTTTAATATTTCTTGGATGCTGAGATATTCTTAACTGATAATCTTCCGGAGCTAGTTCTTTTTTCCATTTTTCAAACTGATCATCTAAAGCCTTTAGTGCTTCTTCTACAAGTGAGTTACCATATTGATCAATATATGGAGGCATAGACCATTGTTCAGGAATAAATAAACCTGATAAACCTATAGTGCCTTTATCATCTACCAAGTCTGTTTCTACAGCATATACATCTTTTGATGTAGGATTTAAGATCATATCCTTAAGTGGTTGACACTGTGATAAGTCACCCACTGATCCTGCTGCTATAAACATACCAGTTGTAATAAGTCCAGATCTCATGGCCGGGCGCATATACTCATATGTCTGATCCATTTTAGGAGCAATACCTGCTTCCTCATGAAAGAAGTATTTAACTGGTCCACCGACACCATTGGTTGGGTCTTTCTCAAATGACATACCTTGGATAGTACCTTTGAGACCTACTTCATTTTTTCTATCTCCTTTTCTAACCTCAATCTTCTGTTGCCACATCATTACTTTCTGTGGATTCATTGGTCTATACCAAGCAGTGTGTTCATTTAAGAATGCAGCATATTCATCTAAGAACTTCCAAGAACCTTTCTCATTAATATAGTCTTTTAGACTGGCACCCATTTTAAGTGTAACTCCAGGCTCAAACCATAGTTGGTTTATTAGCTTACCCATATGGTAATATGAGGATGCTATCTGTCGCTTTTTGAGAATTGCAACATGTTTGTAGTTGAGCTCTGCCAGTAATTCATAAATGGCCATGTGGTACTGTGCATCCCTGATTTTAGCAAAGTCAAATAGCTGTTGTTCTTTATCAAATATGGGCAAGAAGTTAAGCCACATATAATATTCTCTGGTAATGTACCAGATGTTGTCTCCGGATTTAAATATAACTCCTCTTTTGCATCTTTGCTTTTGATCATCCCAGTAGTTGATGAAGTCTTTGGATTTAAAGACAGCTTCACAGTAGTATCCATTTGTTCTGAACTTTGTGGCTTCTTCATTAAATAACTTACTTGTTTCATCAAATTTATATTTACCAGGTTCTTTAAATATATTAGCAACAAAAGAAGAAAATTCTTCTCTTGAAGCAAAGCTTGTCATTGTCCAGGATCCATTATCCCAAGTTGGTATATCTTCAAATATTGCACTCATTACATGTCATATGCCATTCCTAAACCACCTCTTACTCTACTTTGCTGTTCTTCTTGAAGATCTTTATAGGCCCCTTTAAAAGAGTTTCTAATTGCTTCATAGTTTTTAGCAGCATTTACAAGAGCAGTAATATTTCCATCTCTACCATGACTAATTGGTGTAGTCTCCATGTATCTTCCTAATCTATCTAACATAGATGCAATTCCTTTATATGCTCTGGATGTAGGTGTTTCATACATTCTCTGGCAAAACTGAAGAGCAACAAATATATCATCATCTTCTGGAGAAAACTCAGCTTCTATTTGTTGTAATATTAATGACTCCTTATCTATATCTGGGGTATGGAAAAAAGGATTCATATCTGGATTAGGACAGGTCATGTAAAACAAGTACTGATAAATCTTTAGATAATCTTCAGGATAGTTTTCCATTATATCCTTTAGTGCTTTTAAAGTATAACAGTGTTCTGTTGGAACTATCTTGTTATTCTGTATGTCAAATAGTTTAACTATCATTTCTTTTTTAGTTTGTGTCTGTTGTCATGAAGGTAGTGAATTATTGCTATTACTTCATCAACTAAATATGGTATTGCAATTGGTATAACTTCTTTTACTACTGGATCACCATTTGAATCTTTTTTAGTTATAGGATATCCCCAGCTATCTTCTCCTTCTACTTCAAATATAACATGGTGTATAAATATTCTTCCTGGTTTAAGTTTAGGATTATGCTTTAATATAATATACATATAAATGCTCAACTGTAAAGCATAGTGATAAAAGTGGCAGTCATCTAATGTATCTACTGGTGGTAACATCTTTTCAGATTTGCCATCCCAGTCTACATAAGACTCCCTTTTAATTTCTTTGTTTGTTTTATAGTCTATGATATTTACTTTACCATTTACTATCTCTACTAAATCTGATTGGCCACATATACCGGCTGATCTAAGATAAACCATATGCTCAGGATAAACTCCTGCTTCAAGCTTTTGTGGAGGAGCTATTTTAATTCCTTCTTTAACTTCAGTTGGTTTAAATACAGGAACAGTTATACCTTCTCTTTCTATAGAAGCAAAGGAACATATATCAGACTCTCTTTGGTTATGATACCATGTTCCCAGAGTGGTAGATCTGTCTGACTCATTAGTCCAAATCTGTTGAATAATAGCCGGCTCAATTCCATGCCATTTAGACTTTTTATTTTTAGAAACTTTTTCAGCTATTTTTTTAGCATCAAATGGTTTCTTAAAATGTGAAACAAGTGTAGTAACACTTATCCAGTCTATTGATTCACCATCTAAACTTTTATAACTATGGTCCTGTGCATTAAATACTATACTCATAACTCATCTAGCCTTTCTTCTTCTTTCTCAGAAATAATTGCTTTCCATCTGCCATCCGGACACTCTGTAGATAAGGCTCTTGTTTTAAATGCAAGAGAACATCCACATAAGTTACAGCAAGGAGCTGTTCCTTTTACTGCACACTTTCTACCCTTGTGTTCACAAGTATAACAGATCTCATATCTTAAGTCTGCTACTTGCTCTACTACAGCATCTTTAATTATTGAGTTAGTAATACCTTCAAAGATTTGTTTTCTATTCTTCCAAATTTCCTTTAGTGTTGCCATACTTTTTATTTTTAAATTCTTGTTTAAATTCTTCCTCTTCAGTTATCATTTTATCTAAGTTAATGAGTAACTCAAGTTTAGATTCCATTTGCTTCTTATTGTGATAAGCACCAAATGTTGATGTGTCATGGTCTTCTAGTTTTTCACTATACTTTGGTATTGCTTTTCTTACTGCACTTTTTTTAGCTACAAAATGTCCTAGACCATCTGCATTAATTCTTGGGTGACTAAGATTTGATAAGGCATTTTTAAGTTCTTTATAAAAAAAATCTGATAAGTTTTCTATTAGTGATTCATCAACATTTAAGTCTTCAGCAGCTTGTTTATATAGTCTATTTACTTTCTTCGGTATCATAGCCTAAGAATTTATAGTCTAATAAAATAGTACCCTCTGTTTGAATTTTCAAATTTGGGTTTAGCATAATTAGTTTTTTATTGTTGCTGTCTTTTATTACTAACTTATTTTTCTCAGCTTTATTAATGCAGTTTCTTACAGTCTGAGGAGATTTAAAAATCCAGTCCTCTTCTGAAGATGCATCTAAACAAAAATTAGTTAACTCAATTGGCTGATTGAAACTTAGTAAAGTAAGACAGTTAAGATCAGACTCACTCACTGTTATGCGGTTAATATAACAGTGAGTTAATATCTGATACTTTACAACATCCCATTTGGGCATTTTAACTTTTTTCTGTACTTGATTTACTAAAGCCATTGTTAGCCTTTTTTAAGTTTTCTTTCTTTTGATGGTGGTGGAATTGGAAAGTCATCCTTTTCTACTTCAGATCCTTCTTCAGGCCCTTGTGTATTCTGCATCATCATAGTAAACTGATACTGAAAAGTAGCTCTTTTAAATCTAGCTTCCTCAATCTCAGTCATAAGCTTTTCATACTGTGCTTGAGATTCTAAATAAGGAATAGACTCATCAAAGAACTTTTTCATTTCTTCTTTTCTTTCTGCTAATTCCTCTGGACTTAGGTTCATTTCTTCTTGTTGGTTTTCCATTTTATATTTTTTTAATTTATACAAATATATAATAAAAGTTTAAACTAAAAATATTTAAAACAAAAAAACCCAGACTGTTAGATAGCCTGGGTTAAAGTTTTACTTTAAGTATTAAAACCTAACTTTTGTTCTTTTAAATTTAGGTTTGCTAAAAGATCTTGCTGATGATGATTTTTGTCTTGCTGCTCCTCTTGAACCACCTGCTGATGGTCCACATTCACCCATTTTACATCTACCTTTACCACTAAGAGGATCTGTGTTAGCACCTCCATTTTGCATTTTTTTCATTGCAGGAGCTTTGCCTGCTTTTGCCATTGATGTTACTTTTTTAACAATCTTTTTTGCTTGTTTTGTACCACCCATTTGCATTTTTTTACTTGCTGTTCTCATTGTTATCTATTTTTTATACATAAATTTAAAAGTGTAATCATATAAAACTCTCTAGAGATATCAATCTCTAAGCTAAATATGTCTACAGTACTTATGCGGAGCTTTATAATAAATTTATCCCACTGTTTATTTTTTGCTCTCCAGTTATTTCTTAATTTCATTATACTAAAGTTTTAAGCATTGCTATCAACTTAGGTTGAGGAGATACATCTGTCTTATCATTTCTGTAAGAGTTATGTGTATAGACTCCTTGCACACCACTTAAAGCTGGTTTGGACACATTCCACATATCAGCTTCTTTATATTTAATATCAATATTGTGTATACCTTTCCAGTATACAAGCAACTGTCTTACTGCTTCTATCTGAGCATCTGTATAAGCATGCCAGTGTTTATATCCTTTATAAGCTGTATCTAATGTACATACTTGGTCTCTTGGAACTTCTCTATCTACATAGTTATAGAACTTAGTACCTTTCTTAGTAAGAGGGCCCCAGTTGCAAATTTCTATACCTATAGAAAGTTTATCTAGGTTCTGATATGTTACACCATATGCTGCAAACACTTCTTGTTTAACTCCTAAATGGTATGCCCAGTTCTTAGATGGAAATCCTTGTACTATTTCACCGTCATAAGAATTAGTAGCACCTTTACCGGAAATAGCTACACATGTTGCTATTCTACCTCTATCATCATTATTCCAGTTAATCATGGTATTTAATGCAGAAGAGTTTCCTGCTGTATGATGAAGCACTATCTGTCTCTTAGTGGTATCCTCTTTCACATACTGTGTTTCTTTAAGAGGGTACTGTTTAATCTTTGATATATCTAATGCTGACATGACTAATTCTTTTTGAATCTTTTAAGAACTACTTTAGAAAGAACTTTGCCTACTTGCTTAAGAAAGCCTTTTTCTGACTTTACTTCTACTGTAGTTTTGTCAGCTTCTTTTTTTACTGTAACATCAAGATTTTTACTATCTAGTACAAATTCTTTGTTACTTTCATCTTCTTGGTTATAAGTAACATCCACATTAGGAGTATCTACTGCTACTTTAACCTTCTTTTCTTTTTTCTGTACAGTAACCTTTGACTTTTCTGTCTCTACAGTTACATCAACATTTACTTTTTTCTTTGCCATGTTGTTGATTTTGATTTATATTAAACTTGTTACTTCCTTACAAACAAGTTAGTTAAGAATTTACCCACAACACCAGTTATTAGAGCTACATATGCTAACCATTCCACTTGCTCATAGATTGCAAATGTAGTTATAGTAGTGCTTGCTGCTAAAAGAGCATCACCTACTTTTCTCCACTTAATTGGTGTGGGTCTATAATATCTATTCATCATCTGTTTATAATTAATTCTTTTACAGCTGTTGATAGTTCACTTACATTTCTTGCTAAGTTTTTTATCTCTAACTGTGTTGATTCAGCAAGTGCCTGATATTTTAGTCTAGATTCTTGTTCTACAAGTTCTATTTTACCTTTTAATTTACCCTGGTCTTCAAGTACTTTGACTTGGTTATCCATAACTTTTTTAAGGTCCATATGAGTCATTCTTAAAAAGTAGCCTATTACTGCTACTATTGCTCCTATGCCGTACATACTTATTGTTGCTGAATCCATTTCTATTGTTATTATAATTATAAATATATATATAATATACAAAAAATTTTACAAATTACGTATAACTACTTAGGCAATTCTTATTGCTAATATATTAGTGCCTTTGTCAGAGTTATCTGTAGCATGGTTGGAAGTATTATAACCTGTTCCATCATACACAGTCCAAGTTGAAGTATGTGTTGTTAATCCTCTAGCTGCACTTAGCTTATACGTTGTAGTTGCTGCTGGTGTAACAAGTGCTGACCAAGATACTGAAATTGGGGAGTTTAATGATGCTGTACCAGAGGCAGGTCTTGACATTGCTGCTGCAGCAATAACATTATTTGATCCATCTCTAATTGCAACAAAACATTGTATAATTAAGTTAGCTGCTGCTCCAACTACAAAACCTGTTATTAACCATGTCCCTGCGGCTAATGATACACTACATCCAGTTATATCTATATATGTAGCTGCATTTATGGAAGTTGTTGCTGTAGCAAATACTTGAGTTGATGTTAATGATACTGCAGGAGTTGGAATGCCAGTAATACCATACCCAGCTGTTAGACTATTTTGTTTATTATTAAATGTATTCCAGTCAGTTGAAGACAGATACCCATCTGTTGATGTTGTTGCCTGTGTTATACCAATAGTGCCTGATCCAGTAATAGTTCCTCCTGTAATAGGAGCTGACGTAGCTATAGAAGTTACTGTACCTGTGTTAGATGTATACCCTGCAGGATTTGTTAGAGGATAATAAGTTGCTGCAGCAGATGCTGTTGTAAGATATGATCCTAAGCTAGTAATAGTTGCAATTAAAGAGGTATCTACTGAAAGTATATTTGGAGATAACTCCTGTAAACCATATCCAGCAGCTACTGCTTGTGCAGCGTTAAACTGTACATAATTAATTGCTGTTGTTCCTACAGTTATAGTTCCCGTTGTATTTAGTATAAAACCAAATCCACCATATGTTGCTCCTTGTTGTACAAAACAAAAGTCTCCATTTTGTAATTCTCCTGTAGGTGAGTTATCTGCATCAGCTGATCTAGTAAGTATAAATGGTGTAGATGGTGATCCTGTATTGGTAACATCATAGATACCATTTTCTAATCCGGCAGATTGTTGCCATACTAATACTCTTTCTCCAGCAGCTAAGGTATGAGTATCAACTACTATGGCTCCATTTAATGTAGCTATTAATGTTGCTCCTACACCAGATACTCCATTTGAATATGTAGCTGATAAATTAGCTGTAGTGGCTGCGTGCACAGGTGCGTGAAAGTTAATACCACCTGACAAGTTATCTACATATTGTTTTGTAGCAGCATGTAAGGAAGAAGTAGGATCTGCATTTAATGTTAAAAAACCTGTCATTGATCCACCACCAATTGGTAAATATGTTGATGCTGCAGAAGTAATTGTTAAATATGGTGATAATGCTAATGATGTTAAGTATCCTGCTGGATTTGATGCTAATGGATAATAAGATAAATTATATGTAGGTAAACCATTTGTCCATATTACCGCTGGATTAGGATATGTACCAGATAAGTCTCCTCCTGCCGGGCCTGATGGTGTACCTCCAGATCCACCTGTTGTTTTAGGTTTGCCATCTGAACCTATAATTTGGACTGTAGATGTGCCAAATATATTACCATTTGCATCAACTAATTGTTTCATAAACTACTTATTAATGCTAAATATACAGTTCCAGGAGATGTAGTAGTTAAAATTATTTTATCCCCAGGATATAATACATATGTAGTTGTATCAATTACACTATCTCCGGCAGCTAATGTATTTGTATATAAATTTACTGTTGATGCGGTTGATGCCTCATACCTAGATAATGTTATAGTGTATGCATTAGGATTGTTAAGTCTAATATATACAACTATACAAGATGTAATTTCTTCAGGTGCTTCATATATTATCTGAGTACCTGCAGTAGTTCCTTGTACATTTATATAAGCCATTTATACAATATATTCTTGCAGTTTTAAATCTACCATTCCTGGTACATCTGAATCTTCCCAAGATGGATTATAAGGCATATCTTCTAATCTTACTCCAAACTTAGCTGTATCTGTAGTAAGTAAAACATTTACAGCTAAAAGCTTATCTATTGCTTTATCAGATATAGTATTCATATCAATAGTAACTGTAGGGTCAACTATCTCTACATCAAATTGTGGAAATGCATATGTTGGCATAATTTATATTTTAAGTTATTGTTGTTCCTGAAACATTACATACTCTTACCCAAATACCCCAAAAAGCATTTTGTTTACCTGTTTGAGTAAATGGGTTTACACCAGCTAAATCAGTAAGACATCCACCAGTTCCAGTTACTTGAGTTGATATCCAAAAATATCTTCTTGTTGTATTAAAAGGGGCGTAGTTTAATTGGTAGTTAGCCATTAATCCAAAGTTCATGATATTAATCATTTCAACAAAGTTGGTTAAATACCATCCTGTTAAACCATCAAATGTAGCTCCTGTATGTTGAGTAAGTTGATCTGCCCAAGGTCTAGTTGTATTATCACCATAATAATAAGCAAGTACTGTAGAACCATCATATGTAGACCAGTCAAAAGCTACTGAATTAGTATATGTTTGATTACCAGATTTATCTGTAAATCTATTAGTATTTCCAAATGGATTATTACTATTTAATGTTAAAAAGTCTAACAGTCTTCCTCTCTGTGTAGCACCATCATCCCCAGTATTAGTGGATATAGTTTGACCTGTCTTCATTAATGTAGCTCCAACAGGTGGTGTAGATTGTGATTTTAATTCTATTCTAGTACTCATTAATATATCTTATTTAAAACAAATATATCACTATATATACTATTACCTGGATTAGCAGCTCCCCATTGTACAGTTACATCTAATGTATTACTTATTGTAGTATCAAATGTGGTGTTATTGACTGCATTAAATGCAAAACCTTCATTGACACCGTTTGATGTTTTAGTATAATGAAAGGTGCCTAAAGTTACAATAGATGCTACACCAGCTGCTCCTAACTGCCTTATAGTAAAGTCTATATTTAGAGAAAAGATATCTCCTGTAATATTTGAGATAGATTTAGGTCCACTATCTACTAGTATTGAAGTTCCATCCTTTACTCTTATTTGTATAGTTTGATTATTAGTAACATTTAATACTCCAGCAATTACTGCTCTAAAGCTATCTCCTACTTTAAATCCATTAGCAGGAACTGATAGTGTACCTACACCTCCATTTATTAAAGATGTTTCTACAGTAGTATTTGTAATAGGGATACTGTTTGCTGTTTGAGCAAATAATCCATAATTAATTGTAACTGGTACAAAAGAAGAATTAAGATAAATAGTTGTACTCATTAAGCTACATATGTAATAATAAATGTAGTACCTGTTGCATCATATGGTAAACTTCCAAGTGTATTGTTTAATACTCCAGCATCAAAGTTAAGAGTAGTTCCTGCAGGAATTGAAACTCCATCTACAAGTCCTGCTGCAGCTCCTACATTTGCTATAGAAAAACTATACCAGCCAGCTATTGTTGCTCCAGTTGTTGAACTAGATATAATTTTTGGAGTTCTGGGATTTGACTTTAATTTAGTATCTATATCAGCTAGTGCAAGAAGTATATCTTCACAACAGTTACCATCTAGAATAGCCTGTAATCCTTCTAATACTTTAAGCTGGAAAGGAAAATTATTTCCTTTGTTACCATAGTCTTTTAAATTTCCTACTGACATAATTAGTTAATTGTATAAAGTTCATAGTAAACATACAAGGCTCCGGTCCATTGGTTGTTTGGTGCAACAGGTGCAGCTGCTGGATTAGCATTATATAGATTAAATCCTACACCATTTGGAATTATAAATCCTGTAGAAATAAGATATGGAATAGCATTGTCATCTGTAGGAGCAAATGCATAATATACAGAGTACTGTAAATATACATTATCTCTATTAGCTACTGTAAGATCTAGATCTGGATTATTAATATAAAAAGGTGTTTGAAAAGCAAATGCTGGATCAGGAGTTAAAAAAGGTGCAGTACCCATTCCAGTAATATCAATAATACCTCTTGGAGTATCTACTGTAACTGTATTTGTTACAGTCATATCTAACTCATAATGTTTAGTATTACCTTCATTACCAGCTTGAACAAGATCTTTAAGTGGCATTGCATAAGTTTGATATTGATCATCTCTCTTATTAAAACCTACATTAGCACCAAGTGCTACTAAGTCCGTGTCAGGATTATTAGCTTTTGTTCTTATTAACTGCTCTTTTTTTATATAGAGCCAATTTAAAATATCCATGATTATCTATTTTTTTGCGCATTATACTGTGCTATTAAAGCAGCAACTCTTTCTGAAGGTTGCTTTCTTAATTTATTAAATTTAGCCTGTTTTTCTAAAACTTTTGGATTTGCTGTTTTCTTCTTTGCCATGACTCTAAGTTTATTTAGTTAAGTGTAACATTATAATTAGCATCTGCTAAAAATTCTATTTGAAAAGAAACCTCACCTTCAAAAGTACCAGCAGGACCAGCTGTTATTGGACAAGATCCAACAAACATAACTACATCAATCTCAAGATTTGCACCTACTACTGTTGGGAATTGACCTATTGAAATCTGTGCATAATCAGCACCACCCACACTGTCCTCTAATAAGTTTATTAATCCTAATGGTTGTGACTCAGTTACACCTGGTAAGAAACTATCAAATGAAACTGCACCACTTGTTTTCCAGTTTTGAATATCTGATGATGCTCCTCCTTCTATTACTATAGTTCCAAGAGGCTCTGCATAACTATTATATCCAGTTAAAAGAATAGTACCTTGTATAGTCCATGCTTGCAATGTACTTCCTGTATTTGTGTCAATTATTGCATAGTCTGACTTATTTATAAAAGGAGTTATTACAAATGGAAATATATCATAAGTAGTAGTTTCAAAAGTGTTATTAGCAATAGATCCAGCCTTTACTGCATCTGCCAAAGGCATAGCATAGGTTTGGTACCTATCATCTCTTTTCTGAAAACCTACATCTGCGCCTAGCACTATTAAGTCTGTTTCAGGATTATTAGCAGTTGTCTTTACTAGACGCTGCGTTCTTAAGTTTAAAAAATTTAGAATATCCATGATTACAAATAATATATTACATACTTAATATAAGTAAAATATTTTAAAAAACAAAATCCCCAGAAATAAATCTGAGGATCTTCTTACCTATCACTATTGCTTGTTTGCTTGGATATACAAATATAAAAAAAATTCTCAGACCAAATATGACCTGAGAACTTTTACCATCTAACTATTATTATGAACTTAAAGCAGATACAAATATACTAATATATAATTGCAACAGCCTGGTCTGGAATTAATAATTTTATTACTCCATCTACTTCAATTCTTTCTGCAGATTCTAATGCATATGTTTGGATATACACTTTATCTCCCGGGTTAATTCCCTCTACTTCATTACCTACTGCAAATACTTCTAGTTTTGTCCACAGCTTGATTGCATCTTGCATTCTCATTTCTTCATCCTTAGCTGATAACTCAACAGATGTCTTTTTTAATTCTGGTACTGTAACCAGTAACCTTTTTCCTCTTACTACCATTACTTCATTGTTATTAATTTAACTACTGACATTTGAGCATTTAGGATTTCACCTATTGCATGATCAAATACCAAACTCTTTACAGGAGACTTAGCACTATTATTATACTCATCCTTTAATAGATTAGCTATCTCTGCAAACTTTTGTTTTACTTGAAATACTTTCTCATCATTAGATGGATTAAATTCTATACCTACTAGAATCTCTCCAAATGAAAAGATTTTTTCTTCTATAACTACTGCATCTTTATTTTCCATATTGTTGGTTTTTAATTGTTCATATAATTCTCTTGCTTTTAAGTTGGCTCCTTCCTGGCCCTTAGTGAAATTGGTCACAGCTCTCCATATGTCCAACTCTTGCTTTGTCACCTTAATCTACTTTATCATATGTGAGATTAAACACATCTGGCTTACAAGCATAGAACTCAGACTTGATACCTTTGATGATATAATCATTTAGAGATGCATTCATATTACCTTCTAATGTAGATACTACAAATACATCTTTATTATTTCTTTCATAAGTAAAACAGTCCGGGCAAAATTCTAAAACTTCTTTTGTATTATCTCCAGTCCATTGCATAGCCTCTATAACCACAGGCTTTTTTACATACTTATGCATCATAGTTATTATTTGGAAGTTTAGTAATTATCTCCTTTGTCAATGGGAGATTCTCTTTAAATATATCAAGTTTAATTTGCTCCATTAAACCTACAAGAGCTAGTATATCAAACTCCTTTACATTTACATCCACTTTGATGTTATCATCTTCATCTATGGTAATATGCAGAACTGTCTTCTCACTCATACACAATTTGTTGGTTAGCAAATATAAAAACTTTTTTTGTTTAAACTAAAAACCCTAGAAAAATATCTAGGGCTTTCAGCTTCGTCAAAATTAATGTCTAAATCTAAATACTCTAAATTTAAATACTTGAACATTACAAAGCAAATATAATAAAAAACCCAGATAGTACTTCTTGGCCAAAGAAACTTATCTGGGGTTGTTACTAGTTATACAGATCTCTGCTTTCCCAGTAACCAAAAAGACCAGTGTAGTGAGCAGATCTTACGGTATGCTGTCTGGTACATATATCATGGCAACAGTATCACCATGAGGTCCCAGTATTTACATACTGGTGGGGTATTATTCAGTATCATAGAACATTCTATCAGAATCTTCTGTATGCCATTTATCAAACCCTTCACAGTTATAATAATCTGTATTAACCAGATAATCTGGTTTCTCAGGGAATGGTTTAGTAACAAAACTTGGCTCCGACCATTTAATTCTATTGTTAGGTTGTAGAGCAATCTGCCCATTATCTAATAATATAATATGGTGAGACTTATGCTCTAGAGCATCCTCAGCCAAAGATAAATCTGTGTTAAGATCATTAGATCCCCAATTAATAGTAGCATGATATTTACCAGGGTAAAACTTTCTATCTTTCATATACACTTCTACTGGGGTATCATAAAGATATGATAAATGAAGCACAGTAAAATTATAAGAAAAACAGTTCCATATCTGCAGATGATGAAAAGGAAGATCCGGTTTAGGTAGCTCTGGTTTAGTAAGCAACGCATGTGAGGGTAGCTTATCTCTAAGTACTCCATTCTCAAGGAGTACCTGAAACAGTGCAGCTTGCCCTGGCATGCATCTTACTGAAATAACTACCCCTGGAGTAAATTCACCTTGACCTTTCTTATTCTGGTACATGTACTCATTCCTAACAAATACTTTAAGAGGAAAAAAATTGTGTTCTATATGTGCCATATATTATTTTTTAAAGAACCCTTTCTTAGGTTGTTCTTTAGTACCAAATCCTAGCATATCAATAATCTTATTAGCTTGTTCTTCAGCAAAACCAATTGCCTCTTCTTCTTTATCCTTGATGTTCCAGTTATTAAGTAACAAACTCATATGCATAGTTTCATGCATAACAGCTGTAGCTTTTTCTGTAAGAGAATACTTTTTAAAAGTACCAAGGTTAATAAACAAGAATGGTTTGTAAGGAGCCTTTGCTGTAAGCTTCTTGTCAGCTGGATCATAGTTAGTCCAACCATAAATATAAACTCCATTGCCAGAAGTCTTATCTACTTCTTCTGCCTGAGCATCATCACGGTTGAGACCATGCATCTCAGGTACATCATAATAATCAAATATCTCTGTTGCATCCTTACCAGCAAGGAGTACATACTTACCCATATCTACTTTCTTCATTTCAATACTTGTTTAATCTCTTCAGCCCATCCTAATATATAATCATCTACCTCTTGCTTTGGCAGATTCATCATGCTTACAATTTTCTCTACCAAATACATAACCTGTTGTGTATCTGGATCTGGGTCTGATATGCTAGCCTCATACTCTTTCCCGGACTTTATAATATAAATCCTCATACTATAATATAATAAAAAACCCCCAGCCTGTAGTTCCGGGGACTTTTTATTTTGGTAGAGAATGAAATACAAATATAATACTTTACCGGTAGTAACCAAATATTATACTGGAGTTTGTGAGGATCCCCCAGCGCGGCCACCCCCACCCCTCAAGCCGCAGGTGGTACCCCCCTGCTTTCTCAGGTGGCCTTGCTCATGCAGAACTGCGCTGCACTTTTTTTTCCTCTGTCAAAAAAAGCTTGCTTGCTCTTGCATGCTGACTAACCCTAAACTTGAGATAAATTAAAAATTTATCATATGAAAAAGTCTTTGCCATTCCAAGATGCTCTGGTGAGCATCATGTCTAACAAATCCCATGACTTCCTTTATAATATAAAGAAAGTCAATACTGACTCTGATAAGCTATGGCTTCCCAAAGTCAGTAAGAAAGCTGTTGCTAATTATATAAAGTCTGAAGGCCTTTATAAAATAAGCTACAAGCTTTACACAAATGAAGCAGGCTATGAAGCCATCTTCATCTGTGGTGCCGAAGAGATCATGACTAAATAGTCATGACTCTTCTTTTTTTCTTTCCTCTTCTTTCTAACCCAAGACTGATGATAAATTAAAATTTATAATATGGATGCAATAGAAAAAAAAGTTTTAGAAAAAGTATTTCTAAATCTTATGGACAAAGATGTAACACATGGCAAACTTGTTAAAGATATAGAACATATGCTAAATAAACTTGCCCATGAGTATATAAACACTGAACTTGAATCTGATAAAAATGAATATCATGCATGGGCAGTATGTTTAGATATAATCAGAAAAGGGCTAGAATAAAGAGAGACAAGCTCTCTTTTTTTATTTAACTAACCCTAAACTTAATATAAATTAAAACTATATAATATGAGAAAGATATTTTATATAATAGATGGCCTGGAAAGAATGAGGCAAAATCCTGAATATGCAGATGTGTATAATAGCATAATAGCAGAAATAGAAGAAACCAAGCAGGCTGAATCTGAATGGTATGGAAAAGCAGTAAATACCAAAGGTTATATAAATAAGCTATGTATAGATGCTATACATAAAATGGATATGCAGGAAGCTTTTAAATCTGCAATCCCAAAAGAGAGATAAACTCTCTTTTTTCTTTTTCCTCTTTTTACTAACCCTACACTGGAATTGATATGATTATTTATTAATAAATTAAAAACAAAAGTTATGATTAAAGCAGTTTATGTTGGAAATTACATCCAAAGAAAAGAAGGAGCAGGTAAAGGACAAACTTTCCATTTGTATAATGTGTATGGTAGTGCTGAAGAAATGCAGGATTATATTAATAGCCCGCAATTCAAGAAGTATCCAACTAATGCACCAGATGGAACTCCGCAGTTTAGAACAATGTATATGGATGCATTAAGAGATGAGTTGCCATTGTATAAGAAGCAAGATGGTAATTATACATTGGATGGCTCAGAGAGCCGTAAGGATATAAGCAGGATTGATGCTCTTGCAAAAATATCTCCTGCATTGGAAGCTCAGTTTGCATCAAGAGTCCTTGACAAAGTTATGGGACCAGTTGCAAGCAATAAGGCTGTTAATGCATTATTTGCAGAACCAGTATCTGATGGAACAGATGCAAACATTACAGAAATGTAATAATAAGGAAATGGGGATAAACCCCATTTCTTTTTTTTAGTAATTAGATTCCTCTTTTTTCTAACCCTTTACTGCAATTGAGTTGCAATGCTAAAGCATTGCTTTTTTATTTTTTAGTAATTAGTACTAAATACATACCCAAGTGGGAATATGTGTATAGTATATATAGTATAGTATATACCCAAGTGGGAATTTGTAACTATTCTGCCGGTGTGAATTTTGACCAAGTGGGAATTGTGTACTTAATACTTAATACTAAATACTTACTCTTTAATACTTAATACTTAAGACATAGAAGCTTAAGTAATGTGTAATACTATGATATAATGAAGCTTAGTATTCCCACAAATTACTTAAAAATAAACTTATAAGTTGCTGGAAACTAGACAGTTAAGTGTGTTTACTTAAAGTAGAGAATCAAACTCTCCACTATAACTAAACTCTAACAACAGGCTCAGAATAAGAATATTCACTCACAATTAACTTAAATATATAGCTATGAACAAACAAAAGCAAGACTTACTCTTAGTATATGCTATTATAGGCATTACTGCTATACTTACTATTATCCATTTAGTGTTTCACAGTTAAAGACTCCGGGAAATATGTTTAGCAAATTAATATTCCAGATTTATTTATGGATAGGAGTTGTTACTCCACAGGACAATGTAGATGGCAGAACTACTTACACAGTTATTACTAATCAAATAACTATAGAGTATGCCTACAAAGAAGAAATACTCAACTGGATTAAAACAGATGAGTTTGTGTACAATGAAGATTTATAAATTTTAAAACCAAAGATTATGATTGGAAAGAATCTGATTGAAGAGATCAAAGATCTGTACTTAAGACTGAATCAGGAAGAGATGTCTAAAGATCAACTAGAAGAACTTGATAATTCTACTATAGAAGAATTAGAAGGAGAGAGGTCTTCTCTTCTTATGGGACTTGGAGAATACCTGTATCCGGAGTTCTATGAATTTTATTAAATAGTATAATACTGTCCGTTAACAGTCGGGGCTGAGAAAGTATGAAAGCCAAACTGTTTATTTACTCTCATCCAATTGCAGGTAAACCGGTATTAGTAGCCCGTATATGCCAACATGAGCCTCAAGGGTTGCAACCTTGTGAGAGTACTATTTAAATCAGTGATTTAATCTTATTACAGTAGGATTATAAGAAACAAGATGATGACTTGTTAGCTGCATGTAACTCCTAACTAGACCTCTGTAAGGGTTGAGAAGACTAATCATCTTTGTAAGAAAGGCATAAGTGAAATGCGAAAGCTTTATACTTAAAGTAATTTATGCAATTGGAGTAATATAATTGCAGGTAGAAGTACCGCTGGAAGACAGAAATAACTAATCCTTGTAAGAGTATGCAAGGTAAACTTATTAATTAAGCTCTCTGGAAGCTTACAAGAACCATCATATTGACTGATGTATCAGTATGGCTTATTGTAATTGCACCTCTGAGAGCTTAATTTATATTTGGGAGCATGTGACCATGAAAGAGGCATGCATATTTAACTAGGTACAATTATAACTCTTAGTACCGACCTACCTAGGGATGTGAGTTACCCGAATTGTTATGCAAATAAAAAGATTGTCCGTTTATAGTGCGGGGCTGAAAAGATCTGAGAGCCAACACTATTTATTAATGCACCATTCTCACTTCCCAAGGGTGAGCAGTTGTAATATGAAGTATGTAAGAATTATTCCATACACAATTTATTTGTGGTCTATAGGCTATGAAGTATTACAACTGAGTGCAGAGGGGTTATTAACTTATAGAAACTTAATTAAGAACTTAAAACTAAACTTATGACCTTTGAAGATTTAAAATTTGAGCATGATGAGATGGGAGAGAATGCTCATCACATATTTCCTAACCATTATGGTGTCTCAGTAATCCGCGGTCTTTATACCTATGGTGGTAGACAAGGATTATATGAATTGGCAATTATATACATGGCACCGGGTGATAAGTACTCTCAGATATGCTATAATACACCAATTACTAATGATGTTATTGGGCATTTAACACCGGAAGAAGTTACAGATATAATGAAAAAAGTTAGTGAACTTAAATAAGAACTTATGGAGAACATGCCAATATGTGGAGTATGTAACAATGAGATTACAGAAAGCTATGTAATTGCTACTGATCACTATGATAATAGCAAGTACAACAAGTGCTTTGACTGTATATCACATGAAGAGTACATATTTGATAATCCGGAGCCAGATGAAGATGAATACTCTGCTGAAGAATTTGAAGCTAAGTATGGAAGACCTTTACCAGGTGAAACATATGGAGAATTCTATGCAAGAATATATGCTGATGACAGCAACAATTAAATTAGTAACCAAAACAAATAAATAAATAAACAATGATTAAAATTATGATTATGGCATTATGCCTTTCTTCTAATGAAGCTACTCTAGTTTCTGAGTCTGTAACTACTGAGATTGGTCCTGGAGATGGAGTTAAGAAAAAATCTAAGGGATACAATTACAAGAAGCACTACAGTAGAAAAAGAGCAAGACTCATTAAGAAAAGAAATAGAGCATGTGCTGTTAGATACTAATACTTAAAATTTATGATTATGAAAACAACAAATCTGATTATTTTAATTTACTTTGCAGCAATATGCACACTAGCAGCATTTGTATCATGAGAAATTTAAAGAAAGAACTTAGATATTGGCAGAATTACCGGATTGAAGTAAAAAGATCCGGTATGCCTAAAATATTAAAGGATGAACTTCTTTCTGAAGTAGAGTACAATATTGTTAGAATATTAAGCAATATTGAGGATTATAAAACACAAAGAAGACCAAAAATAATAATAGCTGGTGCTATTTGTCTGGCAATAATCTATACTATTACACTTATATTTTTATTTATCTAACAGGGTGTTCTACCCTGTTTTTAGTTCTATAGTTAAAGGGATATAACACTAGCCTTCTAAGCTTGTATTCCTGGTTCGAGTCCAGGTGGAACTACTATGCACTTTTGTGTATAACTCAAATATTTAGTAAATTACATCTTAAAATTATGATTATGAAACTGTTCAGAAGAAAAAAAGCATGCCCAACAGATGGGAAATTTAAGTTATTATTTATTGATGATAACAGTGAACTTATGCATGAAATTCTTGGGATCTCTGAGGATAGAGTAAAAGAATTGCTAAAGAACACAGCAGAGGCATTTGATGGTAACTCAGAGTTACATCTTATGCTAGAAAAAATAATAAATTACTGCAAACATGAGAATGAAATTGCAATGAGTATGTTAATATTTCAAAAGATAGTAGACCACCACAGGAAGGAGTCTACTGTTAGTGAGATTATGTCTAATTTATTTGGAAGCCATGAATGATAGTTATTTAATTACATCAGTCTTAGGATTTAATCTTAAGAGAGATATTATGACTCCGGAAGGAGAAATAATTAAGACAGGTATCAAGTCTACATGCTATAGCTGTGAGGAGCCAGTAATTAATCACAAGATGATTGATAAAAAGTTCTTTACAAACTTTAATGAAGCTCTGTTAGCTAAAGTATTAGATTATAGAAGAATTAATGACTGAGCATGAGAATATCTGTAACATATGATGACTCTGATGTTGCAAAAGCATTAGAAAAGGTAATTAAAGACCCAAATTCACAGGAGTTTGTTAAGTTACTTACTCCCATGATCTGTAGTAATTCATCAGCTGTAGATTATTTCTTTAAGCTTATGCTTGGTAATAAGCTACCAGATATCATACCTGATGGGACTTTATGTAAAGTTAAAGTTGAAAGATTAGGTTATGGTAGTAACAAAGAAGGAATCCGGGAAAGATTTGCAGATGATGAAGACAAAGTAATTGTAACTGTAAGACAATTTAGAGGCTACCATGAGTATTCTCAGTACCAAGTTTCATATAAAAATGTGTTAGATAATGGTACTACAAAAGATGATGCTACTTATTTAAGCACTAATGAATTAGAGATTATAGAGGAATTTTAAAATAGTATATCTGTAGATATGCTTTTCCTGAACAGTAATACTGGGGAGTAGTCTAGGCTATTCCCCTTTATTAGCTATATAATGTCAAAATTTAAACTTTACACTTATACTGGTTAAACTTATTATCATACATTTACTAATCTTTATGTATTTATAATGTTATACCAGTTACCTAATGGTAAAGTAATTTATATTACACTTGAACAATATCTTGATCTTACAGATGAGGACATTCAGTATCTGATGTCCATAGATTATGGTGAACACATTATAAATCCTTTTTCTGATTCTGCTGTTGTAGAAAACACCAAAGAGAAGTATTATGATTTTGATTATCTGGCCACAGATGATGAAAATGTAAATGATATAATATCAGATGATGAACCATTTGATGATATCATTGACCTTATGGGCCCACTGGATACATAGTATTTGACTTGCAATAGAATACTATTTAACTTATCATTCAGACTGAGTAACTGAAGATATAGTACACATCTACTCACAAACATCTATTTAATTATTTATTTATTAACTTTTAAAAACTGAGATTATGAACTCAAAAGTAACTGTATTAGCTGATGAAACAACTGGAGCTGTTGTTAATGTATCTGAAAACAATTCAGATTATGGTTTCATCCGTGTGCAACAAGTAAGAACACTTATAGATGATAATGGTTTCTTAAGAAGAAAACCTGTGTCAGCATTAATTCCTGGTACTGTAGCTGAGCTAAAAGAATCTGGATTCTATGCTGGTCAACAACTTGATGGTAAAATTGTAATTGAAGAAGCTCTTGAGCCATTCAATAACAAAACTCCAGAGAGAGATCTTAAAATTGCTGGTGAGACAGGAGTAGTATGTACTCTTGGAGGTCTTCCAATCTACCGCAGAACTAAGTTCTCATTTGCTGGTAATGCAGAAGATATGCTTATTAAGCATGATAATGTAGATGAATTGCGCAATGCTTATGCAGCACAAAGTGCAAAAGCAAAAGCTATTCAGCCTAATGCAGATTTCTCTATTGGAGGATAGTATTAACAGATAGTAGTAAAGGGGGCAGAAATGCTCCCTTTATTTTTTTAGTAATGATTAATTGTATATGATAACATGGAAAAGCAAAAATTAAAACAGAGTCTTGAGTATAATGGTAAATACCAGTTAAAGAATGAAAAACTGGTGATGCAGTATGAAACTGATAACTATACTCAATATCAAAATTATTTGTACAAGAGAGCTCTATATGGATTAGAGTCACTTGGTGCACAAGAATTGGAACAAATGTGCAGTAAAAAGAAGCAGAGAATAATAAATGTATATAAGAAAGCCCAAGCTGTAATAAATAAATACAAACAGGAGCTTACTATAAAATATACTAATATTTTGTTTGAATCTTTTTTCCCAAAGAGTCCAATAACAGCATTCTTTCTAGATAATTCTGAAGTTGATGAAAAGTTCAAGAATACTTTAACTTTTAAAGATTTAAATATATCCAAAGAGGATATAATCACTATCTTTATTCAAGAAGGAGTGTTACCTAAAAACTTTTTAAGTTTAACAACAGATCCAAATCAGTTACCTAGACTAAGAACTAAAGCATAATTATGAATTATAAAGTTTGTACCAAGTGTAATACTAATTTACCTGCTACAAGAAATAATTTTCATGTTCAAAAAAGAGGTAAATATGGTTTGAGATCTATGTGTATAACCTGCTCTCGGGCATATGCAAATAGTAGAGTAGTTTTAGTACCAAAGAAAACTGAGAAAGCCTGTAGTAACTGCAAAGAAGTATTCCCTTTAACTGGGGAATACTTTTATAAAAAAGTTACTAAAAAGGGAACTATTGTTAAGGGTAAGCCTTTATCTGCTGATTCTATTAGTTTTAGACATGTTTGCAAAAAGTGCAATGGTCTAATGACAATGCAAAGAAAAGATAAAAAGCTTATGATTAAATATGGAGTTTCTACTGAAGAAGAACTGAAAGCTATTAAAATGAATAATAAACTAACAGCTGGTAAGAAAAATCTAAAGTATAATTATCCTGAAGGTTCTACTAAAAAAGAAAAAGCTAAATACATAAAAGTATTTGCTAAAGGTTATGATCTTGAGACTTATCAAGAAGAATGGAAAAAAAGATGGTTAGAAAAAACTAAAGCTAATAGAAAGTATGATTATCCAGAAGAGTATAAGAATGTGGATAAATTACCAAAATCTGTAGTCCTTAAAATGCAATCTGAACATATGAATGATGGATTTATTGCTAACAGATTAGGTTTTAAATTGGAAGATGTTCCACAAGAAATATTAGAATTAAAAAGAAAACAACTTAAATTTTATAGGTATGTCAAGAGTAAAGAAGCTAAAAACACAAACAATTAGTGAAGTTAGAACACAGTTATTAAATATTGCTGATTCTACAGCAAGTGTATATGAAGAAACAAATGATCTTAAAGCAGCAGAATTAGCTTTAAAATCATATAATGGAGCTGTAAATGCTGCTAAAGTGCAATTAATGTATAAGAAATTAACTGGTGCACCAAGTATGATAGAATTTCTTGAAGACTAAGTAATAACCAGGCTCCTGTAATAGGGAGCCTTTAATTTTTAATTTATGAAGACAACTGTATTATCAGTGTTATTTGTGCTGGGAGCATTAGTAACACATTCACAAGACACATTAAAGACTTATTTAATGGAGACTGGTCACTGGCAAGCAAAGAAAAAAGCCTGGAAATATGATCCGGAACCTGCATTTAGTTATGAAGTGTTCAAAATAGAGCAGGGTAAGATATACTCTAATCTAAATACCTATACATTAACATCAGAGTTGATGGATAGAAGACATAATATTACATGGAATGCTACAGATCAGAATGGTAAAGAATGTTTAGTATCTCTATCAGATAATAAGGGGAGATTTTTCCTTGCTATTATTTATGATGAAACATGCTATAGGTATCATTACTATGTAAAATAACAATGCCTTATAAGACAGATAAAATGAAGCTTGATTCTCCATTCTTAGACAGGAGAGTTAAGCTTCTTCCTTGTCAAAGAGAGATGGTCTTATACTGGACTAAACAAGGGCTGAGTCAGAGGAAGCTAGCCAAGATGTTTAAAGTATCCAGGAGACTAATCACTTTTATACAGGATCCTAAGAAGAAAGAAAGAGATTTAGCAAACAGAGCTGCCAGAGGTGGTACTATGATATACTACAAAGGTGGTGAAGAGTGGGCTGCTACTCAAAGAGACCACAGAAGATATAAATATAAAGTATTAACTAAAACTAAGTAATATGATTGGAGCTATATATACATCTGCTATTATGGTAATTATAATGGTAGGTGTTGTTGGGTATATACTAGAAAGTAAACTTGATAAAATAGAAAGAATACTTAAAGAATTAGAAGATGAAAGCAATACTTAAAAAGATTTGATATGGAAAAAGAAACACTAGAAGAAGCTGCTGAAAGATTAGCAAGTACAACTGATGAATTTAATATGTTTATAGCAGGTGCTAAATGGATGCAGGAACAAATGGAAAAACTTAAAGACTTTGATACATGGAAGGAATGGAAAAACAGTTAACAGCAGTAGATTGGTTATTAGAAAATCTAAATACAGAACCATATTCAGAAAAGGATTTTGAACACAATCGTAATTGTTGGGATAAAGCCAAAGAAATTGAGAAAGAGCAAATATGTAAAGCATATACTATGGGTGTAAGTCCTATGTTGAGTATATGGAGATATGGTGAAGATTATTACAACGAAACCTTTAAACAACAAGAACAATGAAACAGACAGCAGTAGAATGGTTGCAACAAGAAATTATATTACAAACTAATTTACCGTTAAATTTAGAAAATGTATTGGTATTTAATAAGTTAATTGAACAAGCCAAAGAAATGGAGAAGGAACAAATAAGAGATGCTTTCAATGCTGGTGATTTAGATTCTGATACTTATTTTATTCCATTCTTAAAAGAAAATGATGAATCAGAAAACTACTATAACAAAACCTTTAAATCAGAATAGAATGGAAGACAATATATTTAATAAAGCTAAAGAGTTAAAAGAAAAATATAATTCACTCTATACTTATAGAAATAAACTACATCATGCTAAAGGTTGTAACTTGTCAAAAATAAAATTAGAGTTCAGAGTTGGTCCACACAATATACTGGATGACTTATATTTTAGAAATGAAAGTATAATGCAGGAAGCTATTGAAAAAGAGATAGAGTTAGTAACTGTTGAACTAGATGAGTTACAGAAACAATTTGATGAACTTTAAATCAGAATAGAATGAGCAAAGAAACATGTATTAAGTGTGGTAAGCCTGCTTATAGAGTATATAAACCTGACTTAGATCTAGCAGGAATAGGAATGTGTTCAGAACATCAAGAAGAGATTACTTTAGACTTGATGATTGCTAATTTTGAAGGCTGGGAAAAGTTTGAGAAAAAATACTTAAAGAAATGAGTCTGGTAGAGAAAGTTACTAGGAAGTCTATGATAATTAGGCCATCTGGTAGATCTACAGATTTTATCTCTCCAAGTTTTGGACATGGGTGTTTATATAATTGTAGTTACTGCTACATGAAGAGGCATAAGCCGGAAGGACTATCTATAGCATCTAATACTATGGACATCCTGACAGAAATTAATTCACATGTATGGTTTGCTGATGTAGAGAAGCCTAATCAGACCGGGGAGTTTATTACTTATGATATCTCTTGTAATGAAGATTTTGCACTACATGCTAAGTATCATGAATGGGAGAAGATATTTGCTTTCTTCCGGGATCATCCACTTGCTATGGGTTCATTTGCTACTAAATATGTGAATCCAGAACTTTTAATGTTTAATCCTGAAGGTAAAATTAGAATTAGATTTAGTATAATGCCTGAAAGGTGGAGAAAGATACTTGAACCTAATACATCTTCTATTGATGAAAGACTCCGTTCTGTTTCAGATTTTCTTGATGCAGGTTATGATGTCCATTTAAATTTTAGTCCTGTAATAGTTCATGATAATTGGTTAATAGAATATGAGTTCTTATTTGATATAATAGGAAAGCACTGTTATATACATCATTGGCCACAAAATTCTGTCAAAGCTGAAGTAATATTTTTAACTCATAATGAAGACAAGCACAAGTATAATCTAGCACATAAACTTCCTGGAGAAGAACTATTATGGGTACCTAAAATACAAGAAGGAAAAGTATCACAGTATGGAGGTAAAAATATTAGGTATGAGCATAATAGAAAAGCAGATTATATTAAGCAGTTTGTAGAATTGCATGATAAGATAATACCTTGGAATACAATAAGATACATATTCTGAGTTAAAGTAAAAGTTTAAGTATGAAAGTAAAAATTTGTGATATATGTGGTGAAGAAAAACCAATATGGAAGAGTAGTGGAACCGGGGGATTATTGTATTGTAAATACTGCTGGAGTTGCCACAAAAGCAAAGATAATGATACACAGAAACCAACACAATCTGTTATCCCCCGCGTTTCTGCTAAAAGAGCAAAGAAAGATGCTGAGTACAGCAAACTAAGAGAAAGATATCTTACAGAGAATCCATTATGTATGATTAAAGTAGGAGGTTGTACACATAATGCAACTGATATACATCATACATATGCTGGATCCAACAGAGATGCTTTTTATTTAGTTCAAAGTACTTGGAAAGGAGCATGCCGGAACTGCCATGATTGGATTCATGCAAATCCAGGAGATGCTAGATTAATGGGATGGTTAAAATAATTGATTATGACTAAAGATGAAATACAGTTAAAAGCTATTGAAGCAACTGAAGGACACAAGAGATGCAGTGTAGTTCTTGGAACCGGTGTGGGTAAAACTTTAGTTGGTCTTACTCACCTGGAGAAAAATAGCACAGCTCTAATGAGATGCCTGGTTGTTGCTCCAAAGAAAGCAATTTATCAATCTTGGAAAGATGATGCGGAGAAATTTGATAAGCATCACTTACTTGGTAGAATTACTTTTACAACTTATCTAAGTCTTAATAAGCATAATCCTAATGATTATGATATTATATATCTGGATGAGGTGCACAGCTTGCTTGACTCCCACAGAGGTTTTTTATATAATTACAAAGGTGTGATACTAGGATTGACTGGTACTCCGCCAAAATATAAGCACTCTGAGAAAGGTAAGCTGGTAAATGAATTCTGTCCAATAGTATATACATTTAAAGCTGATGATGCTATAGAAAATGGAATACTAAATGACTATCAGATTATTGTGCATATGCTACAGCTTAGTGAAGTTAAAGACTATGAAGTAGAAATGCAAAAGAAAAAGTTTAAGACTTCTGAGTATTTAAACTATAGTTATTGGACAAGAAGGCTAGATGTAGCAACATCTGGTGTGCATATTATTAGGATAATGAGAATGAAAGCTCTTATGGAATATCCTAGTAAAGAGAAATATGCCCGCATATTGTTCAATAGCATAGAAGGAAAGTGTATTCTGTTTGCAAATACACAGGCTCAGGCTGATAAATTGTGTAACCATAGCTACCATAGTGGTAATACTAATTCTGAAGAGAATCTGTTGATGTTTAAGAATGGAGAAATTAATAAACTCTCTGCTGTATTGCAGTTAAATGAGGGTGTTAATATTCCTAATCTTAAACAAGGTATCATCATGCATGCTTATGGTAATGAGAGAAAAAGTTCTCAGAGAATTGGTCGGTTGCTCCGGTTAAATCCAGATGACAAAGCTATTGTGCATATACTATGTTATGTAGGTACAGTAGATGAAAAATGGGTAAAAGAAGCTCTTGAAGACTTTGATCAAAGTAAAATTATCTGGAAAGACTATAATATAAATCTGGATAATATGTAGAATTTTTTATATATTGGAGTATGGAAGAGAATAAACCATATAAACTAATAATGTATAATGATGATGAGAATTCATTCCATTATATAATAGCTTGTTTAATTAGGAAATGTGGCCATGATCCAATACAAGCTGAACAATGTGCTACTATAGCACATCATAATGGTAAATGCCATGTAAAATCTGGTGCCTTTGATGAAGTATATGAAATGAGCACTATTCTAGACTCTCTTGGTATAATATCTGAAATTGAGATTAATGAAAGTCATATGCATTGATGCTAAAAACAAACCTTCTAGAATTCCAGCACATGAATGGATAAAAGAAGGTGAAGTGTATACAGTTACAGAGTTTGTAAATATGGCACTTACTCCTGGAAAATTAGGCTTTTTACTTAAAGAAGTACAACTAAGTCCTGACTCATTTCCATATGAATACTATTCTGCTGATAGATTTGTTCCATTTGAAGAAGTGGTTTTAGAATCTGAAGAAGTTAAAGAAGCAGAATTAGATTTAGTATAAACTTAATATATTTATTTATGTTCAATAACTTAAACTTATTAAGTGTAAGTCTTGCTATTTACCTAATAATTGCTCACTTTTACACTTTTTATTTTTGGTATTTATGGGCTCAAGATAGTGGATTCTTAAGCACTATTATTATAGCTCCATTTGTATGTGAAATTAAGGGATTGCTTTTCCCATTTTTTATTTAAGATATGGAAGATTATACAAAGGAAGATGTCTTAAAAGCACTTTCTTCTTTAGATAAGAAATCTAGGAAAAGAGTACTTGTAGATCAAAGAAGTTATCTAATTGCTATTTTAGCTTATAGATTCATGATGTCTGAGCATCAAATTGCTAATTTAACTGGTATAAATAGATTTACTATTAATCATAATAAGACTATTGCTTTGGATTTTTACAAAGATGCTATGTACAAAAAGAATGTTTATGTTTACTCAGTTAGTTTTCCATTTGATTTTAGTGTAATAGAAAGGACTAAAGCTGTTAACAAAATAAGAAGTATACAGCTAGATCTTGATATTAAAGTGATTAATAAACTAAAAACTGCCGGATCTATATTAGGCCATGAAGATATAAGAGAAACAATCAAATTGTTTATAGAAAAAAGCTTGAAATTATGGGAAGAATGAAAGATCTTTACATGGATATTATGCAAAATGGTAATATACCAGGAGAAGCTACAATAGCTGATCTAAGAAGAATGCAAGAATTACAAATATTTGAATGGAAAGAATATGAGCAGCAACAAGAGAAAGATAGACAACAGCAATTTGAATCAGAGAATTCAGGAGAGATTGCAAAGGTATCTGAAATTACAAGAGAGTTCACGCAGTACTATAAAGAAGCAAAAAAAGAACAGAGAAAAAGGGATAAACAATGAAGAAGGTGATTAATTTTTAAACTTAAAAACATGAAGAAAATTTTATTTTTAGCAGTATTAGCATTAGGGATTAATGCATCTGCACAGATTACAGTAGAAAATACACCAGAATCAGAATTAGTATATAGGCACTCTATGGGTTTTCATTCTTTGTATAAGTCTATAGCTTCTGATTCTTCATACAGCTACTCTATTGTATTTAAAGACTGCCAGTACCAACAGATTAGTGTATATGAGACAGTAAGTTTTACATCTAAACAAGATATGATAGACTTTTTTAACTTAGTTAAGGATGTTATAGAGACTAAAGAAGATAAGACAGTTACATTTGCAGGACAGACTGTACAAGTTACATATTTTTCTAGAAATGTAAAGATGTATTTAGGTGATGCATTTTGCTGGTGGAGTACAAAATGGGCAGATAAGTGCCTAGAAAGTTTACAGTGAAACATTTTATAAAATATCTGGTGGTATGGGTAAGTCAAAACTTATCTATACCTTTCTGGATGTTAGGTCATTTTCACTTAATGACTAACATATATGAGGATATTTATGAATTTATTGCTTCCTTTGGTATGAATATAATTGTAGCTATAGGTTTTTGGATAAGCTACAAAGAAGATAAACAAAGAAATAATAAATAAAATGTTAGGTACACTTATAATTATTGGAACAGCAATTCTTGTTTATATTGCAATAGCAATAATAATTAACTACTTTGAAAAATGAAGAAGTTATGTGAGCAAATTGGCAGTTTTATTTTTATAGCAGTAATCTCCTGTCTATATAAAAAATTAGACTGATGACAAACTATTTAACAAGGTCTGTATACAATAGAAGGCCTTATGAAACATGGAATACTCCCATGTATCCTGGATATCCAAAAGATGCTTTAAATCAATTAGAAAGTAAAGGTTACTATGTACAAGATGATTCTATGAACATGGATACTCTTATGTACTTATTTAAAATTGATGAGATTATGGAAAAACTAAAAGGATTTGAGGTATTTATATCTGAAATTGTGGATGAACATTTTGAGATGACAAAAACTGTAGATAATAATCTAAACTATCTCTGGTTTCTATATAAAAGAGGAACTAAAGCTGGAGAATATAAACCATTTATACTAATGGCAGAAATGCAATTACTAAGAGAAACTGGTTATATAACAGCTGAAGAGATAGAGAACATGTGGAACATGTTGAATTCAGAAGATAGAGACAATTTTAACTTAGTATATCTTGCTATGAAGACTCTGAGAAGCACCCGAGTAAAAGAACTTGGTGCATACTCTGAAGATAACTCTAAGTATGCAGAGATACAAAAAGATTATCCAGTTAAAATACTATCTCAGGATATATTTTTAAAACCAATAAATAAATGACAGAAGAAGATTTAATTGATCTAGGATTTCAAAAGATTGATGTCCTAGATGCAGATAGCCAAAATGGCTATGACTATTATTATTACCAGCTAAAATTAATGGATGAGTTAGTATTAGTTTCTAATGAGAATGATGTAGCTCATAATAATAACTGGGAAGTAAAAAACTTTGACTGGTTAGGTGCTAGGATTAGAGACCGGCAGAGTATTGAGATGTTAAAACAACTTACTACAACATGGTTACAGTAAAACTAATTAAGAAGAATGGTAAGCTTACATATGAACATCCTAAAGATAAAGTAGCTTACCAGATATTTTCTGATAAAATTAAAGAAGGTCAGAAAGTAGAGATGTATATTAACATAGCTGATTCAGATCATAGTCTAGCACAGTTAGCAAAAGTGCATGCTTGTATTAGAGAATTGGCTAAAGAATCTGGTTATACATTTGAAGAGATGAAGACTCTTGTTAAAAAGCATTCTGGACTATGCTATATCATAGATGGAATGGAAGAGTGTAAATCTTTTAAAGACTGCAGCAAAGATGAAATAGCCTTGGCTATTGAAGCTTGTATAGAAATTGGAAAAGATTTGAATATTAATCTTGCTTAGGTGGAATGTATCCTTCATCCCCAGGCTCTAATATTTCTTTTTCTATGTATTTTTCTTCATCTCTTGTTTGTTGTTCAACCTGTCCAAGAAATAAAGCTACAGTATAAAAAGATTTTTGGAGGTCATCAAGGTCTTGATATTTTTTACTTAAAGTATCTTTGAGATATTCATCAGGATTTTCTACTTTACCCATATAAGTAAATAGATAATAGGATAAACCTTTCATCATTAGATAATAGCTCTTATTAACTGGTATGTTAACAATAGCATCATCTTTCATCTCTTTTACTTTGATAGCCATAATTAATTTTTAAAACAAATGTATGAAACAAAATTTAGATCTTGAACTGATTAAACAAAAAATGTTTGAAAAGCTAGAGCCAAGTGGTTGGAGCAGAGTTTTTAAATCTTTTATATTTAGTAATGACTTTGATGAGATACTTACTAAACTTTGGAATTTAACTGAAGCTGACAAAAGGTTTACACCACCATTAAAACAAGTATTTAGGGCCTTTGAAGAATGTCCATATAATAAACTACAATTAGTTATGGTTGGTCAAGATCCTTATCCTCAAATTGGAGTAGCTGATGGAATAGCATTTAGCTGTAGTAATACTAATAGATTACAGCCAAGTCTTAGATATATTTTTGAAGAAATAAATAGGACACTGTATAATGGGCATGAAGTTACAAAAGATGTAGATCTTAAAAGATGGTCTAATCAGGGTATACTGATGCTTAATACAGCTCTTACAACTGAAGTAAATAAAATTGGTAGCCATTATGATATATGGAAGCCTTTTACTGCTTATTTACTAGACTGGCTGAATAATTATAACCCAGGACTGGTATATGTATTTATGGGTAAAAAGGCAGAAGAGTGGTCTGAGATAATAGATGAAACAAATAACACTAAGTTTTTTGTAAAGCATCCTGCAAGTGCAGCATATAGCGGATCCAAATGGAACTCTAATAATTTATTTATAGATATTCAAAAGTATAAAAACATAACTTGGTAGTATGACAGATATATTTACAAGGCTGGTTCAAGAAGGACTAACACCAAATACTTATTATGTGTTGCATTGCATCCGGGAGAAAACAGTTCCATATAAATTTGTGAACAAAGAACTTGAATGCAAAAGGCTGCAAACTGAAGGTTGGTTGACAGAAGATTTGCAATTAACAAGCAAAAGTCTTATCTTTATTGAAGAAATAAATGGTTATTTCAAGAAAAGCAAAAAGAAAACTTCTAAAGATTTAATGGGTGCAGATTTTCTGCAAAAAATACAGGAGTATGTGAATATATTTCCTAATAGGAAACTGTCCTCTGGAAAATATGCAAGAACTACTCCTAAGAATCTAGAAGTTGCCTTTAGATGGTTCTTTGAAAATTATGATTATGATTGGGATATAATAATAAAAGCTACTGAGAGGTATGTTGGTGAGTATGAAGTTAGAAACTTTGACTACATGAGGACATCTCAGTACTTTTTAAGAAAACAGAATACTGATAAAAGTTTTGAATCTGATTTAGCAAATTATTGTGAACTTATTACATCAAATCCTGATGACCATCAGGTATATTTTAAAGAGAGAATTGTATGACAAGAGTAAGACTACTCTTTCTTGCTATTATTGGTACTCTCTTGGGCTATTACATAACTGATCTTTTTATTGTAAATATGGCACTATGGCAATTTATAGTAATTGAACTTGTTATTTCAATATTTCATGAGATATATAATATAGGTAAGGAAAGAATTAATAATGTAAATCCAGAATAATATGGCAGAATTATTTAATAATGCTAGACCTTTACTACCGGTCAGTGAAAGAGATGCTCTAAAGAAGGGACTCTTAAAGATGAAAGCAAAAAGAAACGGTGAGTTAAAAGTACTCAAAAGTGTCTGGCCAAAATTTAATGATGCCTTTTGTGATGGATTAGAATGGAGAACTATCACTGTAGTAGGTGCTAGACCAGGAACTGGTAAGACTTTATTCATGGAGCAGTTAATTAGTGATATTATAGAACTAAATACTGATCAAGAATATAGAATACTTAAGTTCCAAATGGAAATGGTTGATGAAACCAGTGGAATAAGAAAATTTAGTCTGATTACAGGTGCTGATTACAATACATTAATGAGTAAGAACCAGCTTGTTGATAAGACAATCTTCCAGAAATGTGTAGATTATTATCAAAAAACTGAAGCAACAGATTTTGTGGATGTGGTTTATGATGCATGTACAGTAGATGAAATGTGTGCAACTATCCATTATCAAATGGAGAAACACAAGAAAGATGGAAAGTATACTAACATGCTTGTAACTATAGATCACTCTGCATTATTTAGGTTGGCTAAAGGGCAAAAGGATAAATTTGATATGTTAGGTGCATTAGGTGAAGCATTGACTCACATGAAGAAGCACTATCCCGTGGCCTTTTTAGTCCTAAGCCAATTAAATAGAAATATTGATGCTCCAGAAAGATCAAGAGATGGTGAATATGGTAATTATGTATTAGATTCTGATATATATGGTTCTGATGCTTTATTACAGCATGCTGATGTGGTTATGGGTATTAACAAACCTTCTATAAGGAAGATTAGACACTATGGCCCTGAAAAATTTATTATTCATGATGAGGACATTTTAGTATTTCACTTTCTGAAGTCAAGAAATGGCACCACCAGAATTAGTTTTTTCAAGTTGGACAGAGATACAATGAGAATTATAGAAATTGACCCACCAGCACAAGCAGGTACAAAAATTAAAATTTAAATTATGACAATGAGAAAAGAAAAAGAAAAAGATTTCTTTGTACAACACATGGAAACTTTTAGAAAGTTGGGACTTGCAGATCCTTGTTTTCTAATTAAAACTGCATTTTATCAAAAAGGTAAGTTTGGAAGACAAGTATTATTCTTTGAGTCTGAGCTTGCAAAGGGTGAAGATCTTTATGTTGAGTTCTATGATAACATAGAAGTTAATGGTGTTAAAGATGTAGTACCTATGTTAGAGGATAGGCAGTTATTTAAGTACAAGTACAATCCTTATTTTCAGGAAGAGTATGAAAAGAAAGAAGGTATAAGTGCAAAAGGTGATCCCTATTCTTCCTTTACAGTTCCAGTAAGTGAGCTTACAGCTATTATGACTGATGGAAGTGAGATAACTTATAATCTTTATGAGAAAAGAAAAGCTGAAAAAGAAGCTGAGTTGCCTAAATTACAGAATAAACTTTCAGTTTTTCCAGACTTTGAAGAACAGTTTGCTCCTAAAACAGAAGTAGAAGCTCCTAGTTTAGATGCTGAAGATGCTCCTTTGTCTGAGATTACAATCCGGGATCTTGCAGCTATTATGCTAATTAAGCCAGTAAGTACAAGACCTTGGTTGAATGAGTTAATCAAACAAACAAAAAGTGAAATATGAGTATAGTTCTTCCAACAAGTAAAGTAAAGGCAGAAAGAGTAAATCCTAAAAGAATTGTGATTTATTCTAAGCCAAAAACTGGTAAGACAACAGCATTTGCTGGTCTAGACAACAATCTGATTCTTGATTTAGAAAATGGTACTGAATATGTGGATGCATTGAAGGTTAAAATTGGAAGTCTTCAAGAATTACTAGATGTTGGTAAAGCTATTAAAGAAGCTGGTAAACCTTATAAGTTTATTACAGTAGATACTGTAACTGCATTAGAAGAAATGATAATGCCTTTAGCTATAAAACTTTACCGTCAAACTCCAATGGGTAAAAACTTTGATGGGGATACTGTAGTAACCTTACCTAATGGTGCCGGATATTTATATATTAGGCAAGCATTTTTTCAGGTATTGGATTTTATTGATACATTAGCACCCACAATTATTTTATCAGGGCATATTAAAGACAAACAAGTTGATGATAAAGGTGAACTTGTAATGTCTGCTAATATAGATTTGACAGGTAAAATAAGATCTTTGATCTGTGCAAATGCAGATGCAATTGGCTACATGTACCGCAAGGGAAACAAAACTATTCTTAGTTTTAAAACTAATGAAGAAGTTACCTGTGGTGCAAGACCAGAGCATTTGAGAAATGAAGAGATAGTAGTATCTGAAATGGTAGATAATGTTCTAACAACCAGTTGGGACAAAGTGTTTATATAATAATTAAAAAGTAAAAAAATGGGTTTAAGTACAACAGATTTGGGCACAGGAGGCTCAGGATTACCAAAAACAATTTCACCAGGAAACCATGCATTAAAAATTAATAGCATACAACTAGAAGAATATCAGTTTATACCTGGAGCTCTACATTTAATTCTTAATGTGGAAACAGAACCAATTGATGGATTTGAAGGTTTTATGCTTGATAAAGATAATCCTGATGCTGGACATTATGCAGGTCAGATTGGTAGAGTAAAAGCTAGCCAATATGCATTTGCTGATGGTGAGACTAAATCTGGAATTAAAATTCAGAGAGATAGATCTATTATGATCTTTATGCAGAACTTGTGTAAGACTCTTGGAATAAATGATTGGTTTATTGAGCAAGATAATGTTCATGATACTATTGAAGATCTTATAAAAGAATTTAATAGATCTGCTCCTTTTAAAGATAAATATATAGAATTCTGTGTGGCTGGTAAAGAATATATTAGCAAGACTGGTTATACAAACTATGACATGTATTTACCAAAATCTGATAAAGGGAAATATGCTTTTGCTGAAAAAGGTTCTGATAAAGTAGTTACTTATGTTGAGGCTACACACCTTAAGAAAGCTGAAGTAACTGAAGTTAAACAGTTTGGGGAGGATGATGATTTATCACTTCCAAAGAAAGTTGGTTCTGATTTTGACCTAGACTAGTGATAGTTAAGGGGGAATCAGAAAAGTTTCCCCCTTAATATTTTAATTTAGGTGTTATGATTTCTACTAGAATTTATGTAAGTAATATATTTGATGTTCCAAGCACTTGGATATTTGAATATTATTTAGGTTTAAAAGAAAATCTTACTGGTCAAAATGTAAAAATACTATCTGTATTTAATTCTAAGGACAAAGTTCCTTCTATGTTTATCTATACAGATAACAGTAACTCTTATAAGTTTAAAGATTTTTCCTCTGGTTTTCAGGGAGATGGTATTGAGTTGGTAAAGTTTATGTTTAACATGGCCAATAGAGATGCTGCTGCTAAGAAAGTTATTTCTGACTATGAAGAGTATTTAAAACATAATACTACAGCAGAAAGGCCGGAGATTAAGTCTCATGATAAATTTAAAGTAGTAGACCATGAAATTAGACACTGGAATAATCTAGATCAGAAGTATTGGTTGAGTTATAAGATTGGGTCTTCTATTCTGGAAAAATATAATGTTTCTCCACTTAGTTATTTTATAATGGAGAAGCGGGAAGAAGATGGTACTATAACTTCATTTAGATTCTCTAAGCCATACATGTATGGTTACTTTAGAGATGATGGTGAGTTGTTTAAGATTTATCTTCCAAAGAATCCAGATAAAAAGTTTATTAAAGTCCATAACTATACTCAAGGTATTGACCAGTTAACTTATGAGAAAAAGTATTTACTAATTGTATCTTCTCTTAAAGATCTTATGGCTTTTACAAAGCTTAACATAGGGAATATAGAGTGTATTGCTCCAGATAGTGAGAATACAATGATTGGAGAAACTACAATGAATAAGTTATTTCCAAAGTATAGCAAAATCATTGTCCTGTTTGATAATGATGAACCAGGTATAAAAGCTGCTGATAGATATAAGGACAAGTATGGAATTAATAAAATAATTCTGGATATGTCTAAAGATCTATCTGATTCAGTAAAAGACTTTGGTGTTGAAGCTGTAAGAGATAAATTATTTCCATTATTAAAACAAGCATTATGAGTTGGATATATCAAGGTAAAGAATTTACTGAAGGTGATATACCTGAAGGAGGTGTAGGGTTCATCTATATTATGACTGCTATCATAGATGGTAAGTCTGTAGCATATATTGGCAAGAAGAACTTCTTTGCTAATATTAAAAGACCTCTTGGTAAAAAAGCTTTGGCTATGTCAACAGACAAAAGACTAAAGAAATATGTAAGAGAGCTTAAACCTGATTTTATGAGATATTACAGTAGTAATAAGATCTTAAAAGATGCCCATAAAGCAGGTGTTGTGATTAACAGAGTAATTCTTAGAATATGTTACTCCCAGATGGAGTTAACATACCAAGAAGTAAAACATCAATTCAAATATGAAGTGCTTGAGAAAGAAGTGTTTCTTAATGGAAATATTTTAGGCCGCTTCTATAAAACAAAATGATATGACAGAATTAGAAATGACAAGCCTTCTCTTGAAGTTGGCTGACCTTGGTGTTACTGGTATTAAGATACATTATGATGGTGGAGGAGACTCCGGTGCCATAGAATCAATAAACTATACAGCTGAACCTTGTGAAACTCCAGAAGATGTAGATGATAAAACTGAATCATGGGGTCATGAGAATAGTCTTGCAGATTTAGATCAAGAAGCATATGCAGCAATAGAAACCTTTGCATATAAAATTCTTGATGATATAGAAGACTGGTGGAATAATGAAGGTGGTTTTGGTGATTTATGTATTTGTGTACCATCTGGTAAGTATATAATTGAGAATCATGTTAGATATTATAACACAGAGGATTATCAGCATGAAGGAAGTTTAATAGAAAAATCTGCAGACTAATGAATATAGATGAATTTAATGAATGGATTGAAGGTTTGGACCTTCAAACATTAACAGATGAGTTAAAAGAAGAAATAATAACAAGAGTAGAAGAGTTATGTGATGATGCTAGAGCAGAAGGCTTTAATAATGCTAGAGGTAATATGTTAGATTATTTAGATAGTATATAATGGCACATCCTTGGGATCACAGTAGAAGCTCTTCTAAGAAATTTGGTGGAGAACCTGAAGAGTACTTAAAGTACCATGAGTGGTTTGATGAAACTAAAAGTTGGATTGGGCACAGTAAACATAGAATGTTTAGACACCATAGTGAAGGTATATTTGAATTGGAAAGAGTCTTTGGAGTTAGTTTTGTAAACTCTGTAGGAAAAACTGTATACACAAGATATATTGGTGAACAGCATGTTAAAGAAGATTGCTTTGGATATATTCCTAGTGCAAAAGAATGGGTAAAGGCTTTAGAGTCTGGCAAACCTGAAGAATGGATGATTAAAACACTTAAAATTGAAGACTAATGGAAAATGTAAAAGAAGTTGAATTAAAAAATGAAAAAATTAGAGTTGTTTTCACAAATGAAGCAAATCCTGATGAATCAGAATTAGTAATGACACTTACTATAACAAAAGATGGAGAAAAGAAGATAACTTCATTAGAATTAGATCCTTCTCTTTTTAATAGAGAGGTATCATTTATGGGTGAGATGTATATGAAAACCATTGATGTTTTATATGCTGTAAAGAAAATATTTGATGCAGGTGAAACATATGAAGGACTACATGTATTAACTAGAGCAGAATATAAAGAGTATGTAACAAAAGTATTAGGTCACAAAATTGAAGACTGATGATTTTTAACAAAGAAGAAACAAAGAATCTGATTAATATGCTTAAGTCTTCAGATGCAGATAACCATATCATAGCATTTGAAACTCTTAAGAATGTAAAGTTTGAAGATTATGTAGGAGAGATCCTTGTAATGTACAAATATAGCAGTCATGATATTAAATATTGGGAAAAAAACTGCTTACCTATTTATAAGAAATTAGTTAAAATACTGCCTGATAAGCCTTTAACAAGTCCAGCAACTTTGAGTTTGATAACAGCAAACAAAGGTTCTAAGACTTCAATAGAGTTATTTATGGAGTATTTTGTAAGGGATATGACCAAGATGCTTGAGCAAATTGGGTACCCAACAGATAGTTTTGAGATTAACATAACACTAAAAGACAATGGATAAACAGCAAAGTCTTAGTAAAACAAGTAAAGAGCTGATGTTGAAAGAGCCCTATTATGGGTTCTTTCTTATTATGCTCAATAAGTTGTGGGATGGTAAAAGAGTTCCCACAGCTGGTGTAAGCAAGAATGGAATTAACTATCAGCTTGCAATTAATCCGGAGTTTTGGGAAAGTCTTAGTGAAGAGCACAGACTTGGATTATTGAAGCATGAGTTACTTCATATTGCTTTTGGACACCTGACTACATTTTTTAAGTTTACAAATAAAAGACTTGCAAATGTGGCTATGGATATGGAGATTAATCAGTATATTGATAAAGAATATTTACCAGAAGGTGGTATTGACATAGATAATTATACTGATATCCAACTAGATAGAAAGGCCGGTGCTAGATATTATTATGACAAACTGAATCAACTTCAGGATGAAAAGGATAAAACTGGTACCACTGGTGACTCTAATATGGATAAACTTCTAGAGGACATAGAGAATGGTAATATACCTGATCATAGCACCTGGGAAGAGTTTGAGAATCTTACAGAAGCAGAACAGAAGCTTATAGAGAAACAACTACAGAAAGTTCTTAATGATGCTAAAGAACAGACTATAAAGAAAAGGGGTACTATTCCTGGAGAGATAGAAGGGGTTATTATAATAGAAGAAATTGTTCCGCCTAAATTTGACTGGAGAGGTTTTATTAGAAGGTTTACTGGTATTAGTACAAAAGTATTTACCAAAAAGATCAGAAGAAAAGAGAACCGCAGATTTAGTGACAATCCAGGTCTGAAGATTAAGATGAGACAACATATGTTGTTGGCCATAGATACTTCAGGTTCAGTAAGTAATGATGAACTTAAAGAATTTATGAATGAGATTCATCATATTTATAAGGCTGGAGTGGATATAACTATTATACAATGTGATACTAGTATTAAATCTATTGAGCCATATAAAGGCAAGAATGAGATAAATGTAAATGGTAGAGGTGGGACTGAATTTGATCCTGTCCTTGAGTATTATAATGCAAACCTGAAAAAATATACAAGCCTAGTATATTTTACTGATGGTGAGTGCACTGCAGATGTAAAGCCAAGAGGCAATGTTCTTTGGGTCTTATCAGAAAGATCCTATATGAATGAAAGTTTACCAGGCAAAGTAATTAAGTTAGAACTATAAAAAAAAGAAAAATGAATCAAGTACAATTAAATGTAGAAGAGTTAAAAAACTTTATTAAGCACATGGTTAATAATAACCAACACATTCAGAAGGAAGGTAAAGTTCCTGTGGCAATTAATATTGAGGGTGATGCTGGTTTGGGTAAAACTTCTGCAATCATGCAATTGGGTAAAGAACTTGGTATGCAAGTAGTTAAGCTGAATTTATCTCAGCTGGAAGAATTAGGTGACTTGGTTGGGTTTCCTGTTAAAGAATTTGAAATACAAAATGCAGAAGGTAAGACTACTTGGATTAATGAATCTCAGATAACTGCAGCAACTAGCAAAGGTTATAAAGTTATAGGAAAGAGAATGTCACATGCTGCTCCTGAATGGATTCAGGGGAAAGGAGAAGGTGGATTCTTGATTCTTGATGATTATACTAGGGCAGACCATAGATTTATGCAAGCTACTATGGAGATATTAGATAGACAAGAATATGTTTCTTGGAAGCTACCAAAGAACTGGCATGTTATCTTGACTACTAATCCAGACAATGGTGATTATAATGTAACTTCTCTGGATGTAGCTCAGAAGACTAGATTTATTTCTGTTGAGTTAAAGTATGATGCTGATGTTTGGGCTAAGTGGGCAGAGAAAGCTGGCATAGATGGTAGATGTATTAACTTCATGTTGATGCATCCAGAACTGGTAAATCAAAGAGTTAATCCAAGATCTATTACTACTTTCTTCAATGCAATTAGTTCTATTGGCAAGTTTGAAGATAGCCTGCCTCTTGTGCAAATGATTGGTGAGGGTTCAGTTGGAGTAGATTTTAGTTCTATGTTTACCATGTTTATTAACAATAAGCTGGATAGAATTATTAGTCCAGAAGATATCTTGACCAAGGATGAGCAGTATGTAATGAACTCTTTAACCAATGCAGTTGGTAAAGATGATGAGTTCCGGGCTGATATATCTAGTGTAATTGCAACCAGGGTCATAAATTATTCTTTGACTTTGGCTGAGAAAGGTTCAGTAGCTAAGCCTATCATAGATAGAATTGCTAAGCTAACTACAGACTGTGAAGCTTTTACCAATGACTTGAGATATTATATGATCAAAGAGATAGTCAATGGTAATAAGGTTAAGTTTAGCCAGCTCATGATGAACCAAGACGTGGTGAAGATGGCTGTAAAATAAATCAACATAAAGGATTTTCCCCTTTAGTGAGCCATTAATTTAATTAAAACAAACATAGAGGGGGATAAGTCTCCCTCTATTAATATTAAATCTATGAAGAACTATTTATATTTTGAAATTGAAACAAATAGTAGTGATGTACAAATAAAAGTAGAACCAGTATTTGGTACTATTGATACATCTAGTTCTGGTATACCATTATCAGATGATGATTATATTCCTACCAAGGGAGATAAGTTATATTTTTTACCTGGAGTAAACATACCAAGAGTAAAATTGAAAGATTTAACCATGGAATATGGTATTAAATCTGTGAGATATATTGAAGATGCTACACATATTTTTGCATGTAGATCTACAGTACATAAAATATCTGATCATAGCTGGTATTATAGTATGCCAACAGAGCTATTTAAACAAGTATTTGAATCTGTAAAAGAATATGTTGATGAGTATTATTCAGAGAATGTAGAATCTGCATTGGAATTTTATAAAGAGGATGTAATATTTATAAGTTATAGTTCATCTAGTGAGATTAGAAACTCAAAATTATTTTATGGGGCAAGACAAATTCCAGAAGTAGTTAGCTCTTTGCAATATTCTAACTCTTTTTATAAAGTGAATGATAGCTACAAGGCCTATTTTCCACATGTTTTAAATATTAAAGTATATAATGAAAGCAAATTACTTAAACATATTAATGGACAAGATGCAGTTATTATAGATGGTGCTATGTTTGAGCAGTTATCTGATATGTTTGAGAGTTCAGATAATGATAATCATATCTTGGCCATGGAGATTATGGCAAATTCTAATTATCTAGAAAGCTTGCTGTATATTGAAATGTTATTTAAAGAGCACTATTACCAAATGAGTAACTGTCATACTAAGAACCATGTTAATTTTAAATCTTTGCTAGGCTATCTTGGTAAGAATAAAAATTATATGAGTACTAGTATTGACGAAATAGTAATGTCTTTAATAAACAAGGGTGTTCTTGATACTGATAAGCTAAATATTCTAATGGCCAATTATTCTGATGAAATTTATGATTCTGGTAGCACAACTTATTTTAAAGTAAAGACCATTACTATAAATGAAGAAGCTCTTAAGATAGTAAATACTAATTATAGTTATCAGCATCTAGAAGACTTTGTTCCAGAAGGAGCTTCTGAAGCCACCCTTTTTCAGGAGCATGAAATTATTGATGAAGATATAGAAACTGCATTACTAAGAATTGAGAGAAATGAGCTTAAGTCAGAGTTAATAGAATTAGAAGAGTCTACAGGGGTCCCTGAAGAAGAATTAAATATTAATCAAACAGAAGAGAAAAATGACACCAGTGACTTTGAGTGGTTCTGATGAATTAGAAAAATTCTATCAGAAGAAATTTTATTTTAGCTACAGTGGTTTAAACAAACTACTTTTTTCACCCGCAGCTTTTTATAACCATTATGTGCTCAACCAAAGAGAAGATAGTAAGGATGCTCACCTCATAGGAGGGAGTGTCCTGCACTGTCTATTATTTGAACCTGATACATATGATGATAAGTTTATGAGCATGCCAGGGAAGTTTCCTACAGACAGTCAAAGAAAAATTATTGATAATATTTTCCGGATACATTGCTCAGTTGGAAATAATTCTTTACTTTTGGAAGACTACTCTCAAGATATACTCACACAGCTACTTGTAGCAAATCTTTATCAAGCCCTTAAAACAGATGCTCAAAGAATAGAAAAAGTTCTCACTGAAGAGAATAAAGAGTATTTTGAATTCCTCAAGAAAAGTTTAGACAAAATAGTAGTAGATCAACCTACTTTGGATGGCTGCAAAGCACAGGTAGAGATACTAAAAAGTAATAAGGATGTAAGAGCTTTATTACAGCTAGATAAGACAGAGGAAGATGATCACATTGAAGTATATAATGAGTTGCATATTCAGATGGATCATGACAGATTGCCTTTTGGTCTTCATGGAGTTCTTGATAACATAGTTATTGATAAGCAGTCTAAAACAATTTTTATTAATGATTTAAAGACAACTGGCAAGTCTATTCAAGATTTTCCTGAAGCTGTTGAGTATTACAAATATTGGATACAAGCTGTTATCTATATTGTACTAGCTGCAGATAAATTCTTAAAAGACATGCCAGACAAACACCTTTGGAAAATGCAAGTAACTTATATTGTAATTGACAAATACAATTTAGTTTATCCTTTCCAAGTGTCAGAAGAATCTATGTCACAATGGAGAATAGATTTTAAACAAGTTCTTAAAATTGCTGAATGGCACTATAAGAACAAGAGATATGATCTACCATATGACTTAGCAGTAGGTAATACAAAATTGTAAATTTTATGGCTTTAAGTTCTGTGTATAGTAAATACTTTCAAAAGTCCAAGGTTTTTATATATCCGCTCCTTGGAATTAAAAGAGGGACAAGTGTAATTCCGGCTGAGACTTATCTTAGTTGGAATGACACATATGCTCCCGAGGATATGAAACTGGTATGTGTATATCATAGTAGAGAAGATGCAGAGTATGTACAGTTTGAGAAAAATATATTACTCAAGCATACTAGGCTGAATGACTTTGTAAGAGTAAATGATAGCACAACAGTTGTAACATTTGATTTTTCTGATTTAGGTGATGATTGGTCACACTTTCTGAATGGTAAATACAGCAAACTAAGTCTGAATTTAAAGCAACAAATTTTAAACTTCTTTGATAAGTATAGTGGCAATTATTCCTATATGCATAGTTATTTGCTTCCTGAGAAGCATTATAGTAATTATGCAGAGCTTTTAGGAGTAGATGTTGAAACTCTTATCTCAGTTGGTGAGCTCTGTAGCAAACCTGATTTAGAAAAAGAACAACTAATAATGGCTGTTGCAGACTTGGAAAATATAGAAACTAAACTAAATTTGTAAAAAAATCAACAAAATGGAAAAATCAATGATGATGGTCCAAGCCACTTGGCAGGACAAACAAACTTTTAGACTGATTCCTTTAACAGAATCATGTCCTTATGTAGAATGTATATTTGATCCTGATAGCAAAGTATTTGTTATCATATCTAAAATTAAGAAGGTAACCTTGCACATGCTTCCTAAGCTAGATGATTATGGTCAAGCTCTTTCTGGTGCCAAAGGTATCAAACAAGAAAGACACAAGCTGGAAGTATTTCAGGAGTTCTACATTGAAGATAAAGTAGCTATTAAAGATTTAGTACATGGATTTGCAGTAAATGCAGATACATTTGACTATAATGCTTTTATGGAGGCTGAAGTATCCAAATAATTAATTAATAATTATTCTAGGGTACTCACAATACCCTAGAATTTTTTATAAACTAAATGGGGGAACAGCTTAACTGAACACAAGTATTATGGGAGAATTACCATGGGGACCTTGTCAGTATTGTGAAATAGATGGTCCATTAAGAATTACCTATTTTAATTTTCCAATTAAATGCAACTGTTGTAGTCCTAATCATTCAGAAAGGATTGAGCATTGTTCAGAATGTGAAGCAATAATGCCTAATGAAACAAGAGTATGGATTGACAGTAAAAAATTACAAGATCCAATTTATGAAGGTTTATTTAAAAAGGTAAGATGAGAACACATTGGGTAATGGATTATGAGACTTTAAGCAACTGTTTTATTGCAGTGTTTGAAGATATCAGATCAGAAGATCAAGAGATCTTTGTATGCCATGAGTCTAGGAATGATATCACAAGCTTAGTATATTTCTTGCTTGGGAATAAAGACCGGGATGAATGGCATGTTAGTTTTAATGGGATTGGTTTTGATAGCCAAATCACCGAGCACATCCTAAAGAATGCAGAACAGTTAATAGAACAAGATGGTAAGACCATTGCCAAGTTCTTATATGGCAAAGCACAGGATACAATCAGAAGAAGTAATGAAGGGCAGTTCTTAGAATTTAGTCCAAGAGATTTAAGTATTAGACAAGTAGATGTTTATAAGCTTAATCACTGGGACAATAATGCTAAGAGATCTAGTTTAAAGTGGATTCAGTTTAGTATGGATTGGAAGAATATTATAGATATGCCAATTCATCATACTACTGAAGTTACTGCAGAACAAATTCCTGAGATTATAACCTATTGTATTAATGATGTTAAGTCTACTAAGGCAATTATGCATCTAAGTAAAGAGCAAATTTCACTAAGAAAATCTTTAACTGAAGAGTATAATATTGATTTATTTTCTGCTTCTGAGCCAAGAATATCTAAAGAACTATTCTTATACTTTTTGAGTAAGCAAACTGGGATCAAGAAATATGATCTTAGAAACATGAGAACTCATAGGAGTAAGATTGTGGTTAAAGATATAATCTTACCTTATATAGAATTTAAAACTGCAACCTTTCAGACTTTGTTAAAGAAATTTCAGGATATAACTATATTTCCAGAAGAAACTAAAGGTGGTTTTAAATATTCTATAAAGTATAAAGGTGTAAAGACAGATTATGGTCTTGGTGGTATTCATGGTGCCAGAACTACTAAAGTTTATAAGTCTAACCAAGATATGGTTATCATGACTTCAGATGTTGTCAGTTATTATCCTAATCTTGCAATTAGAAATAAATGGGCTCCGGCACACTTGCCAAAAGAAGAATTCTGTGCTTTGTATGAATGGTTCTTTGAAGAAAGAAAGAAAATACCTAAGAGCAATCCTAAGAATTATGTATATAAGATTATTCTAAATTCTACTTATGGTTTAAGTAATGATGAGAATAGTTTTCTATATGATCCTGAGTTTACTATGAGGATTACTATCAATGGTCAGCTAAGTCTAAGCATGCTGTATGAAATGATCTGTGAAGAAATTCCCGGAGCAGTTCCACTTATGCAGAATACTGATGGTTTAGAGACTATGATTCCAAGAGAATATATGGATAAGTATATGGAGATCTGCAAAAGATGGGAAGAAATTACCAGTCTTGAGTTAGAACACGGTACATATTCTAAGATTGTTCTTGGTGATGTAAATAATTATATTGCTGTAACAGAGGATGGTAAGTCTAAATGTAAAGGTAGATTTGAGTATGATAACTTAGCTCTTCATAAAAACAAGAGCTTCTTAATTATACCAAAAGCACTCCAGGCATATTTTGTTAAAGGAATAAGACCAGAAGACTTTATTAAAGCTAACACAAATATATTTGATTTTTGTGGTGGTGTAAAAATAAAAGGTGACTGGAAGTTTTATGAACACAAAGTAGTTGATGGAGAATATTTAAAGACTCCTCTGCAGCATACAATCAGATATTATATATCTAAAAAAGGTAGTAAGATTATTAAAACAAATCTTACTGACTCTAGAGAAATACAAGTAGAAGCCGGACCTTGGCTCCAAACAGTCTATATTGATCATGAAGAGCAAGACTTTTCTAATTATAGTATCAACTATGACTATTATCTACAAAGGATAAAGAAAGAGATAGCTTCTCTTGAACCAAATTTAAACCAATTAAGTTTATTTTAAAATGCCAAAGAAAATTCAAAACACAACAAAGGCACATATTATTAGTGTGCCTTTACCAAATCATGGTGCTACTTATACTGTAATTAGTCACCAATTTGTAATTGATTATGCTTATCAAGCCCTTGCTAATGGAGGGTTTGGTATTGTAGAAGAAGAGTACAGATGTACTGCTGATGGACAAATTGCTCAGGGAATTTATAAACTTCAGTTTAATTCTGATCCTGAGTTATCAATGATGTTTGCTTGGACAAACAGTTATAATAAACAAGTAAAGTTTAAATGTGTGGTTGGTGCTTATATAAATGATACCGGCTCAGTTATGATTTCTGGTGATATGGGTAGCTGGGTTAGAAAGCATATGGGAACTGCAGATACAGAAACAAAAGCTACAATTGATGATTATGTAACAAATGCTTACATGTATTATAACCAGTTAGTTTCTGATAAAGCAGCCATGAAAGAGATGATGCTAAACACAAGAAAACAAGCTCAGCTCTTAGGTGTATTGTTTGCAGAGTATGGAATTCTAACTACAGAACAAGCAAGTTTTATTAGAGACCAAATGAAAAAACCATCTTTTACATTTGAAAGTAATGATAGTCTTTGGGCCTTTTATAACTATGTTACTCTTGCTCTACAACAATCACATCCAAGAACCTGGATGGAAGATCAGAGAATTCTTCATCATTTTATTTCTAGTATCTATAACTTCCAGCAGTGCAGTGCACCTGCACAGATAGAAGAACCTATCAACACTGTTAGTGAAACCATAGAAGACCCATTAGCTAATAATTATGGTCAACCAGAAAACCAGACTAATATTCTAATTCAAATAGCTGAAATTGAAAATCAGCAAGAAGAAGCTTCAAGTGTTACTTTAGATGAGGTCATTCAATACACTGATCCTCAAGGTAATAGCTTTGAAGTTCCTGTTGTAGAAACATTTACTGAAATGCTTGAAGAGAAAATGGTAGAACAAGCTAAAGAAGATACTGAAGTTTTAGAAGCTTTAATATGGGAAACCAGTCCTTCATTGGAACCAACACCAGAAGATCATATGATTTTTGAAGCTGAGCAACTTCAACAAGAAGAAAATCCATTTGCTGAAGAAGATAACTTTGAATTAGAAGAAGAAGCTAACTTAGAAATTATAGACACTACACCTGTGCCACAAACAAGTCAAGGATTTAGTTTGCTTACAGAAGAAGAACAACAAGAAAGTTTTAATTGGGACTTAGATGATTTTACTGATGAACCAACTGAAGAAGGCCCAGACTTTTTTTAAAAGCTGCTTGACAAAGTAGATCAACAACAAAAAAGGGAAGATGGCAGTTGCTGTCTTCCTTTTTTTATCTTTGCAAAAAATAAAATATGAAGAAACAATTAGATGCTGTAGCAGAATTTCATAAAGCATTTGGTCAGAAAGATGGTAAGTGGCCACAGAATGTACCCAATGGTATATATAATCTAAGACATAGTCTTATGAAGGAGGAGAATGATGAGTATTTAGAAGCTTGCTATAAGAACTCTTTAGTAGAGATTGCTGATGCTTTGGGAGACCAGTTATATATTTTATGTGGTACCATACTTACACATGGTATGCAACATATTATAGAAGAAGTATTTGATAGAATACAGTCTAGTAATATGAGTAAGCTTGGAGAAGATGGTAAACCTATCTTTAGACAAGATGGTAAAATATTAAAAGGGCCCGGTTATTTCCCGCCTCAAATTAAAGATATAATTGACAATGAACAAGATGCATCCAACAGCATTTAAAAAAGCTATGCTTGAAGCATATCTAGCTGGAGCAAGCAGTATGTATTGTGGCTATTATGAAATGCCTAATAAATCACAAGCCAGAGAATGGTTTGATAATGAATATGGACCACAAGAGTCAGAAGAATGTGACTGCTGTGATGAAGAAGAATAAAATGGGGAGCCTTCGGGTTCCCCTTTTTTTTTCTTACCGGCCCTGAGCTCTATATGCCTTGCGGTAATTCTTAGATTTCTTAAGCTTAGATGTCTTTGTCTTAGCATGAATACCAGGTCTTGACACTCTACTTTTTTCAAATCTTTTTACTGTTCCTGAAGTTGCCTTTGCCATTTTCTATTTATTATTAACCACCTATTCTAGTTGCACTTTCTTGCATGTTTTCAATTAAAGTCTCTGGTCTACCACTAATTCCTGTAAATCCTATAGTTTTAAATAATCTACCCCATAACTTTAATGAACCTTTTTGTTGCCACCAGTATGGACCAGTTTCTTTTTTATATCTATCAGCTTCATCAAAAGTAATAAAGTTAAAGAAGTCCCCAAGTATTTGTGTATATAATACCAATGTATTTGAGAATGCAGCTGAAGTTGAAGTTAGCATTTTGATATAATCATCAGATCCTAGATTCATTCCAAAGATACTTGGTAATGGAATAAAGGCACCTGTCTCAGCTTCAATTCCTAATATTAAATTAAGAGCATGATTTGATAACCAACCATAGGTTTTAAATGTTGGGCTAAATAAAGGCCCAGATTTAGCTTTTAATTTTTTCCATTTTTCTTCATCATCTGGATCAAATCCAAATAGAGCACTTACAATTAAAGTAAACATTATCATTGCCAGAGCTTCAGATGCAGTTTTAATAAGCGCAGCTTTTTGATCTTTGGACATGTATTTATAATCCTGACCTTTGCTCTTTATTAATCCCCATAAAGTTTGGAAAGCACTAACATAGTAACCTTTAGTATATTTACCTAATGCCCAGTCATATCTATAGTTACCAAAGTTTTCTTTAGATGTGTCCATACCAAATCTATTCACAAGCATTGGTGTAAACCACTTTCTTAAGAACATAAACATTCTATAGAGCATTAATTTATTACCCTCTGGCTGACCAAATTCATCATAAACCCCAAAGAGTTTTCTTGATACTCCTTGTATTTGATTTTTAAATGCTTTAAACTTCTCAGATTTTGCAATTATAATCTCCTGACCATCTTCCAACTGAGTCTCTGACTTAATTTTATTTTTAGCCATCAACTCTTCTTTTGTAATATAGTATTTCTTTGCTATCTCCTCTAGTGTCTCACCTTTTATATAAGTATGGAATACTGATAAATTACTCCATGCCGGGTGTATACCTTTCTTTAATCTTGCAATTCCAGTTTCAGGATCTTTCTCCCAAGCATCAATGTATCTTATAGACTTTACTTTACCATCAGATAGCATTTGATCTACTTTTTGTCCATACATAAAAGATCCAAATAGCTTCATTGCTACTTCCATCTCACCAAACTTTCTATGCATGTACATCCACTCACCATTAACTAAGTCTTTGAATAAACTTCTTGTTACAGATCTACCAAATTCATCTTTAGTTTTAAATGCTGGGTCAAATATTTCTACTATTTGTGTGGATAATGGGCCCGGCCCAACTGCATAGATACCTTTACTAGTCCACTCTAACATAGTTTTAGTAGCCCACGGAGTTGCTAATGCAAGATCTTTTAATGTTATAAATTCACCTCCTGCAGCTTCAATAAGAGTTTGGACATACCCAGAGTATTTATTCTTTAAGTCTGAAGGAATGTTTACAGCAAGAGATCCTCTAGCTGATAATCCTTGAATAGTCTGAAGCCATTTAGAAATTCTTGGATGGTTTTCCTCCATACCAACAACTCTTTTACCATAGTATTCTCTTTCAATTAGTGACCTTAACTGTCCAAGTCTATTGTTTGTAGCTCCTTCTTTATTTACATTTTGTAGTTTGTTTCTTAGATTAAACATTCCTTTCTGGAACTTATCAAGATTTTTAGGCTTATTTGCCGGATCCTCTAATGTATCTAACAAACCTTCAACTAATGGTAAACTTTCATATAATTTACCCTGGCTTTGAATGGACATAGCATATCTAAACAAACCATTTAATACATCAGCATCAGTAATATCTAGATCTAGATTATAGATACCTGTTACAGGAATATAACTTACTCTATCTCCTTGAAGATTTGTATTTACCAAGTTATTTTTTGGATCATAGTTTAAGTCATTCTCAAAATCTACAGCTGACTTACCAACTGATTGCTTAAGCCATTCTTTAATATTTGAACCAAGCTCTTTAAATCTCTCTCCATACTTACCTTTCTGCATAACTTGGTAGATATCCATTCTTTTTATAGCATATCTAGGTAGATCTAAATATAGCTTACCATAGTTGGACATGCCTTCTTGTTGAGACAATGAATATTCTTTCATTGCTTCTAACAATTGGAATCTTGGTGAGTTCTCAGCTTTTAATTTAAGGTATTCTTTATTGATAAACCTAGCATCCTTAGCACTATTTTTATCATTTGGATTAAATGGCCTTGGTAAATAGTTTCCTTTATTATCTATATACTTACCAACATACTGAGACTTATCTTCTCCAAATGGAATTGTTCTGTACTTATTCTTTACCTGGTATCTTGAGTGTCTAATATTAGGAACACCCATAAGAGTTATTTCCTGATTAGTTTCTGTATCTATTATCTTGGTAGTCTTGATATATTTAGAGTTCCTTGGTACAGCAACAGTATTTGCTCTAGTCTTATCATATACCTCTTCATAGTCATTGAGCTTTTTATTAAAGACTTTTTTGGTAATGTGATTAAGGTTAAACCATTTTTTGAAATTCTCATCTGCATCAAGCAGCAACTGGAACTCATCTGAGTTTATAAAGTCATCTACCTCATCTTCATTCAGCTCTTTTACATTCTGCTTTGAGAGATTATAGTTTAATGCCTCCATGTAATATTCAGTAGGTATTCTAGTCTGAAGATTACTTAGTTCTTTAAATGCATCTTGAAGATCCAATGCATCCTGTGGATTTATACCAGCATTATTCTGTAGATTGATTAGATATACATATCTGGATTCTTGCTCAGGAGTCATATCATCCGGTCTCTTCTTTGCAATTTCAGCAAGTATCTCTAATTCACCAGCTTGATCCTTTGTAAGACCAGTCTTTATGTCAAAGTTAAACTTGAAGTCTATGATTTGTTGCTCTGTGTCTTTGATCATTTTTAACCTATCTTCACTTAATGCAGTGCTTATTGGCTGACCTTGTTCATCTTTATAAGCAAAAATTAACTCAGATATTTTTTTGTATGCATCCCCAACATTAAACTGAGTATTCATTACAGAATTCATCTTAGCTTGCAGTCTGATTATCTTTTCTATAGCTGCAGCTCTTTCTTCATAGAATTCTTCTGTGTTTACAATTCTTAAGTTTTGTCTTTCCCACTCTCTAATTTTTCTCTTAAATTCTCCGGATCCTTTTGTTATTCCTTGAGACTCAAGCAGTGCAACAACTTCATTATAAGATGTTTGTAAGGAGCCCTCAATTGGAACAAACTCAGAAAAATCTTTTGTAGCTTCTTTGTACTCTAGTAATACCTTTGCAATACTAAGGTCATAGATACCATTTTCTGGATCATCTACCTTTGGAGTACCATCTTCATAATATAACTCAGATAACTGTGTGTACTTTCTCCAAGCAGCTTGAATAGAAGAGTAGTTTTCTAGTCTTTCTAGTTCATTATCAAACTGATTGACTAAGTTATTATACTCATTAAGAGCCTCTCTTCTTGCTAAATATGCTAATCCACCTACTTCAGATCTATTAAATATCTCATCCTTCTCATAGTACTCTGGAACATACTCATCATACATGTAGTCTCTATTGAACTGTCTAAGTTCTGCCTGGGCTTTAGAAATAGCTTCTTGATCCTTTGATTCCTTTGCCATAGCAAGATTGTACTCTAAGATATCTTGTTGGTATCTCCAGCCATTACCAAACTCATTAAGAAAAGTTCTTACTTTCTTTTCTACTGGCTTACCGGTCTCTTTGTCAAAATACATTATTGTATCTTCTTCAGATACTAAATCTCTTACTTGAGTTGTATTTAATTTACTGAAGCCTACTCTAGGCAATAGATCTTGGAGCTTTCTTCTAAACTCCATTGAGTCTTTCCAGACTTTGTTTTCTACTTCAGTCTTCTGATCCTGTATGAACATGGCAACAGGCCCGACTATAATATCATTACTGGAGCTATAACTCTCCAACCACCGGTTAAAGAATGTAACATCTCTAGCCTCACCGCTTAAGTGCTTTCTAATTTCTTCTGGAGTTACAAAGAAATCTTTGTACTCTTTAAGAAATTTATCTAAGATATGCTTTGGAACACCTTTCTTTACTAGTTCTGCAGCATCATCATCTGTAAAACTTTGGTTTATTACTTTATTATATACCTCATTTAGTGTATCTTCCAATTGATTCTCAGGAATTGCTCCCTTTAATGCCTTACCTAAGTTTTCATTAAGCCTCTTGGTTACAAACTCATTCATGTAGCTTGTAATCTCTACTACAAACTGAACATTGTTCTTCTTATACAAGTTTCCAATTCTAGCTTGAACTCTGGTAATATTATAAGCTATCTCATTTATTGTCTGGTAGAAAGGATTGTTTACATCTACATCTACTTCTTCAGATAGAATTGCATCAATGTCTTTTATGTTTTCATACCATGCACTGGCTAAACTTTTATATAAACCTAAAAGCCCAATTACACTTCTTGAATTTAAATTAGGTAGATTCTCTATCTTTCTTAGATCCTTGAGTATATTATCTACTGTAGTATTGATAGTATCTAGTGAAGTTACTAGTGCAGTTGCCCTTGCATTGTCTTCTTTGATTCTTCTTTCCTCAGCATTAATTGCATTTTCTATAAGCTCATTAACATTTGGCTTGCTTAAATCTTCAAGATAATCTCTTAATGTTCTTTGGATTCCAGGTAAATATTCTGAGGTTCCTTTTCTAAATAAAGACTCCTTCATCATATTACCTATTACCTTGTCTGATTTAAACTTTCTTGCTGTATTTAAAAGCTCTAAGTTTCTGGTATATACTTCTTTAATAAGCTGCTCTAATGATTTTGAACTACTTACTTTAGTTAGTTCTGTAGCTCTTTCAGCAGCAGACAGCATGAACTTACCATACATGATTATATCCTCCTCAGTAACTTTTGGAGTTTCAAACTGAAAATCTTTTTCCAAAAGCATGTCTGCAAGTTCATCCAGAGTAGTATTAACATCTAGCTTAGCTACATTTACTTTATCACCAAATACATTTCTTAAGAACTGTTTTATAGCTGCAAGTATCTTCTTTATATAATTGTCAAAGCCCTCAGTTTCAACCTGTTGAGTCACTTTATTTGAAGCTTTCCTTTGAAGACTCCAAGCTAATGCTTCTTCTTTAAATAGATCACTTTCTTCTTCTAATTCAGGGTATCTCTGTTTTACTAATTCTATTATTTGCTCTCCTTCAGTTGTGCCTTTTAAAAGATTATAGAGGTTATTAAACAACTTAGGATTAGATCTTCTTATACCTTGTAATAATGGATGAGAGAATTCATGGAGAACTGTATCTATATTTATATTATCTCCAACAACATATACTGTTCCTGCAAAGTAAAAGGCCGGCTCACCATTATATGGTATCTTTCTAGCTTTTAATAGTTCTCTTGCCTCAGCTTCAGTAATATTTTGAAAACCTTGCTGCATGCTTTGAGATAGTCTTTGACCCAATACATTTCCAATCTCTTTTGATCTAGCATTATTTATAGTGCCTAAATCAATATTAACCATTGGAATACCTTGAACATCTACTAAGGCATCTGGTCTCATCATCATGATTGTACCTAAATCTCTTGTAGATTCTATACTTATTTCATTCCAAGTATTACCATACTCATCTGTAACTTGCTTAGGATTATATCCTTGTTTTTTAAGGATATTAGCTACAGTTGTTTCATAGAAGTTAAATATAGGTCTTAAAGCACCAAATCCTTCTGGTCCTTCTACTCTTTCAAGTTCTTGTTTAAGTTGGTTTATTTCTCTATTATTACTTTCAATTTGATTTTTATTTGCTTTATCAAATTGTTCTTGTGTTATTGGTTCAAATAAAGATGCATAAGCTTTTTCAACTTCAAGATCTAATTTTTTATTTTTAAGTTCTTGATTTTCTTTCTCAAGTTCTTTAATCCTATCTTGTTTCTGCTTCTTAAACTCTTCTAAAGTAGTATGTCCTTCTACTTTACTAGCTGTATTACCACTAGGAAATAATACTTTCTCATATCCTTTCTTAGCACTATCTTGTACAATAGATTTAATAAAGAATGTTACCCAGTTGTTGTTTTTGTTTAGGAGTTGTAAGAATTGATTACCTTCTTTATTAAAATTAGGTTCATTTAGTTTTCTCAATTCTTGTTCTTCTTCTTTAGTAAGATTTCTATCATAAGATATATTTTCTAATTGTAGTATTCTTACATTATCTTTTCTATCCCTGTTTAAAGTATTAACCAATAATTCAGACTCTCTACCTTTCTGAAACAAATCAGATTGGAATTCTAGTATTCTACGAGTTTTAACATCACTTACTTTTATTTTTTCAGATACATCTAAACCTAAAAAAGATAAAGCTTCTTCTTTTGTATTAAAAGTATCCAATACTCCAATTGTATTATTAATTGCAACCCATTTATCACCTCTTTTTTCTACCCTATCTTCACTTTCTTTAAAATTTACTTTAGATTTTGAAACTTGTTTTGATATAGCTTCTACCTTATCATCACTTCTAAACCAACCTATACCTTTATCTGTAGCAAACTGAGCATGTCCTTTAATACTTGGTATAATAGCAGGTGTGGCTAATTCATTTTCTATATAGTTAGTTCCTCCTGGGACTGTTAGGTTAGAATAATACTGAGTAGGTCTATCTTTAGATAAGTTTTCAAATTCTTTTTTACTTATTTGTTGACCATTTTCATCAAAATATTCTCCATCACTACCTATTGGCTTAACCTCTTTAGCAATATTAATCTCAACAGTATAACTATAAGTAGCAGTAATAGCAGCAGCTATTTCTTCTTTAGTCATACCTGGTTTTGCAACTTCTTTAAATAATTCAAGTTGTTGTGCAGATACACCTTGTTTTTGAAGATCATTCAACCAACCTTGTAACTTTGAAGACTCAAACTTATTTCTGTTTATTTTATCTAAAGCACCTACAATTTTTAATGAAAAGTCTACATCTGGAGTTTTCATAAACATAGGAGCCTCCGGTCTGTTATCCTTAATATTTTTAAGAGCCTGTAGTTCATCAAATAACCTGTCATTAGGTATAGCTCTTTTGATATCTATCTTATTATCTCTCCAATATCTTGAACCTTTTCTATCTGTTAGCTCAGATGTATTGACAGCAAATAACTGTTGGCCACCAGTATTCAACCCATACTTTTCTATAGCAACTCTTGTAAGCTTATCATTAAGCTCCTCAAATCTATTAAGATTAGTTATTGTTCTTATGTCATCAATAGCACCATTATTCTGTAAAAACCTTATTGAGTTGACTTTAACTTCACAAACCATTTTATTAGCATTTAAATGGATCTTCCTCTAGGCCTAATCTCTGTAGAATTTCTTCATCAGTTATACCTTGGGATTCACCTACAATTTCTCTTAATTCTTCATATACTGTAGAACCAGGATTCAAATATCCAAATTCTTCATATAACCTCCTACTTAAATATACAAATAATTCTTGAGGCATCTTACCTGGATTACCAAAACCTGTCTCAGGGAAAGCTATTTTAATACCAGAATCAGACAATTCTTTAAGTGCTTGTATCCTTCTCTCAAATAAATCTATAAGATCTTTGAATACTGCTGGATTGGTTAGTGAATGGCTATCATCTGGCTTATTCAAACTGGTTGGAATATTTATACTCATGTCTGGAGCAAATCTATTGAAAGAACTTTGTCCCGGGAATGATTTTAAGAACTTCTCTTTAAGCTCCAAGAAAGTAACATTGTATGCAAATACTACATCTTTATTCTTATCACTTAGTTCTTCATAGAATAAGTTATCCTTATCAGTTGTGTTATAAGTCAAGATATTAGGATTTCTTGTTTCCTTCAAGCCAAATCTTTGGAATATTACCGGCTCATCGGTTATACTTTCATCAGTAGGTGTAGTTTCTTTAGACTTTCTTTTTGCAGTAGTTGCAGTTAATCCAGCTACCTTATCTAGATTACCATAGTCAAGAGTAGATAAATAGTCTTTGAATCTATTTTTATCCTGGTTATAAACATTGTTTTCTCTCATGAAGATGCTAAAGAAGTTATCCAAGATTGCATTTCCATTTTTGTCCAATGCTTTTTGGAATAACTCTGACTCTTTCTCAACAATATCTAAGAAGTCACTATAGTTTACTATGCTAGTAAAGCTTAGTTTAGATTTATTAAGACCTGTCTGCATGAATGCGAATAGAGATAACTTAGAGAACATCTCACTGATCCTTGCATTTTCTTCTGGATCTGATACTTTTTTAACATTGACATTGGAAAGATCCATTAAATTCTTAGTGTATTCAGTAGCCTTTTCATTGTTCAAGTCTTTATCTGCCAGGTAGATATTAAAGGTACTGTCATCCTGGTTTGTATCCAGTTTTAGTACACTCAACACTCTATACTTAGATGCAAGCTCTCTATTGTTTATTAAGAAGTCAGAATACTTAACAGCCAAGGCTGATTCTTTCTTCTTAAACATGTAGTGTAAATTGAATGTATTCTCTAGAGCTTTTTCTGCTATATACTTCTCATATGTAAACCTTGCAACTTTTTCATTTGCTAAATCTGGATTTACTTGTTTTACAGCTTTCATCTGAGATTTAAAATACTTAGTTTCAGATACTTCAGAAATTGGTTCTATAGATCTTATGTATTCTCTTTCTGCTACAAATCTTAAGTACTGGTTAAAGTTCAAGTCCTTATTCTTCATAAAGGCTGCTAACTCTAGTGGATATAATCCTCTATCAGTATATGAATTCTCAGCATCAGAATTTTTAGCCCAAGCTTTGTCTATGAATTCTTTTCTTAACTGTTTCTCATCAACATATAATGTCTTTGTTCCATCAGTTTCTTCTTTAACAAAAGCTCCTCTTTTTAACTCAGCAGCATACTTAACTGGAACTTCCATCTTAAGATTATAAGACATGTAAGAATCTCCAAGTTTGTATCTTCTTAATGCATTCTGGAAGATGAAGCTTACTATATCATTTCTGAATGTATTGATAAAAGTATCCACTCTATTTTCTCCAAATGTAGATTCAGATGCTTCTTTTAAAGTTTGACCTTTTACAATTAAGTAATCACTTATTGCTTTGTGATATCTTAGTTTGAATAATGGTCTACTCACTGCTAGAGCTAAGTCTCCATTAAAAAATGATTTTAATACTGAGTCATTCATTAATGTTCCCAAAAGCTCCGGTGCAATTCTGTTATCATACATTAAGTTATCTATGTTTGACTCAGTTCTTTCTACATCAGACAAAGTAGATTTAGTACTTGTATCTGGGTTAGTATTCATCTTTAACTGAGTAAGACCACCTATTTGGTTTTCTATCTGAAGATAATGCAAGAACATTGCTTTTGACATGTCCATTTGTTTATCTGTAGCTGTTCCTGTTTTATAATCAGCTATCAGTTTTCTCATTTCATTTTCAGTGAAATATTTTTTATCCTCATCTCTGCCCTCAAGAACTTTCTCAGATAACTCTTTACCTAATAGGTATCTATCATAGTTTTTAGAGAACTTACCAAGCTCATCAGCTTTAAAATATTTAGTAATAACCTCAGAGGCTGCTTGATATTTTGCAAAATTTGGTGAGTCTGGTTTCTTTCCTAACACATCTGCATATGTAGACTTAGCCATTCTTTGCTCATTTACATAGTCTCTTACTAATGGATTTGATACAAAGTAAATAGCTTCTTTAACTGGTACACCAGCTTTGATCAGATATAATAAGCTTGGAGCCACTTCATAGTTACCCTGGATAAAGAAGATCCATGCATCTTTCTCAACATCCACCCAGCCATTCATCATCTGTGAGATAACATCAGCTATTTTGTTTTTGTTATCTACATCAAATCTACTAGAGATAGAGATTACTTCTCTTCCATTAGGATCTGTGTCTTTGTTATGTCTTAAAAATAATAAAGATTCTCTTGGCTGTTCAGCTGTACCATATACAGAAGGCATATATGCACCGGCAGCATTCATGATTACATTAAATGTGTTCTCAATAGCTCCTAGTCCTAATGTCTTCTTACCTACTATATTAGACTCATGCTTGTAGACATTATATAATGCTTCCAGTACTCTTGTTGGGCTGATTACTTTTTTCTTACCATCAGCACTAATGTTACTTTCCTCAGAGCTCATGTTTTCAAATGGATCATAGTCCATTACATCCTGTGCTAAGTCTTCAGCAATAGATTTTAATAAGAAGGTACCATTTGGTGTAATAAGTGATGAGTAGTTCTGTGGTAGCTCAAGTATCTTTCTGATATCTTCTATTAGCTCATTCTCTAAACCTGCTTTTTGTTCAGAGAACATTTGTGATACTGATTCCCCAGACTCTCTTAGTTCTTTAATTCTTTCTTTAACCCAGGCATTATCATCAAGTATTTTTCCTTTGATCTTTCCTTCTGAGTTTAAGTTAGTCATGAAGATTGTTAACTTATCAATATCAAAGTCACCCCCTGACTTAGCAACTATTTCTGCTGGTGGAATAATAATGTTACCTGCTTGTGGTGGTAAGAACTCAAATACTTCCATGAATTCCATAGAGTTAAGACCCTGAACTGGTATCCTAACACCCACCATAGTAATTGCTTTTCTGTTAGCTCCATTATCTGCATCTAACCAAGCATCATCTTTTATTTTCTCATTTAATCTAGCCAGAGATTTGTTCATATCTAAAACACCCTCTTCATTAAACATACCAATGGTTTCTCCATTAGCATATTCTAGATTAAATAAACTGTAATAATCTCCTTGCATTGCAACCATTACTTTCATAGCAGCAGTTAAACCATTTGCTTTTCTGTAATAAGTTGGTAATAAGTTAGTTGCATTCCACTTCTTTCTTTGCTCATCTGTTGCTCCTTTTAAATTAGCAGGAGTTCTGAATGTATTTTCATAAAAACCAGAAGATACTTGAACTAGTGGCTCACCTTTTACTTTTTGCTTAATAATTCTTTTATTAATCATTGAAAGCAAAAGCTTTTCAATTTTACCAGAGTCTGGATGCAAAGATAAGTCATGTACCAAGTCTCCAGTAGTATCATATACATCTATGAATTCTATTAAATCATCACTTAGCAAGTCTTCTCTTTCTAAGTTCTCTCTAATTATATTCACAAGTTACCCATGCTGTTCTTATCTCTAGGAGTATACTCTCCCGGAGTAGTTTCATCATAGCCTATTTCTTCTAAGAACTCTAGCTTTAACAAGTCTGTATACTCAGAAACATCATTAAGATATTTATTTACTATTGGAGATGTTATCTTATCTTCCTCTGTTGTATCAATCACACCTTTCTCATACAAACCTTCAAGAATTAACTTTCTCATCTGAGTAGAGAAGATAGATTTTTTCTTAAAGCTTGAATTTACTTCTGTCTGATTCTTAAGATACTCAGCAAAAACTACATTGTTAGTAAACTGCACATCTTTATTAAAGGTACCATCAGGATTTAGTATTTGATCTCCTGATCCAATATGCCCAACTTTAGAACCAGACTCAAATAAAGCATAGTCTATTTTCTGAGCCATCATCTGTTGATGCAAATCATAAAGTGGAGTACCTTCCTTAGCAACACCAGGTATAATTGGAGCAAGTGAGAACTTATGGAATGAAGTTACTGGAAGACCAGTAGTTTGAATATTACCATAATACTGCAGCTTATAAGGTGGAAAATACTCTACTACATCTTCTATAGCAATATTTTCTCCAAGTGATACTTGCCTGTATAATTTTTCTTGTGGATCAGTCCAGTTACCCTCAAGTTTCTTAAGCATTCTATATGTCTCAAAAGTTATGTGACCTTGACCATCTGCAATCTTCATTGACTTATACTCTTTCATTGCAGTATCTGCCAACTTCTTAGCCTCTTCTTTATTACCTAGTCTTTTAGTATATACATCTACAAGTTCTTTATGATACTCATCATACATTTTTGATGGTAACTCTATCTCTTTAATTATAGCAGTATGTAAAGTACCATCATACTTTCTTGTAGCATAACCCATTCTATCTGCATAATATCTCTTGAATAGAGTAGGATTATTTACAAAAGTCTGGGCTCTTAAATCTGCACGGAATCCTCTACCACCTGAGCCTAAACCAGCATTTCTTTTATGGAACTCTTCTTTTTCATGATTGTATTGTGCAAAGTCACCATAGGCAATTATTGCAGTCTCAAACTTATGTATCCAAGAGTTGTAACTATATGCTTTAACAAGTATATTGTCTACTTGATCTAAAGTAAGATCTATATATTGAACATCAGCTTTATTTACTAATGATGCATCTACATATCTTGCTTTATTTAATCTATCTTGGTTTTTTTGTGTTTGCTTATCAAAATAATTTCTAACATCTTTCTCTACTCTGGCTCTTAAATCTAAATCTTGATCTAGAACATCCATCATATTGAAGTCTGCTTGTTTATTCTTAACAGCATTATCTATAATTGTATATAGTTCTTTCTGTATGTTTAAAGATAAGACATCATCAAATGCAGTAAATGCTTGACCGGCCATAACTATTCTGCCATCCTTTCTTCTTACCTCTCTATTATAACCTGCAAACTGTGCAAACTTCTTTATATCAGAACTAAATCTAAAGATTCTGTTAGCCTCACCAGATAAATATCCGGATATGATATCAAAGGCTTTGGATTCCCCAAAACTACCAGGTCTAAATGCCTCAACATCAACATATAACTTATCTGAGTTTTTACCTTGATAAGTTTCTATTTTAGTTGCTGAAGTTAATCCCATTGCAGTGTTCTTAGAAGCATGCCTCATGAACTCCTCTATACCATTTAACAATAAAGTATTAAACTCTTGTAGGAATTTACTTGTAGCATCCATTGATGCTGTAGAAACTCCAGTAGTTTCATCATAGCTTTTACCAACTAACTGTGTACCTGCTACATTATTTAATACAAGATTTGCATCTGGTTTCTTTTTACCGTAGTTTTTTGATAATGGATCAAGATAGAATACAGTATTTAATAACTTAGAGAAGTTAGAGAATGTATTATTATTCTCAGACAACCATCTCATGTGTTTAAAAATACCATTTGGATCAGCCTCATCAGATGTAAGCTCTTCCCAGTTTTCAGCTTTTCTAAGTGATGTTACAACTCTAGTGATTGTATTATCTAAGAAATGCTCCCATACTCTGTTTCTTTCTGGACTCAATACACTAAAGTTAGAATATGAATCAGAATACATGTTTTGTAATTCAGCCAAGACTCTTATCCTAGTTTTCATTTCTTCAGTCTCTGACTTATCTATCCTTAAATCATAGGATAACCCATTAAGTAAAAATGTTAATGGTGTTCTTCTGAATTCATCTATTGCTCCTTGATCTGTAGCTTTATTTACTTGCTTTAGAACACTTAAAATTCTATTGATACCAAATCTATTAGAGAAAAGTTGACTCCTACTATTTACAATAGCCATAATTGCTGGGCTACTTGTATCAAGATTAATTCCTAATGCTTTTAATAACTCAATAGACTCTGCACTGTTAAGTAACTCTTTATTACCAAACTTTTTAGGATCTAGTAACTTATCAATGTCAAGCATGTTTCTGTTATAACCATCCTCAACTATATAAGGGTTAACAGAAGTATCAGCTGTAATAAAATTAGAAGACCAGTCACTGATAACTTTATATACATCAAAGTTTGCCTTTGAAAGCCTAGCTTCATATGTACCAGCTCTCTTTCCTTCAGTATTCTTTGTAAGATTTAACTGTATATATGGTATCCTTGGCTTTTTAAGATCCTGCCAAAACTTAGTTTCAGTATCAAACTCTGTGTTAGTTACATAACTTCCTGGAGAAAGAACATATGGATTTGGCAATAAACTTTGCAATTGATAAAACTCAGGATAGTTATTTGAACTTTCAACTATTCTCTTATACATTTCAGTTTCATCAAATGAACCAGCAAGAACTTTTGCAAGTCTATTCCAAATAGTATCTGGATCTTCTAACTCAGGAATACCAAACTCATCAGTTATTTCTTCTATTTCCCCATCTGCTGTTCTCTGTACTTTAAATATACTAGACAACAACATCATGGTTTCTTCACTTGCAATATCTTTAGAAGCTACTGTATTACCACCATCTTGCTTAAATATTTGACTGTTATCTAAATCAGTTGGATCTTCAGTTAAATCAGCATAGGCTTGTTTAATTGCAGAAAACTTAGACTTCTTCATGTGATATGCAACCACACCAGTCTTTTGTTTTCCTTCTAATGAAAGATCTACATCTCCAAAGTTTTCTACAAGCTTTGTAAAATATAGCATCTTGTTTTCTAGATCCTGCTGTAAGAATAGATCTGGATTTTCAGATTCCTCATTTTCAAAGAAAGCTTTTTCATATGCTTCAGTATAAGCTATTCTAATATTCTCTAGTCTATCTCTAACTGATCTATAAAGCAATGATCTATTCTGTGGATTAGCTAAAATTCTTACTGCTCCGGCAGTTGTATTGTTATCTCTGTTATAGTTTTGAAACTCAATTCCAATTAAACTATCTATAACTCTTACAGCTTTAGTACTCTCTTCTAATGTAAACTCAAGATAATGCTTTGCCTGAGCTTTAAGAGGCTGAATAGTTTTAGATCTATTCAACTTTGTAAACATTAAATTGTTTACACTTGGACTAAACTGTTGGAATACTTCAGGATTCTTATCTGATTTATATAACAAGTCAAAATATTCTCTTACAGAAGCAATATCTCTTGGTCTTGTCATATCTTGTCTGGTAATTCTACCATAAAGCTTTCTAAGTAACTTACCTATTGCTTCAAATATTTTTCCTAATAAGCCCGGGAATTTTTTATTGAACTTCATAAATGATCTGAAGTCTTCAGCAATATCCTCCTCTATATCAAAGAACTCTGCATTAGACCACTTAGGATATGTTCTAAGTTCATTATATAAATCAGTCTTTTGTTCTGGAGTAAGGACAAGCTGAGAGAACCCGTGCCATGCCTCATGGTAAAGATCTATTGGAGTACCACCATCAGCCTCATATAATGTAATACCATTTTCTGTAAATGTGGCAAATGCATCTGAATTAACTATCTCTGTTATTCTTTCAAGTGGTAATAATACTTTACCATTTACTTTTATCTGAGATAGACCTGAGTTATTCCACCAGTTATCTGCTTTTTTAAGATCAGCTTTAGATGTAAACACTCTATCAAGAAAACTCTGTCTAACTTTTTCTCTCTTATACAATGTTCTTGAAGGCATGCTAAGAACACTTTGTAGATTTAAGATTTTTTTGTCAACCTCAACTTTCTCTTCTTTTGTTGTTTTTACTGGTGCCGGCTCAACAATCTCAGGAGCTTTTGTTTTATCTCTGTTATTAATCATATCCACTAATACATGAACATGAGTCTTAACAGTTTTTCTAGGATTATAATAAATAAAATTAGCAGTATCTAAGGCTCCAGAATTAATCTGATCAAGTATCCACTTTCTTCTTTCTTTCTGAATATTCTTAAACTTCTTACCAGTAAGCCAGTCTTCATAGTTTTGTACTGCTTCTTCTAGAGTATCAACTGCTTTTACTTTATTTAACTTGTCTTCTTTTATATCCCAAGGATTTCCAAAGTGTTCCTGAAAAGGAACTACTGGCTCAAGACCTAATGCTGGTCTTAGACCCCAAGTTCCCTTCTTATCATTATGAGCAGCTTTGGCATCTGAGTATTTATTGTAATATGTAAACTGAGCTCCTACTGTTGCTGGAGCTTGAGTTACTTTTTTAGTTTCTGTTTCTGTTTTTTTAGGCTGCGGAATTCCTGGTTGGTAATTTACTTCTCCGGCAGGAACTATATTCTGAGGAATAGAATAAGTTAAATATGCATTTAAACCATTCTTAAGTTTATCATCCTCAGTACTATAAATTATTTTAATGTAAGGCTTAATAGTATCAAAGTGATTTTTCTTTACTTCTTTAATTGTATCACCAGATATTTCATAATCTGTAAACTCACCTCCGTGGTATTTTTTATTATACTGAATATTTGCAGGATATAATCTGCCTTCCTCTGTTGTACTTGGAACAGCAGCAAGTAAGTGGTTGATTATCTTTTGCTTAGCCTCTTCTGTATAAAGTTCTTCTTGAGGTATTTCTTCACCATTTATATTAACAGCTAGTACTAATCTCCGATTTCTATATGTGGCTTTTGCAGTTATTCTATCTCTATTTAATCCACCATATTTCTTTGATGTGGTATTATTAATGAAGATTTCAAAAAAGTTCTGCCTTTCTTCAGGTGTTAACTCCTCACCTTTTAACTTAGCAGTTGTAGTTAATACTGTAGCAATTTTTTCAGCAAGAGTTCTATCCATGTCCCCTCTTTGCATAAAAATATTTTGATCAATTTGTACTCCTGCTTTTTTTGTAGTAATAGTAAAGAAGTTTTGACCATTAAACTCACCAGGAGTACTGATTAACTGATAGTTAGCAATATCTTCTTCTGTTAATCCAGACTCTAAAAATGAAATTACTTTAATGTTTTCTGTACTAATTCCAAAGGTACCACCATTAATTGGTAATACAACTGGAGTACCTTCATCACTCATTATATACTGCCTAAGTCTATATAACTGGTTAAGCTCATTGGTTTGTTTATCAGCAATTCTTTTAACTATTTGCTTTTCATCTTCTTCAGTTACCTCTACACCATTATCTCTCATTCTTTGGGCTTCTCTTTTTGCCAAAGTTTCTGCAGGAACAAGAGTAATATTTTTTTCAGATTCACTTGATAGATAAAGCTTGCCACCAATTAGGTTTACCCTTCTAAGATACTGGTATACAATTCTACCATTGTCTGGATTGTCTGTTATGTCACCATCATTGGTAAAATAAATATAGTCTCCATTAGTATCTGTTATTGCTGCAATGATACCTCTTTGGGCATCTGGTTTTTCTAGATACTTTTTATCTGCTGCTGTAATACTATCTTCAGGAAATTCAGAATCTTTAACAGCTGTTAATGCTAGAGATCTTCCTTGATATATAATTTCATCAGATTCAGAAGTTCTAGCTCTTGATAAAGCTACTATGCCTTTAATAACATCATAGAATAGATTTTTTTCAGGATCTTTTACATTCTTTTCTGCTTCAGTTGCTGTTGCTGGATTTACAGCATAAGCTTGTTGACCTACAGTTGCTAATGGATATGCAACTTTATAACCATTGTTTTCATTATATGACCACTGGATATTAGCCGGCAAAGGTTCAGCAGGAGGTTTATTATATGAAGCTTTATTAGCTTGTTTAATCTCTTCATCTATTTCCTCTCTAGTCTTTTGTGGTACAGCAACAAACTTTATAACTTCATCTATGTTCTCAAACTCAATAGATCTTTTAGAAATTAGATCTTGGCTTATTTCATTTTTAACAAAGTATTCTCTTACATTTTTTCTTGTAGCAATTACCTGCAACATGATTTCAGGAGTAGCTTGTGCTACTTCTAAAGCAAACTTAGGATCATTTACCTCTGCAATCTCATTATGTAATTGTTTAATATATTCTTCAGGATTAAATTTAGTTTTTATCTCACCATTAATTCTCCCTAAAATATCTTCATAGATGTCACTATAAAGTGCAAGAATATCTACTTTATCTAATAAACAAGCCATTTTTTTAAATATTACAATTTTTATTCTTCAACTGATTTCTAAAACTTCCTTTTGTTTGAGCTTCCTCTACAGATTTAGCTGCAGCATTTAATGCATCTATATCTTCTAGAGTATTATTAACTGTTTCAGTATTTAATTTGAAATCTTCAACATCATCTAGTGTAAGTTCTACTTCTTTTTCCATTTCTATACCTTCTACCGGAGCTTTCTTAAAATTTTCCACAAGTTCACTATTATTGTACCACTGGCCTTTACCAGTTTTTAGGTTGGTTATATAGACCTTATTTCCTCTAAACGAAGATACTAAGAAAGTGCTACCTGCCAAAGCTTCACCTATATCTTTTTTAGATAATACCGGCTCATCAACAACAATGTTTTCTATGTCCATTACTGTTGCAATTTCTGTCATTCTTTGGTCAAAGGCTTCTTTTGCAGCATTAAGATCTACAGTACCTGGGTTCTTAGCTTCTTGGATAATAGCTCTATCATAAATTTCTTTAAGCTTAACCGGATCTTTTGTTTTCTGAATTTCTTCAACAACTGGAGATGTAGGTTTAGTTTCTTCTAAAGAAATTTCTCCAATAAGCTCATCACCTTTAGTCTTGATGTTTCTTACTTTTTCTCTGAGTTTACTAAGTTCCTCATCTGTTGCTTGTCTAGAAACTGCTTCTGTTTTTCCTCCGACAGGGACTTGAACCTCAGATACACTAGGCCTGTTCGGTAATTCTTTCCTTGTTGGTCCAAAGAGTTCTTTGAGTTCTTTTGGTTGCTGTTTGCTGATTTGTCCATTTTTAGTTAGTTTAATTAACTGAAGATCATTTAATAGACCCTCTATAGCATTTATCTGATTAAATATATCTGTTACTACTTCATTGTTGTTATACATTATTGATGCTAACTCTTCAAGTTTAGCTAATGCATCCTCCGCCCAAATGGATATTTTATATAGATCCTGGTTGGATACTTTTGATACACCTTGTTCAAATAGCTTGTCTAAAGCAGCCGGATACTGGTATCCTAAGATATCATCCATTGCTTTATTTGCTGCATCTGATGCAGAAGATAAACTTGCTATTTCTTTTAACTCTCTCTTTTCATCACTAGCTTTCTTTTGCTGATGTCCTTTTTGGAAACTATTTGGAAGTCTGTTAAGTGCAAAAATTAAATTGTTTGCATTACCACCTGAAACAGTTCTCTGGGCATTAGATTCAAAAAGATCTAGTCTTTTTCTGTTAAGCTGATTAATCTTAGAAAGTTCTGTACTTATCTCTTTAGACAATACACTTTTTTCTTCAGTTGTGGCTTGAGAAAACTTAGCTCTTAAACTTTGTATTCTATCTGAAATAGCTTTTGTTTCAGCTTCTATGTCTGCAATAGCTTTATCATTAACTCCATAGGATAATGAAACTATGTTACCTTGGGCATTTCTATTTACTGTGTATTTAACACCATTTATTGTTGCTGTTTTTTCTGATGGATCATCAAACTTAGCATCATATTGCTCTTTATTTATTACAGTTACTTGAGCTACTTCAGTTATATTATTAATTGGAAATATTCCTGCCTGAGATAGTAATAGTTTACCATCTTTTACTGGCATCAGATCTCTAGTTAACTCAATGATTTGTTTAGTTTGAGCTTGTTTATCTAACTCAGTTTGTACTTCAGCAATTGTATTTTTAAGTTCTGCGGCTTGTGTAGGATTACCAAACTCACCTAACTCTACTTCTAAACTAGCTTTCAATCCTTCAAGTACTAGACTTAATTCAGTTACTTTACTAGATTGATCTAGCTCTACACCAAATACCCCATCATCTAAAAGAATTAATTTACCAAGTCTGCCATTATACACAATCGGCTTGTTTAAGTTTTCTTCTAGTGAAACTTTTGATGGATCAGATAGTGGGATTGTTTTTTTAGATTCGGTAACTCCTTTTTCTAAAGCAGCTAGTTCTGCATCAATACCTGATTTCCATTTTTGATAATCTTGTTTATCTGCTATATCAGGTACACCATAGTATGTTCTTATACTTCTTACTTGTTCTGTGGTTAATCCTAATTCTTTAGCAATCGGACTTGCTGTAACTCCTTCATAAGCTTTTTCAATTACTTGTAGTCTGATATCTTCATCTATAGCTTCTACAGTTTTAGCAATTGCTTTTTGTGCAAACTCAGGAGCTTTACTTAAATCTTCCTTTCTTAATAAGACACTTTTTCTTTTTGTTTCTATATCTTCAGTAGATGCTACTGTTGTAGGTGTAGGAGCTGCCTCAACTGGTGCAATTTTAGTTACTCCAGCTGCCTCTACTTCTGGAAGATATTCTAATTCAAGAGTATCCTCACCTTCAGGTGTAAGTTCTGTTAATCCAAGCTCTAGTATCTTACCATCAAGATCAGTTGTTATACCAATAGGTAATAAACTTATTCTTTGGACATCTATTCCAGTCATGTTATAGAATAGATTTTTGTATATAGATTGCTGAGCCCGGAAGTATGTTTGCTTATCTGATTTTGCACCAGTTCCATAGGCTTCCCAGTTTTTAAATCTACCAGTTTTGATATCTATAATTGAGACATTACCATCTTTGTCAATGGCTAATAAGTCTAACTCACCTGTGATACCATTGTCTTTATAATTTCTATCAAATACTTTAACATTCTCAGATAAGATAGTATATTGACCATCAATAATACCTTGTCTAAGTTTAGTTACAATACCTGTTGCAGGATGAAATAAAGTATTGAATGCCTCTTCTGTCATTACATTTGGATCCCAAGTAATTTGTTTAAATCCAGTTACAGCATCAGGAGTTAAGAAATCTCTAATTAAATTATCTACATTATCTCCAGCAATTGTTGACTCATCATAAGCCAATCTTTGTACTGTATTAACTAGATTCTCCTCTGTAAAATTATTTTCAAGAGAAGTTCTAAGTAACTTTAGTTTTCTCTTAGATCTAAATGCAGGATAATTTTTCTTTTCAAATGCAGTCATGAAGAAGTTAAGTCTCTCTTCATCCTTTATATCTTGGCTATTTAATGCTATTCTAAAGTCTTTTTGAATAGTCTCATCCTCCAATCTATTATAAAGAAAAGGATCTTTACCTGTTATTTCAAGATCAACTTGTTCTGCAACTTTTGTAGCCCTAGTAGGTAGATTTGATATAACTTCAGTTGTCTGAGTTGGAGCAGTTCCTAAAGCAGCTAGTTCTGCATCATATTTAGCATTGATTTTATCAGCTGCATTAGGTTTTTTATTACCAGCTTCTCTTGATTTTTTAATAGCTTCTCTTGCTTGTTCAACACTTTCAAAAATTAAAGTATTAACTTTTGCGGCTTGAACCATTACCCCATCTTTTTTAATTAGTGGTTTAATAGTTCTTGATACAGGTGATGGCAAGTCATCTACATGAACTTCTTCTCCTCTTTTTTCTAATGAATTTATTTTTGATTCTATTGCATTAGCTTGTTCTTCTGTAAGGACATCTTTTTCACTATTATAAAAATCTACACTTTCTACTATTGTATTCTCTCCGTATCTAACTATATTGTAATCTACTATTTCATATCCTTCTTTTTTTAATTTTGCCTTAGCTTCTGATAATTGTTGTTCTTGTTCTTTTGAAAGCCTTGCTCCTTGATTTTTATTTTGTTCAATATTTACTATAGCATTAGCAACTTGTTCTGGTTTGGTTGCTTCTGATAAAGTATTGAAACCTTTTGTTAATTGCTTTTGACCGAGTTCAGTTAATTCTTCTTGTCTTCTTCTTTCTATATCAGCTTTAGCATCTGTAGTAGCAGTTGTTGCAGAGATAGGAGCACCTGTTGTAATTACTGGTGTATCAGCAAATCTTCTACCTATTTTTCTACCAGACTCATCAAATACATCAACTACTTGGTCTTGTACATTTATTACATTCTTAACTATATTGTCTACTACTTCTTCAGCAATAGATTGAGGCCTATATGTTTTTGTTCTGGCATCAATATAACCTTCTAATGCAGCTAAGTCAGCTTTAATATTTTCAATATCTTCTGGAGTTAACTGTACTAGTTCATTTTTCTTATTAGTATATTCTCCGTCTTCTAAAGTCTTAGCAATCTTTTCATAGTATTCAGATAATGCAGTTCCACTAGTTTGAGCAGTAATTTTTGCAGGCTTTTCACCTTTTGGCGCAAACTTTAATACTGGTGGCTCAGCTAATTTCTTAGCTCTTTCTGCAACTTCTGCTTTTTTATCTGTATTATATTTTCTAATAACAGCTGCCTGAGACTCAATCCATCTAGATCTAATACTTTGGTATTGATTTGGATCTACTTCAGCTAGTGTTGGAGATATTTCAATAAACTCTAAGTGCTCAGCAAATAATGGATCTAATATGTCTTTAAGATCTTGAGGCATTTGCTCATACGGAGTTTCTACTGTTATCTCAGTTACTGCATCTGGATTTATACCTTGCTTTCTAAAGTCATTCTTTAGATTCTGTATTAGACCATCATACTTATCATTGATAGCTTTAAGCTCTTCTTGGAATACTGCATATGATTTTGTAGTAACCGGATCAATTAACTCAGGAGCAGCTTGGCCTAATTGAGCATCTATCTCAGCTATAGCATCTTCTAGTAATGGTTTTAGTATAACTGAATAGAATGCAGCGGTAGCTCTATCTTGCTGTGGAATTGATTGATCATATTTAGCTAAAGCTTTTTGTGCTTCTGCAAGTCTATCAGGATTAGCAATTACCGCTTCTTCAGCCTGTTGGTAAAGCTCATCAGTTATATATCCAAGTTCTTGTGCCGCAGCATAAACTCCTTGAACTTCAATTATATCTGATGAGTTAAGTTGTTTGATAGATTTTTCAAGTAGTTTTTTTCTATCTTGTAACTGAACTTTTTCTGATTCTAAAACAGTTTCCTGATTAGCAAGCTCTTGTTTCTTCTCACCATACTCTTTTTCATCATAACCTATCTCTTTCTTAAGAGCAGTATTATATCTAGATTTAGCTTGGTCTAGTTTTTCAACTCTCTCATCCTCTATCTCATTGATTCTGCTATCTACTATTTCCTTATCAGTCATCTTACTAGATGGAAGATTATCCTCTAGTGTAGCAGCATCATCAAAGATTTTTATATACTCATCATATAAGATACTGCCCTCATTGATGATCATGCCTTTAGGAGCATCTATAAAATAAGAAGGAAGATTATCATGGTTTTCTACCCAATTAGCAAATTCTTCTAAGTCAACATAAATACCTTGAGCTGCAAGAGTATTTAATATCTCATTTCTTTGGATGTTAGTAAGCTCAGAGTTTACTATGTCTTTATAATACTGCTCTTTTCTATTATATAACTTCTTCATCCACTCAAAGTTTCTTTCTATGTGCTCATAGAAACCTTTTGGATCATTAAGTAAGTTAATATACTGTATTAAACCTGCATTTCCTTTTCTAATAATGTGTGTATCTACTAGTGCATCAAACATGCTATCATAGCCACCCTTTTTCATTATCTCATCCTCTAACTGAATTTGTTTTTCAGGAGTACCTACATAGGCTCTTAATAATTCAGCAAAAGCATCTTTATACTCTAAGAATGGATTAGTTTGATTATCCTCATACTCTTGGATTAACTCATCAATAACTTTCATTTCTGCTGAGTCTGGAGTAAGAGATGAATCTTCTGCAAGAAGTTCTGCTTTTCTTTGCTTTATTATTTCATTATTTACAAAAGCATTTACTAAACCATCTTGAGTTTTTTGAAAGTTGGTCATTGCAGTTAAAAGACTTTTCTTTCTTGCAACTTGTTCTACTGCAGTTGGATCTGTATAAGTTTCTGCTGCTTCAATTTCTGTCTGAAGCATTTGAATCTCTCTATTTAATTTACCTGGTTCTACAAGATTAGCTACATTAGTAAATCCTACTTCCTGTAAAGATTTAAGATTACCTAAGTCTTGATATAAATTATTTAATCTACCCAAGTTATCATCAAATGCGCTTTGCATATAAACTAGGTTAGTTAATCCAGCTTCATACGCTTCATTATATAACTGGCCCATTTTATATTCTTCTGTGCCTGGCTCTAAGTCACTAAGATTTCTAAGATACTTCATCTTTTTCTTAGCCTCATTATATCTATTTGCTATAATCTTAGCTCCATTAATAGCTTTATCTATACTTTGTAAAGCTTTTTCTCCTTGACCCTCTTCTAGATTCCAAGCTTCTTCAATATCTTTTGGACTTGCTTGTTTGTATCCTGCAAAATTATTTAAGAACAAATCAAAAGTTCCTGTTCTAAGTGCTGTTGTTACAGCTGAAGTAAATGCAGTAAACTCATCATCCTTTATTTCATTCTTAGTTCTAGTATCCTCATCATCTATTTTTTTACCTATTAGGACTTGATTTACATAGTTGCCTAATCTTGGATCAAAAAAATATTTACCGTTTTTATGCATAGTGTTTAAAGCATCTACAGCTTCATTGGCACTATCTCCTACATTTTTAAGATATTCATCATAGTTATCTCTATACTTATAGTATTTATTATAACCTATGCTCATATATTTAGCAATTGTAGAAGGTGTTTGTAGGATACTACCCATTGCAAAACCAGATAAAAAAGTTTCAAAACCTTGCGCACTCATCTGTTTAGCAAAACCTCCTCTAAGAGTTCCCATTGCATACTGGAAATTTTTTGCAGCTGGATCATAATATGTATTAGTATAATACTCTTCTGTTGCAGTTGCTAATGCATCTTGTGATACTTCTTGGAAACCTTCAACAAGATTTTTCTTAAAGTAATTTAATGCTACTCTACCATATATCTTCGGTTTAACAAATGCTTTAACAGCATTACCCAAACTTACTCTTTCTGCTGAATACACAGCTTCTGCAACATCTTTAGCTGGAGTATATACTAACTGATACTCTTTACCTACATTACCTATTACAGTACCAAATCCTGTCTTAGGCAGTCCTTTTAAGAACTTGGCTTGTGTAATTGATGGAAATGCAATTTTATTACTATAGAATACAAGCAAACTATTTGATATTGTATTTGTTAGATTAGCTTGTTTTGCTATATCATGAAACTCTTGTTGCTTTGCATCATCAGGTGGCTCACCATACACATTATAGTGGTCATTATATAATTTCTCATATACTCTATTCTCAGCCATACCTCCCTCAAGTCTCCCTTCAGAAAGAGCCATGTTTAAGTTTTTAGCATCATGCCATAATGCTCCTGCAGTTTTTGCAGTTCTTGCTAATGCAGTTAGGTCATCTGGATTTTTGAACACATAGTTCATTGCTGCATTCTTAGTATTCTCTAATGGATTAAAAAAGTTACCCATAGATTTACTTGCATTGACAAATAAATTTTTTGCTTCTGCTAATTTTGCTGCTCTATTAAGATTAACAGCCATCTTACCAAATGAAAATGTCATTTTAGCTAATGCGCTTGGAAGTCTCCATAAGCTTTTTAAAAACCCAGCGGCACCTCCAATTGCAGCACCTGGAATTGCAGTAACACCACCTTCTGCTGCACCTACAGCTGCTCCAACCAATGCACCTTCAACAGCACCTTCAGCTAAAATACCAACACTGTATGCTGCTGATTGTACAAGATTAGTAGTAAATCCGGCAAAACCACCTTTTGTAGAATAACCTATTGCAGATAACTCATCATAACTAGCAGCACCAAGTGAATCACCTGTTATATCTCCACCATTACCAAAGAAACTTGCATAACTTTTTATAGGATCCATAAATCCTTGAGTAAGTAATGGTAAAGCAGAATGAGTCATCATTCTTTTAAAGTCATCCCACCCTGTTGTATTTGCATTAAACCAAGTTTCATTATCTATTAATGGATGAAAACCTACTTTATCAAATGTTTCTTGACCATATGCTTTATATCTTGCCTTAAATGCACCATTTTTACCAGCATCATAAGCATATATTTTAGAATAATTATTTTTATCCTCTAATAAATTAAGATCTGCTTTAAGCTTTTGAGCTATAAGCATACCTTTATCTTGACCTTGTTTTGCTACTTGTGAAGCAGAATTTACAGGAAAGTTAGGAGCAGAACCAGATGTCCCATCTTTAATTGCATATGTAGGATTAGAAATATTGTTACCTCCAGGTAATGAATGAGCATCAAATAAAGCTGGTGTACCAATAGGTTTATAAGCTTCCATCTCAATCTTTGCAGGATCAATGAAAGAATTAAAATTTGACATTTGTCCTACCGGATCTGTTGTATTTTCTTCTGCCATTATTATTCTAATTAAAAATTAAATCCTGCTTGTCTTGGAGTAAAACCTAAATTCTCTTCAGCTTTTTTCATTGCCTCAAAATTATTTGACTTATGAAAGCTTCTGTACATTTCTAAGTTAGCATTGTACATATTTTCAACAGCTCCAAAAGCAAGTTGATAAACTTGGTCTACATTATTACCTCTTTTTAAATTTTGTGGATCCATAGGAATATCAATCACAGAACCATCACTTTGTAAGCTTCTTAGTTTATATGCTATTCTATAATCAACATTTGGTAAATTTACTTTTTCCATAACAAACCCGCCTGAGTTATTTACATCATTGTATTCTATTTTACCCTTAGCATTTATTATTTGTTCTGTTGGAGTTGGCACATTCCCTAAGAATAAATCATTAGTCCATTCTGTTCTTGGTGCAGTAAATGTTAAACCATTTTCATATATCTTTTGAATTGCTTTATTTACAACATCTGTTTCTGAAGTGTAAGATTCAGTTTCTGGATCATATACAGATTTAACTTTATCTTTTAAGAACTCCATAGTAGGATAAATAGTCATTGCCCCAAGCTTTCTATTTTCCATAGCAACTTGAGATTGCTCAACTCTAAATGGAGCAACTTTGCTACCTGGCTTAAATCCATTATATAATTCACTTAAGAGTGATTTAGCAAAATCAGAATCTAAATTTCTTGCAGTAATGGTGCTACCTTCATCAGATACTTTATACTGGGAAAAATCTTGATTCCAGTTGATCCTCATTATGTCATTATAGGTTCCAATAAAAGCCTTAGATCCCATTGAAGCTGGTATAGCTGGATTAACATTATAGAATGATTTATCTGCAAATAAAGCTGCTTTACCTCCTGCACTTGCTGTTACAGGAACTACAGATTTTAAACCTATATTTGGATCAAGACTAGTAGTTACATTCATATAACTATTATTTAATGATTCAAGTAATCCTGTATATGCAGCTGATCCAGGAACCCTTGGATATATTTTAATTTTTTCTTTTGGTTGATATCTTGATTTTGCTGTTGTTGTAGCATGTTTTTCAAGATATTCAGTACCATAGTCTTTATCTCCAAATAATTCTTTGGCTGTATAGTTTTGTTTTAATAATTCTTCAAATTCTTCAACATTAGATAAATATTTTGCATTGCCGCCAGTAGGATCATAATCTATACTTTCTAAAACTCTTACATATAAATCAGCTACTTCTTTTGCTTTTTTAGTGCCTCCAGCTGCCTTAGTTAAGGCTTCTTTAATTTTATTTTTATTTTCTATTTCTACTTGTTCATAAGAGTCACATAATCCAACCCACTGTTTAGCACTAGAATAGTTTTGGTTATAATACCCTTCTGCCATTGGATGTCCTGAATTCTTTTTCATCCACTCATCCATACCATCCATTACACCTGTAAGTTTAGCTTGAATAACTTTTCTACCAGCATCTTTATCTGATAACCAAGTTTGATAGTATTTTTTAAATTGTTCAATTGAGTTTGCTGATTTTTCATCAACTCTCACTGAAAAATATTTATCCCCTACTTTTTCAACCTTACCTTTATAGTTTTTACTTGCTTGAAGTTCTTCAGCTGTTTGTTTTGATATAGGTGTTCTTTGTACTATCTGATTTCCTGATAAAGTTCTTGTACCATTTTTAGTACCACCATTCATTATAGCCCAAGCCTCCTCTTCTGTAATTCCCCCTTGCTCAACAAGATTAGCCATTTTAATAAACCAGTCATCTATATAATTTCCAGTAAGTTTATTTTCAGCCTGTCTTGTTGCTTCTCTATTATTCTGATCAATTTTAATTTCTGGACCAGCTTGTCCTGAGCTACCTGGAGTTTGATTTTGAACATTCCACTGCTCATTTAATTTAAGTGGGCCTATTACAACTTCATTAGTTGCTGGATCTACATAACTATCATAATAATACTGACCACTTTCTACAAGTGCTTTCTTTGCATCAGCTTGTTCTTTAAGTTTACCTTGATAAGCAATCTGCTGCATTTTTTGTGAATGAGTCAGATTAAGTCTTGCTACAGCATTTGAGTGCTGTAAACCTTCAAGACCTACCGGGTTTACTTTAATATCCTGAACAAAATCTTTATATGCATAGATATCAGCAGCTGCTAAAACATCTTGTTGAGCTGCAAAATTAGCTACTCCAGCATCTACTTTTAATCTAGCAAGTTCAATATTATTAAGATCTAGTGTTGGTGTTAGACCATTAGTAGTTGAAACTGTAGAAGATGAAGTACCATTAATTTTATCATTTAACTTTTTACTTTCTTCTTCTGCAACAGAATTAACTTTAAATGCTTGATCTAACATTTCAAAGTAAGACTTTTGCTTAAAGTTTACATTACCTTCAGTAACTGCATTTTGAACCGCAGTTATTTTGCTTTCAGTAGCTTTAGTATCTTCAGAATTTTTCTTGTATTGCTCTGCTGAATAGTTACTTAACCAGTTATACTTTTCTTGTAAGTATTCTTTTTCTGCAGCAAGCTTATCTCCATTAAACTTTTGATCAGCATTTTGATAGATATAATCTTTTCTATCTACATAAGCTTGGGTTTGATATATTTTCTGAAGATTTGGATCTGTTGCATATGTGCTTATAAATAACTTTTGTAAAGCCGGCATTATAAGATTTCCATTCTTTTGTCTTACAAAATATAAACCAGAGGAATCTGGTTTTGTTATATCTGCACTGATACCTAGATCCTTTGCAACCTTTAAATATTTCTCTAATGCATTATCATATGGAGTATATGTTGGACTTGCCATATTCAATGCCTCATCAGCTGCAGCATCTTTAAACTCTTCTCTTCTATACTGAAGTTCTTTTACACCAGTATCCCAATATTTTTTACTTTGCTTTTCATCAGATGAGTTCTTTAATCCTATGGCACTGTTATAAGTATTATTAAAATTCTTAGTCCAGGCCATATCTTTCATAAGATACTTATCTTCATAGAATGGTCTAAATACTTGAGTTGCTTGATCTACATTCTGTTGTAAAGATAAATCTAGACCACTAACTCTTTTTAAGTTAAAGTCTATTTGCTTTAAAAGATTATCTTTCTTTTCTATATTATCAGTTCTTGTAAGATCAGCATTGTACAATTGAGCATAAAGATTATTTATTGCCTTATAATTTGTATCATACTGAGTCTGCTTAGCCTGTAATAAATTTGCATAGAAATTTAGATTGGGCTGGAAAGGCTGATAATCTGGTATGTAGTCTGTGACACCTTGTAAATACGTTGCCATAATATGTTTTTATCTATATTGTAAAACTATTAAAATTTTATAAGTTTATTAAACCTACAAAGTTTATAAGAGGAATGGAGTAATAATATCTGCATACACAAACCCTGGTACTGAACCTCCTTTTTGTCCTTGAGGTGTTTGTGGATACATGTTGCTTACTGCATTTACTCTTTCCTGATATTCTGAGCCTGTGCCTGATGCTAATGCTCCTGCTGAAGCTGCTGCATTTTTAGCACATGCTTCTAACTCATCATTGGTAGCTCCGGCACCAAGCTCTTGCTTACACTGCTCTCTTATAGAGAAATAACCAGCACCTGATGAAGCTTCTGGTTTATAAGCTTGATCTGCACCTGTAAATGCCATTTGACCACCAACTGATGGATCAACCGCATAGTTAGGATACATTTGGTTAAGAGCATCTGTTTGCCATCTATTAGTAATAGCATTAGTATAGTAATTTCTAAGTTGGTTCTTCATTGCCATTTTAGAGTTATCATACTGTTGATTTGCTATTGTATTTTGATCATATAGTTTAGAAGCAGCAGCCTGTCTTAACATAGACTCTTGGTTTCTTGTATTAACTATATTTGTTTCAAATTGATTAGCCAGGTTAACATTAGCATTGTTATATCTTGATAGGATATCCGCAGCATTTTTAGCAGCCGTTCCTTGAACAGAAGATGCTCTTGCAGATAAAGCTTGTGGTCCTGCAAATTGTGCTAATGCTTGAGTAGCAATATTTGATTGCTCAGCATTTGCAGCTAGTTCTCTTGTAGGATCTAAGAATGTAGGTCTTGGGGTTTCTAAGTCTACTCCTGGAGCCCACGGCATATATTTCTTAATGCTCATTAAATCTCCAAAAGCACCGGCAGTTTTAATGGTATCTTGTAACCACCAAGGAGCTGGTTGCTCTACATCATATGGTACATCTTCTTGACAAGGATTACATTCACCAGTATTTGGATTTACTCCAGTATCTATTGTAGCACCATCAGATTGTTCACAAGGACACTTATCTTGTACTACTGCTTTTTGATCACACGGACAATTACCCTCTGCATCTTTAGCTTGATAACCTGCAGCATTAGGATCATCACATTGACACTTAGCAGCATCAATTGGCTCATAACTATATTTATCTACACCTGCTAATCCTAAGTGACCTAATGTAGTATTACCATAGTATGATTGTTCAGGAGCTCTAAAGTCATCAATAGGAGATACCTGAACACCTTTATTATTAAACAATCCACCCATACTGACTTCATCACCTACCCCAGCTTGAACATTCTCAGGTACAAAGTTTCTTAACTCAAATTGTGTATCTGCATCATATGATGATAAGTTTTGGATCATTTTAGAATACCCATGGAAGGTAGCTTGTTGAAGAGCTCTATCTTTACCAGATGGATCAAGAGGAACTCCAATTTTAGTTGCTACTTCATTTACTGAAAGGTCAACTACTTTTCCACTTCCATCTTTTAATTTACCACCATAAGTATTACGCATGTATTCTTTTACTTGCTTAGCTTCATCAAGTGTTTTAATAGGCTCACCTGTTTGTGGATTTAAAGCACCAAGTTTTAAAATATCTTCAGCAGGAGCAAGACCTTGACCACTATCATTAAATAATCTAGGATCAATTGCTTTTGCTTGGAACATCAAGTTTCTTTTCTGGTGATTAAGATATTGTTGTTTTATTTCTTCTTTAGTTGGTAAAGCATAACCCCTTTCTTCCCAAGTTTGACCTTGGTAACCTTTTTTACTTAAATAAGATTTCTTATCCTTTAATGCATTTGTAGTTTCTTCATATAATTTATTAAGAACTTCTTCATCATTTAATTGCTCTTCTAATAAAGCATATTGTGCTGCAGCAGCTTTAGCTTGTGAAGTATTACCCCATTGATTCATATCAAGTTTACCAGTTTCTGTAGGAGCTGCACGTTCATATTTTAAAGTTGACTTTTTACCATTATCTACTACAATAATCTGTTTACCTGGATTGTTTTTTCTAGCATCAAATAAAGCTCTATTTTTTGCAGCTTCATCCATACCAGTTACATCAACTTCAAAACCATCTTGAGCTTTTGGCAAGTAACCGCCTCTTGCAAACATAGGTCCGCTTCCTTGCATTCTTCTGCCTCTTCCTTGATAGTTTTGAGACATACCAGATCCCATTGGCATACCATATTCAGCAAAAGGCATATCATAACCTCCCATTGTCATACCATATGCTGCCATTGGTCCACCAAATCTCATCATACCTTCTTGTGGGATTCCTTGCTGTTGCATCATTGCATCTTGCTCTGACATTGGTGCTGCAACTGGTTGACCCTGGTTTAACTCTTGAGCTTGTTGCATTTGATCTTCTGATTGCTCTGTCTCAACTGCATTTGCTTCTTGAGAAGTGCTTTTAGCTTTCAAACTATCTACAGTATTAGAAACTTCTCTTGGAATAAAATCTTCAATTGTTAACCCATGAGCTTCCATATAAGGTTGAGCAACAACTGGAACTCCTTGAGGGAATCCTTTTGAAGCTTCTTGTGCTAAGGCTAATGCACCAAGTTTCATAGTATAATTCTTGATCATTAACTCTGCAGTTTTTCTATCTAATACATCAGAGTTTGGATCCTGTAGAATTTTTCTATACTTCTCTACATCATATTGCTTAGCTAATTGTGCTGGTGTATATGAACCAGCTCCTTTACCAAACATCTTTAAGATCTCTGGCTTCTTAACTCTCATAGATCTTGTATCACTGAAGATAAAAGTATCATCTGGTAAGTTTAATGGAACACCTCCACTAGAGTGTCTTGGGCCTTTGATAATCTTATGCTCAGCCATTCCATCTCCATTGATATCTCCATAAACAGTTTCACCTCCTTCTGCCTCAAGATTTGCTTCTTCTCTAGGAACACCAGTAATATATTTACTTAATGCTAATTGTGGTTTTCCAATATAGGCATTATAGTCTTTACCACCCATTGCTGGAACATCATTTACTAATGCTCCCTGAACTTGGTATCCTGTTCTGGCTTGTGGTGCCTTTTTTATTCTAACTTTTCTATACATATTGTAAGTTATAAGTATTCTATTTCACCTCCATTTGCTATGAAGTCTGCTATTTCTTCATCTGTCATGTACACTTCATCATCTTGTGTAAATCCACCGGTCTGCATAAAGCCACCTCTTTGTCCATATGATGAGAAACTACTTCTATTCTGTCCCATCTCAGGTTGTCTAAACTGACCAACTTGTGAACCATAATCAACCCAGTCTCCTCTAAATTGTGGTGTCTGTGATGAGTATATGTTTTCAACTGCTGTTGTATCTTTCATCAGTTGATTTTCAAGTTTTTTATTTCTTATCTCATCAACTTTACCAAGTACACCTCTGACACCAGCATTGAATACATTTAATCCAGCTTCTGGATCAATGTTATACATGTTCTTATTCTTATACTCTACACCAACAAGTTCTGATTGTTGATCTAAATTAGATACCGGATCTAAATTATTTTTTGTTAGTTTTCCATCTTTAGTATAAGCATAGTCTTGACCAGTAAGAGGATTAGTACCAGTTGCTTGGAATGCATTAGTATTCATTTGATCTTGAGCTCCACTTTGGAAAGTCTTTACAGCTGATGAAGCTTGATTAGATGCCACTACTTCTCCCGCAAAGTTTTTACATACTCCAGATGCTGGATCTTTAAAGTATCCCGGAGGGCATGCAGGCTGAGTATTAAATGGATTATCATCTGTACTACTATTTAGTATAGATCCACCTGGAAAAAACTTTTCTTTTTCTTCAGCCCTTGCTGCTCTTCTATCATTTCTTTCACCTTTTCTATATCCTCTTTTAATAGCTCCTTTAGTTGGAGCAGACAACTCTTTCCAAGTTTCTTCTTCTACACCATACTTATCTGCTGGAGCTTGTCTTTCCCCTCTTTGTTGGTTAATAGACTCCATTAAGTTTACACTATTTGGATTATACATCTGTAGATCACCTGTTGAGCTTTTATATAATGTAGATCCTGATACTCCTGGGGTTTGATAATAGTCAACCCATTTCTTTGGTCTTCCACTTAACAACCCAGTTTTAGTTACTTGTCTTGCAACAGGAGTTAAGCCAGACATGCTACCGCCATATGGAGTATTGCTACCTACCATATATGGTAATGTCATTTGTTTTGCCCAAGATCCAGCATATCCTGCAATTGGATTCCAAGGAGCTAATGTTCTAAATAAACCACCTGAAGTTGTTCTATATCTAGGTATATAATTTAATTGGGCTTTTCTTACTGATGGGCTATCTACAGCTTCATCTGTAGTTTCATCTCCAGTTTCATTTAAAGTAATTAGTTCTTCAGGTAAAGGTCTTGTTGTAAGTTCATATGGATCTTCTCCTGTATTATATATTTTAGTTGGTTGATTATATAACCAATCTGTATAATATTGCCATCCTGGGCCACCACCATTTTGTGCCATTGGTAGATCTTGGTCATCATATGGCATCATAACATCATCACCTCCATATATAAATTTATATAATGGATCTTTCTGACTTACAAAGCCACCCATTTCTGAGCTAGCACCACCATATTGTTTTTGTTGCATTTTTAATAATGGCACTGTAGTCCAGATATCATTTGGCCCATCTTCTCCTGGAGTTCCTGTAACATTTAACCAATCAGAGTATGCATCATCATTCCAAAAACTATCATAATCTGTATTACCATAAGCTTTCTGATTTGCTTGCTGATACTTTAACCATTGATCAGCATAATCATCAAGATTAGTAATTTCACCTATTGGTACACCAGATAAGTCTAACCATCTTTCATCATTTTTAATAGCATTTACTACATCATCTTTAGTTACTTTAGATAAATCTAATTTTACTGGGTATCCATGTTCATTTAATTGAGTAAAATCTAAATTATTATCACTTGCATATTTTGAAAGTACTCTTGGTATTTCAGTAAATAATGCAGAATCATACTGTTGTGGCTCTGTTTTTGAATAACATACTCCACTTGGATAACAGAACTCTTCATTTGTAGAGCCCATTGCTCCAGTGTAAACATTATTAGCTGCAACTGGTTCTGTAGCAGGTACTTCTGCATTTTGAGTAACTGGATCATATTGAATTAATGGCTCAGGAGTTTTTGTACCTGGCATAACATCAAATGGATTTTCATCAGCATTATAAACTCTTAGTTGCTCTGCAGTAGATGATTCTTTTGGATTATTCTTTAGAATCTGTGACTCTTTAGTATTAGATGGTTCACTAGGATCAGCTTGAGAGTTTACTTCTTTAGCTACTTCTCTTACTACATCTCCAGTAGGTTTCATATTAGAAACCATTTGACCTGTATAGTCAATGATATATTGCTTAG